GACAGTAGTAGATGTAGTAGGGGCTTTCGAATTAGTAGGGTCAACGGAACAAGAAGACGAAGGTTGTAATTGTGGTTGTGGAGCTTTAGACGTAAGTACAGTAGACCTATATGGAGACCTAACTTTTTCTATCGGTACTCTCTGGAATTCTGCAAATTTAGGAGCTGATTCTCCTTTATATACAGGTAATATTGTAGCTTATGGAGAAATTATAGATAAAAATCTTGATAAATATGGTATTTCTAATTGGGAATTTGCTATAAATGATTCTACTACAGAAGTACCTAATGGGACTTATAGATTTTCAGACAAGATTTCTACAAAGAGTATGTGGGATGAAGTTGAAAATTATAAACATCAAAAAGTAAAAGCCCTTAAAGAATATCCTAAAAATGATTGGAATTATAATTTAACTGATGGAGAAATTATAGATAAAAATCTTGATAAATATGGTATTTCTAATTGGGAATTTGCTATAAATGATTCTACTACAGAAGTTTAGAAGAACCTACTGAATTAGATTGGTTAGAATTAGCTGCTAATATAGATCATATTGAGGATAAAGAAACTTATAAAATAGTTTATTTTAAAAATACTTTTGAAGTATTAATTTTTACTCCTGGGCACATAGAAAATGGTGAAGAAAAATCAGATTATTATTATTGGACTAAAGATTTAGTTTCTAGTCAATTATTAAATACTTATAGAGAAGCTAAATATGCAGATATTTCTTTATTAGATCCAGAAATAGAAATATTACCTTCTATAGATTTAGTTCAGGGACTCCAATTAAGATATGTTAAAAAACCTAATAAATAAAATTATGACATAGTTCGTTTATGATAAAATAAAAAGTGGTACTACAGATCCTATTATAATGGATTCTAATGCTGTAGGTGCTCCGCAAGTAATAGCTACTATGGATATTGGTGGAATTAAAAAAGGAGATACTTTTACAAGTATTTAGGAATTACTTTCTACATTAATTACTCCATATAAAGCACCTACATGGTCACAAAGTTTGAATCCTGGAAAAGTAGAAAAAGGTATAAATACTAATATTACTGCTAGAGTTAATTTTACTACACAATCTAATCCTGTAACTGAAATAGTAATTGACGGAACTAACTTTCCAATTACTACTGAATCAGGATATAAAGAAAAACTTATTACTATTGAAAAAGATACTGCTTCAAAAACAGTTAATTTTAGTATTAAAGATAATACAGGTAATGTACTTACAGAATCATTACCAGTAACTATAGAGGGCAAATTTAAACTAATATTTAGTACTAAATCTTCTTTAACTGCTACTGAAATTCATGATATGGATAATGATAGTGATTGTGTAGTTAGAGAATTTTTTGCAGCTAAATCCCACACTGTAACAAATACTATTGCAGGAGCCTATACATACTTTATAGTGCCATCTAAATATACTATAAATTCTATTAAAGATTCTATGGGAACTGCTGTTAATTATTCTCAAATTAATACTTTAAATGTATATCAGCATGATTCTTCTTTAACAGAATCTTATAGAATATATAGAACTGCTGGTACATCTTCTCCAGGATAGATAATTTATAAAATTAATCAGTAATAATTATGCCAACCATAAATAAAAATAAATAGATTTCAGGAGGTTCATTGTACTCTACCGATTCAGACCATATATTAACAACAGCAGATCAAATTTATGATGAATAGAAAGGCTGCTATGTTAGTGAATATGATTTTAGTGGTAATGTAAAGTCAGTTAATGGTGAGTTTCCTGATTCCAATGGAAATGTTGAATCTGAAATTCATTATTATTTTTAGCCTCAATCAGGTAGTAATGCAATAATTTGTAAAAAAGGAAAAAATTGGCAAACTCTAAACCAATCAGAACTACAAGCATTATTTACAGTATATACTAATACAGATGTAGATAAATTTAAAAAATACAAATTTTATTATAGATAGAATTGTCCTCAAATCGGACGTCATAATCTAAATAGTATTATACATTTTATTTTTTTAGAAACAGAGGATTATTCATCTAATAGGGCTAAATATATAGATGTTACTTTAACTTCGGAAGGGGTGCTTGATTATTGTGAAATTAATACTCCTTATATTAAAAATTTACAAATTATTAATAATAATTTAGTAGTAACAACTAACACAACGACTGAGAATATACCTTTGCCTGAAGGAGGAAAAATAGATAATATAAGTTTTGATGGATCTAATTTAGATATTACTAATAAAGTAGTTACTCTTCCTGAAATAACTTTAACTGCTTGGAATATAGATAATGATAATCCTACAACTATTAAAATTGTAGGAAAAACTAATTAATAAGAAGAGGATTTTCCTCTTCTTTTTATTTAAATTAATATGTTAGAAAATTATAGACACTTAAAATATAATAATTCAGAAATAAGAATGTTAGTAGGTAAGGATACTAATAATAATGATATTATTTTCTGGCATGGTTCAGATTCTATTAAAGGACCTTTACTAATTTCTGCAGATAATCAAAATACCTTTCAAACATATTGTAATGTAGAATATACTTCTTCAAGTATTAAATATGAATTTTTTATTAAAGATAAAAATGACAATATTTTAAGTACTACAAAACAAACTATTACTAATTTATTAAATAAAGTAACTATTAATACTACTAATGAATAGTATACAATAAATAATACAAGTGATTTTAATTATACTCCAAGTGAACCTTTAGCTTTAGATTTAGGTAAAGATACAACTGCTCCTAGAATTTTTTCTAGTTCTATTAATTTACCAACTTATAGTGGTTGTACTTTTTTAACTATTCCATCTAAAATTTATGGAGAAACACTTGTAGGACAAACTGGACTACATATTAATGGTTTGTTAACTCAGAAAGAATCCTTTTCAGATATTTGTATGGCTTCTTTTTCTAATAATAATGCTTTATATACAATTTGTACTGCTGAAAAACCTGCTATTATAGTATATGAACCAAAATATAAATATGCAGTTAATATAAATGCTGCTAAAAATTCTGAGGTAATAGGAACTTATAAATACACAGAAAATGGGGTAGAAAAAGAAGGAAATCTTTATGATGCCGATTTAAATGGTATAAAAAATAATAATCATAATAGTGCTACTCTTATTTATAATGAAGCTGGAATTCAATTATTAAATAATACAGATTTACAATGGAAAATAGGTATAGGTTGTGGATTTTTAATTGCTGGAGATGATGAAGAAATTACATGCTCTAAAATCCAAAAATAGTCTATTTATCATTTAACTTCAAATAAATATAATGTAGGTTCAGTTGATAATCAACTAGCAGGAGGATTATTTAAAGTAAATAATGACGGATCTTTAACTATTTATACTAAAGCTACAGAAACTAAAGCAGCAGGAACTTTACCTGATGGGAATGTTATAGCTTTAATTTAGATAGGTAAAAATCCTGATAATTTTTTCAAGCAAGGCTATAGATTAAAAACTAATACTAATCCAGTTATAGGTAATAACTTTTGGCATTTTCATGTAGGAGGTAAATCCTTAGCTTTATCTACTTATCAATATGCTTTTCCTACTTAGTATTCTACTTCATGGAATACATCTGACGGAGTTAGTGTAGAACCTTGGTCAGTTTAGAGTATTGTTCATACTGAACAAGGTAATTTTTTAGATTTTAAACCTATTGAAGGAGAATGGTATGCTTTATATGTAGATACTAATGCTGCACATAAAACTGCTACAGATATTACTTGTGATTTAATTAAAATTCGTTTAGCCACTCCTTTCGAAAAACAAAAATGGTTAAATACTGAAGAAACTGTTATTCAAACTAATGGAGATGTTAGAGTAGAAAATAATGAAATTAAATGTGATTTTAAAATTACTTTAGAAGATACTAATTAGACAGAATCAATAACTTTAACTTTACCTCAAGCTAAAGAATTAAATACTGATATTAAAGTTTTTGAAGAATTTTATCAAAATATAAAAAATGAAAAGGAATCTTTTAAATATTATCCTTATAATAAAAAATATATATTAAAAATAGATTCTAATAATCCTTCTCCAGAAATATTTGATTCAGGAAATCCAATTGATAAAGTATATTATAGTGGATGCACTTTTAATGTATATAATGATATTATAAAAATGCCTAATTATTATTCTGGAATAAATAGTTTAAATATTATAGGTTTAACTTATACTGATTCAGATGATCAAGATAAATCTTTAGGTTAGGGTGTTGTTGCTGAAGGTGATGGAAATAATTTTGTAAAATATCCTTCTGGTAATACAGTTTTACCTATTATTAATTGGAATCCACAGTCTTTTTATCGTTGGCAAACAACAGAACCTTCATCTGGAAAATATATTGTAAAATCTGGACCAAATGATACAAAAATTTATTATATAGAAGATCCAAATTTAACTATTAAAAATAGAAATATGGGCTCATCTTATAGTTAGTGTCAATGTTTTGAATTTGTAGGTCCTGATGCAGAACCTACTGGAAATTCAGGTTATCATTGGGAAGATACTCATAAAATATCTGCTATTAATACAGGTAGAATATTAAATACAAGTATTTTACATGGACCTGATATAGGACGTTTTATAGGATATTTTAAATTTGATTCAAATTTAAATTAGGATTTATTTACTGATAAAGATCCAGTAACATAGAAATATATATTTAAACCAACAACAGGTTATTTTGTACATTGGCACACTTATATTAATACAGGTAATGATTTTGGAAGTGCTTCTGCAGGAGCAAACATTGGAGCAATATTATTGCCTAAATTAAGAGATGATGCTTATGCTTTATGTAAACATGTAAATGATCCAACATTATATAATGCAAATGTAGGTATTTTGTCTAAAATTTATAAATATACTAAAATAGGAGATACTTATAACTATAGCCTCACAACACCTTAGGTACATAAAGATGCTGATGAAGTAGCACCTTATATTACAGACGGAGTTGATTTTTATTTTCCTGAATTTGAAAAATGGTATGGTTTAATTATAGATCCTTCGTAGTCTGCTACATAGTATAAACAATCTACTTATAAAGGAAGGGATAAACATATCTATTTATGTGAAATAACAGATGATAATGGAGAAGTAAAAGAAGAACATAAACCTTATCTTTTTTCTAATTAGGTGGAAAGATATTGTAAAAAAGAAGTTAATTCTTTTTTATTTTCTATTACAATTAAGGATACAGATACTAAAACTTGTTCTATACCAATTAACGATATAGAAACCTACTTTGAAGTTAAAAAAGAGGATAATATAATTACAGAAATTATTTCTTTTAAAGAAGAACAAAAAAATAATTTAATTAATACTTACCCTGAAGCTTTATTTAAACCTACGAATGACTTATGTTTAAATATAGAAAAAACTGCAAATAATAAAACTATTTATAACATAAATAATCCTATTTGTATTCCAGAAATGAGCGGATGTAGATTTGTAAATGTAATTTAATATATAAATAATAGTGTAAATAATATGAACAAAGAAACACTTACAGTTAAAACTGTAAAATTAATACCTAATAGTCCAGGGCAACCATCAGGAACTTCTATAGAAGAATTGGCTAAACAAACAATTTAGGGTAAATTTGATAATGGGGCAGCTCGTAAAGCAGCTTTAGGAGATAATTATGCAGCAGTTTAGGCTTTAATTAATAAACAATTAGCTGGTAAAAGAATAACTCCTAAAGTAAATCAAGATTGGGATTTGGGAACACTACCTGAAGGAGTTATTACTCCAGAGGTTGTTAAAGAATCTCCTATTATAGCTCAAGAAACACCTACCGTGGTAGCTGAGGATCCTTATCAAATTAGTGCTGAACCTTATCAAGAAAAACAAATTTTAACTAATGGGCTTTTAGATAATGGACAACTTAGTATACATCCATCTTCTCAAAAAGAAATAGAAACTGTTTATTTAAATAATGATTTTTATCCTGTAATTAATTCTTCTGATTATTCTTCTTTAGAAATTCCTGATAATATTCAAGAAACTCCAGTAGAATTAAATATTCCAAAAGAAACAAGAGTGCCTAAAAAAGTATTTACTAAAGACGATATGGCAAAACTTTTAGCTAATTATATAATTTTAGTATATAATTAACATTTATTAACTTTCATAATTCTATTTCATATAGTAGACTTGAGTATGGAAATGCTACATGAAATTGAGGAAAAAATCCTTACAGCACTTAGAGAAGGAAAGTCATTTAATTATAATGATAGCGGATACAATGTATCTGTAAATTCTTCTGATTCAGGTTATTCTCTTAAAGTAGAATATGATTCTACTAAAGATGGTAACAAGATTATTCGTGATGCTTTTGATCAATATCTAGATGATTTGACAAAAGTAGATCTTTATTCTAAAATAGTTGATTCTTTTGCTCCTGGTGAGTTGAAGAAAATTGATCAGAAATTTAATTCAAATGATCCAGCAACTATTCAAGAAGGTATTAAAGAGTTCACTACAGTAGCTAATCGTTTTGTAAAAGCCGCACTTGATGAAAATCATAAAAAATATGTAGCTTTGAAAAAACTAATAGTTAAATAAGATTTGGAAAAATAAAATATTTAATCTATCTTTGCATAAAGATAGATTAAATATATTGGGGAGTGGTATAATGGTTATTATGACAGACTCTAAATCTGGTTGCCCCCTGAAGGCGTCGATCTGGGTTCGAGTCCCAGCTCCCTAACTAATTAATCATATATTTAATGGAATTACATGAAATCATGCATCCTTTATCTAAAAAGGATATAATTCAAAATTTTAAAGATGAAACAAAAGAAGAAATAGCAAAGATAGAATGGTTAATACAACAAATTGAAGACAATTCATTAATTAATGAACAATGGTTTTTAGATTTTTTAGATAAAATGAATGCTTTATCTATTAAATACTAAAAGAAAAGACGCCCGACTGTGAAGTTGGGCGTTTTTTATTTAAATAATATTATATAATTATTGTTAACAGATTTAAAAACAATTTAATACTATTAATATGACTAAACAAGAATTTGATCAATTAATTTCTCAATATGATGGAAAATTAATAGATGCTACAGCTTTGGCTGAGTATCATTATAAACTTAAAAAGGAAGTAATAGACGAAATAGATAAAAAATTACCTCATACAGTTATTATTACTCCAGATTCTTATTCTCAATTAGGAAATAATTCAATAGAAATTACAGGATTTTCTACATTTCCTCAAAGTACAGATTATACATATTATTTATTAGTAAATAGTGTTGAAGAATTAATTCCTAGTAGTGCTTTTGATATTTATAATAATATCACCATTTCTAAACAATTTAATTCTAGTTGTATAATTTAGATTATTGTTAAAGATACAGATAATCAAGTTATAGGAGTTAGTAATATTGCTACTATTACAAAATATGAAGCAATAAAAACTATTATTTGGAATTCCGATGCTCAAGAATCAGAAATACTAACTAAATCAGTAGATAATCCAATTAGAACTACTTATAAAGGGCAATTACACTTTGAAAGACCAAATAATGCTACAGATCCTGTAACTATGTGGATTAGTATTCCTTCAGTTTTAGATGCTCCAAAAAGAATTATGGGTTCTAATTTTGCAGTATTTGAATATCAATCTTCTGAAGATAATTATGATATTTATGCTTTAAATCAAAATTTAGATCCTACAAGACAAAGTGAAGATATAATCTTGCAATAAATTATTGTAAATATTTATGCATCAAAGTAATATTGTTCATGTAACAGAATTAATAGAAAAATTTAAACATCCTTTTGATAGTGACCTATGGTCTGGGTACAGAGCTTTAGAATCTTTGCTTCCAGCAGAATAGTGGCAACCTATAAGAAAAGAAATACTTGAAAATAAATAGTTACCTTCTTTAGAAGGTTTAGTTGATTTAGATGAGTATGAATCTACAAGATAGAAAATTTTAAAACAATGGGAAGCTGAAAGACAGGAAGCCTGTGATAATGGTATAAAGAAACATAAAGAATTTGAAGAAGCTTTTAAACAAAATACTAAACTATAGGATTTAGAATTCGATGAAACTTATACTTATAAAACTTCACCTACAAATCTAAATACTTTAGCGGACGGATTGTATTCAGAATTATACCTGCAACTAGATCTAGGCACTTATATATTAGATGGAAAACCAGATTTAGTTTCCATTAAAAACAATAAAGTTAATATCTGGGATTATAAATTTGTTAAACATATGGATAAACGAGGACATTTTAATTAGAAAATTAAAAATATTATTAAAATGAAATTTCCTTTAACTTCTATTGAAGATATTAATATTAAACATTATACACTTCAATTAAGTATTTATGCCTATATGCTACAACAAATAAATCCTAATTTAGAAATAAATAAATTAATTATTGTGCATTTTAATCCTAAAGGTATTAAACAAAAAATTTATGTTGTAGACTATTTAAAAGAAGAAGTTGAAAAACTTTTAATATATTATAAAAAACAATATAAACTAGATTGTAATAAAGAAAAAAGACAAAAAATAGTTTATTAATGGATTATATAAAGGAACGCACTATTATTTGTAGAGCTTGCCCTATATGCGATCAAATTAATGAAATATGTAATGGAAAACTCTATTTAGAACCCATATCTGGTAAAACTAGTATAAAACCTAAACCAGGTTATTATAGAGGTTGTAATTGCTTTTTAAAGCAAAAAATAGAAAATCCTAAATCTTCATGCCCAGCTCACAAATGGAACTCAGTTTAAAAAAATTAAAGAATATATTTTTAGGTACTTATAGAAATATATTTAATGAAAAAGATGATCTTGCTAAACAAAGATATAAAATTTGTATAACTTGTTCTCATAATAAATTTTATAAAGGTTTTGCAATATGTGATTTATGTGGTTGTATTTTAAATAGTAAAATACGTGTAGATAACGAAAATTGTCCAGAAAATAAATGGAAAGATATTAATAATAATTTAAATGATAATAATTTATGACTGAAAAGGAAAAAATAGCAGGCGATCTTTTAATGTCTGCATCTAGTGTATTTCCCCCTCTTGATAAAGATTCTATTGAAAAGAGACAACAGCGTACTAAAATAGAAGAAGCTATTAGTAAAAAAGCAGAAGAACTAGAAAAAAATAAAAAAATTGCAGAACAAACTATTGAAAATCTAGGAGCTAGTTTAGAAGAACTAGCATTAAAGCCTTATGGAGAATATGTATTAATCCAGCCTTATAGTACTAATCCTTTTATGGGAGAAAGAAAAACAGAGTCTGGACTTATTTTATTTGATCAGGGTGTAGGTGAACACTTCAGTCAAGAATCTGGTGAGTGGGATAAAGATGACCTTGGAATTGTAACAGGTATGGTTCTAGAAACTGGTCCTGCTTGTAAATATGTAAAGAAAGGAGATGTAGTTTATTACACAGTTCAGAGTGCAATTCCTATTCCTTTCTTCCATCAAGGATGGATTGAGATTCATGAAGGTAGAGTATTAGCTGTAGTTAATACAGATTTAGAAACACGTGAATATGGAAAACGTTAATAAAATATTTTTTACTCCAGGAGATGTAGTTAGGTTAAAATAGCATGATCTAATTCCATCTCCTTTAATGTTAGTAATACGTAAAGAAAATAATTTACTAACTACAGATGAAGCTTCTAAATTAAAAGGAATACGTTGTAGATGGTTTACAACTTCTAATTTAATGCAAGAAGCTGTTTTTAATTTTAAAGATTTAGAAAAAATAGATGTACATTAATAATCAAGAAGCAACAGCTCAATATGATCCAAATAGCGGAATCCGTGCTAGGGGTTTTGCAGGTAACTATATGAGACATAAAGTTAGCAATGAAGCTATGGCTGCAGCTGCTAATTCTAATTCTCCTTTGAGTCGCTTAGTAGCTAATACTGCAATGGATCCACGATTATTAGATTCTAGACGAGATTTTCGTAAATATGGACAATCTTTAGGAATTAATAATCTTTCTAGAAGAGAATGGAGAGCTGTTCAAGATAGTATGAGAGTTGCATCAGGACAAGATCCAAGACATTCTTGGGAAAGACGTGCAGGTAGAGCTCAAAGGGCTATTGAAAATATTCCTGGGGAATATGTAGGTACTGTAGTAGATCAATATGGAAAGCCTCAAGCTATTTATAGTGGAATGGGAGCTATCTCAGGAAATTATTATACTACCCATTATGGAATGAATAATGGAGGTCTTTATGAAAATGCTGTAAATGGATATGGTAAATCTGTTAAAGATCAAAATATTCAAAATAGTTATGATCATGGTATAGATGCTTCTAAAACTTATCTATTACAACAAAAAGTTGACCACGATAAAGTTGCTCAAGCCCAAGAAGTAAAGAATTTATGGGATAGTAAATTACAAGCTTTAGGTAAACCTATTGGACAATTATCTGATACTGAAAAAACAAATTTATATAATGATTTATTTACTGAGTTTAATCAAACTGATAATTGGGCACGCAAATTAGCACTAAAAACTTATTTGAGTGCACTTGATCCCACTAGTGCTAAAAATTTACCTATGGAAAATGAAGAAGATATTCTTTCTTCATATATGCCTTTTGTAAATAATTTACCTACTAAACAAGTTCAAGATGTAATGAAATCTCAATATACACAAGATCCAGTTACTGGATTATGGAAATTAATTTCTAATTTTATTCCTACTTAGAAAATTAATTTCAGTAAAAATGGAGGAGAAATTGAAATGATGCAAAATGGAAATCAACTTTCTAATAAACAAAAAGCTCAACAAAAAATATTAACAGGAGCTTTAATTGTTTTAGCTAGACAAAGACTAGAAAAGAAAGGAACTAAACCAACTTCTGAGAATTAGAATAAAGAAATGCAAAAAATTCAAGAAGAAGTGAAAAATAAAAAACAAGAAACTTTAGCTGCTTTATAGAATATAACAGAAAATGCAAAACCTGAATAGTTAGCCCAAATAGCTGATGAAGCAATGCAAACTCCTATGGCAAAATTTGGTACAAAACTTTCTTATATTAAAAGTTTAACTTCTCCATGTAAAGAAGGTGAAGAATTAGTATACTTTAAAAAAGGAGGTAAATTCTGTAAAGCTTGTATGCAAAAAGCTCAAAAAAATTGTGGAGGAGCTAAAGTAACAAAAGCTCAAGAAGGTCAACCTTTAGATATACAAAAAGCTTTATATTTAAGAAAAAGTTTTCCTGTTGGAACTGATACTTTAGGAGATCCTGTTTATATGACTGGTAGAGATTTAGATAAATTATATCTAGGTTATCAATTACGTCATGAGCAACGTCAACCTGTGTATGATTATAATCCTACTCAAGGATATATTACACGTCCTGAAACATCAGACGAAGCTATAGAAAGAAAAGGAAGAGATTTTTTATACAAAGATTTAGAGCTTATGGATATAATTACTACTCCTGAAAAATATTATGATCCTCAGTCAGGTTTATATAAAGTTCGTCCTGATTGGAATCAAGAGCAAGCTGAACAAGAAGCCCTTGATTTTCAACAATATGGTAGAGTACCTGAAAGATTACGTAAAAGAAAATAAAAAAATTATTTATTATGAAAATGTTTGTGCTTAATTAGCTTACAAAGCAAATTGAAATTAATGAACCTGAAGTTTTATTAATTAAGGAATTTGTAGCTCTTTCTAAAAGAGACAAGACTAAGCTAAAAACAAGAATGATGAGAGAACTTACTTATATTTATTTAGCTATAGATTGGAGTTCTCCTTATCGTGATTATTCTGAACAAGAAAGACATGAAGAAGCTCTTTCTGATGCTGCTTTATCATAGGAAGAATTTGATGATCCTATATTTAGAGCAGCTTGTAGAAAATATCAAGCCTTACAAGATTCAAATAAATCAATTAAATTATTATCTGCTGCAAAAACTGCAGCAGATAAATTAATTGAATATTTTGAAGATATTGTGGATTTAAATGAAAGAACTGATACAGGAACAACTATTTTTAAAGCCAAAGACGTTATTGCCGAAATGCAAAATATAAATAAATGTCATTAGACTTTAAAAGAACTTGAAGAAATAGTAAAATAGGATTTACAAGAAGGTTCTACAATACGTGCAGGTCAAGTAGATGGATTTCATCCTTATAATATTTAAATATGACGGATTTAGCAGCTTTAAAACGTGCAGAAGATCATGCAAAAGGAATTTGGGATTTTACTATAAACGATAAAATTGAGGTATTTGATCCCACACTTTCTTATGAATGTACTGGGTATAAACCTATTACTGATATAGAAGCTCTTGACTTTAATCCCGAATGGTTTATGGAAGCACGTAGAGTAAAAGAAAAAACTGGGCATTATTGTCCATATCTGAGGGGAAGTAAACGATATGATGAATATTGGATTGAATAGTATAAAAGATGTAAATATGGATATACTTCTCATGGTTATACTTTAACAGGAGATCATTATTTCTTTTTGAATTTTTATACATTACCTTTAGCAGATGCTACTGTAGATTCTGGTTCTGGATTAAAATATGGATTTCCTGATTTTTTTGTTTCTCAATATAAATTTTTTCATTATTTAGCTTTAGCAAGAAAAGCTCATAAACATTGTTGTTTAATGAAAGCCCGTTCGATAAAATCTTGTCGCTTTCTATAGTAATATAGATTGAAAAATTCCGAAATATCGGTAAAAGCTAAAATATTTCATGCTAATACCGAGGACGTACAGTTAATCACTGACGCCTGTAACGCATAGGCAATGAACGTTAAAGAGAGTAATAATTTGCCCACGAGTTCGGAACATCCTATTATTTAGGATGAAAATATATGCTGAACTTATAGGAAACTATAAGAACTATAGGATAAAAAGCCTATAGGATAACAATTTGAGGATTTTCAGAAATCAATGCATCAATTACAGCTAGATTATTTTCTATAATAGAAAAAAGTAAAACATTAATAACTTGTTATCGAGATGATCACGTATAGGGAACTTTTGCTAAAATTAAGCACGCATTAACATATTTAAATACAGAAACAGATGGAGGTATGGCAAATCTTTATTCTATTGATAGAGATATGCATAAAAAAGCTGGATTCTTTCAAAAAAATGAATAGGGTTAGTTTGAGGAATACGGATGGGGATCTGAAGTACGTGGCGTTGGAAGTAAAGATCCTGGTGTTATTCGAGGTGATCGTGTTGATTTATTAATTATTGATGAGGCTGGTTCTAATCCAGTACTAACTACTTCTTTTGTACAAGGTCAGGAACTTGTTGAAATTCAAGGAGTTCCAAGAGGGACTCTACTAATTGGTGGTGGATTTATATAAATTATTAAAAATATTAGTAACTTTATGACTAAAAAATATAATATATTTATTAATAATGTGCCTCGACTAATCGGGTAAAAACGGTGAAGGCTGAGACGCTAATACCGTGTTAATTTAAATAATAATATATTTAAACAATGTAACGCGTAGCAATTGAACCTTATAAATATAAGAATATAATATTGCCAAGAGTGCCCGACACATTTTATGTGAAAATGTACGCTGAACTTACAAGAATCAAATTGTAAGAAATAAAAGATAAAAAGCTTTTATGATAACATAATTGACAGGTGGTGATAAAGGTAAAGCCCTAGAAGGTTTACGTAAAATTTATGAAAACCCAAGAGCTTTTAAAGTATTACCATATAGACACGATATGACTCCTGATGGTACAGTTGTAGAAACTGGCTTTTTCATTCCTTATTATGAATAGGCACTTTTACCTGAATTTCAGGCAGGTAGAGGTTTAGCTAAAATAGAAGAATATAAAAAATTTCTTCAAGAAGAAAGAGATTTTTTACTTTCTGATCCTGAAAATTATCAAAAGAAATGTGCTGAACGTTGTTGGACAGCTGAAGAAGCTTTCCAATTAGAAGGTCAGAATAAATTTAATAAAATGTTGATTACAAATCAACTTGCCCAAATAAAATTACATAAAGTCGGACCAAGACCTGTTAAAGGTTATTTAGATTATACTTTTAAAGGAAATAAGAAAGATTTTAAAAATCTTACAGGATTTAGATGGATAGAAAATACAAATGGACCAATTTAGATTTTAGAGCATCCTTTATGGTCAAGTATTTATATACAAGCTCATAAAAATGATGAAGGATTCTGTGAAACTCAAGAAATGTAGAATCTTTATGTGGCAGGTATAGATGGTATTGATATTGGTAAAAGTCAAACTTCTTCAGCTACTAAAGACCCATCTGATTTTTGTATGGTTATTTATAAAAGAGCCCACGGACTTTCTGATCCTCAAATAGTATGTATTTATAAAGATAGACCTCAAGATGTAAGAGAGGCTTTTAAAATAGGTATTTGTTTAGCTAGATATTATAATGCTAAAATAAATATAGAAGCAACCCGTATGTCTCTGGTAACTTGGGCACGTGAACACGATAGTTTACAATACTTTATGAAAAGACCTAGAGCTAGTTTAGCTAATGTTAGTTCAGGTAAATCTACATCTTATGGTACACCTGCTACAGCCGCTATAATTGATCATCAAACAGATTTAATTGCAGGACATGTTGAAGACTATAGTCATACTATTTGGTTTGAAAATTTACTTGATGAATTAATCAGATATAATGACGAAAATAAAACTAAGTTTGATATTATAGCTGCTTTGGCAATGGCACTACTTGCTGATGAAGAATTATCAGGAAAAATACCTTTTGTAGTTGAAAAAGATGATGCTGTCTTTGAACATTTTGGTTATTATACTGACATTAATGGTCATACTAAATTTGGCAAATTACAAAATCAACAGTAGATGCGAGTAGAAATAAATAGAGAATATTATGACGAAAGAAGACGTGATTACCGCGACCCGAGACTTCGTGAGGTGCTTGACCAATATGGAATTCACGGGTAAAATTGAAGCTAAAGCGTTAAATCCTATTGGTTTTGAAGTCAGTTTATATTTTCATGGTAATGAATACCCTACATATACAATAACAGCAGATTTACCTGATAAAGAGTTTCTTTAGTTTTTATTCGATAATCTAAAGAGCAGAAGTTTATGGAGAGAATCTTACTTTACTTTAAAGAAAATTTATGACAAAAGATGAATTAATTGAATAGACTAATTCTATTATTGGGGAATTAGTTTATGATAAAACAGAACTCCAAAGAGCCTACAATTATTATAATGGTAAAAGAGATGCTGAACAATTTAGATATTTAGAAGAAAATTTTGGAATAGGAAGTCCAACATCAGTAAAATTCACTCCTTTACTTAGAAAGCACATAGATGCTTTAGTTGGTGAATATTTAGGAATTCCTATTGTTCCAAAAGTTTCTTGTAAAGATGAATCTACAATTTCCAATATTTTTAGAGATAAACAATTAGCTATTACGCAAGCAGTTAAAAAAGAACTTGAAGAACATTTAACCCGTTTTTTATTAAAACAAATTAATGGGCAAGAAAATACAGATACTCATATTAAATAGCAATTAGATACTCTAATTAGTGATATAGATAAAAATTTTATATCTGAGTATGAAATAGCTGCACAGAATGTAATACAGTATTTATTACAATCTAAAGATGCTGATATAGTAACTAAATTAAGGATGCTCCTTTTAGATTTATTAATTACTGGTTATACTTATTATCAAGTTAAACCATCCCTTGCGAACAATAATATTAATATAGAAGTATTAGACCCACGAGATACTTTTATTGAAATGAATCCAAATTCTCCTTATGTTAAGGAGTCTAATAAAGCAGTAGCTAGAAGATGGCTCACTCCTTCCACTATTTTATCTATGTATGGAAATAAAATTTCTAAAGAAAATAGAAACAAAATAAAAAAAGAGATAGAATCTACTAGTGAAGCTAATTATAAAAGAATACAGATTAATTCTATAGAATATCTACATCCAATAACTTAGGGTGAAGATAAAGATATTTTACCTACACAAGACAGAACTTCTTTAAATAATCATTTAATTCCAGTTTATGAAGTTGAATGGTTAGATGTAGATGCAAATAATGTTATGCACAGATATTCTGTTATTAGAATTGGTGGAGATATTTATATTATTAATCCAGTAGATGATAATACTTATAGATCTATAAGTAATCCTAAAAAATGTTCTTTAAGTATTAATGGAGTATATTATTTAAATCGTTCTAGTTAGCCATATAGTTTAATTTTAAAATGTGCTCATCAACAGGATTGACTTTTACTAGTCCTGTATAAATCCCGTGAATTGCTGGAAACTCCTAACGTTAAGTCGAGGGCAATCAGCAGCCAAGCCTTTTAGGAAGGTTCAACGACTATTATGTAGATTGAAAGTTCAATCGAAGTGCGGGAACTTAATATAAAAATTATTAATAATATTAAGTATGATATAGTCTCAACTTCTAATGAAAATTAGAGCAGTGTAAACGGTTAGGATTAACGACCCTAATGAAGATAATGTAGTATGACCTTTTACATTACTATAGAGATATTCTTGTAGCTAATAGTGGTGTTAAAGGGCAAATTCTAGATCTTTCTATGATTCCAAAAAATTTAGGACCAGATTTTATTGAACGTGTTAAAAAATGGGAAGCTTACAAAAAGAATGGTTTAGCCATGATTGACACTACATAGGAAGGCAGAATTGATGGCAGTGCTCCTTTAAATACTATATTTAATGGATTTGATGATACTTTATCTCCTAATGCTATACAAGCTATAGATTTAGCTTTATAGTCTATTGAAGAAGAAGTTAGTCAAATTACAGGAGTATTTAGAGAAAGACTTAATGGTATAGAACAACGAGATGCCGTATCTAATATTAAACAAGGTGTTGAAAATTCGTTTAAAATAACTAAACCTATTTATCAACAAATGGATATGGTAACAAATGAAATTTTAATAGATAGCTTAAATATTGCTAAAACAGTATATAAAAACGGAATTACAGGAACTTTAATTTTAGGACATAATCAATAGAAAATTTTTACAGCACTTCCTGAATATTTTACAGTAACTGATTTTGATATTCATATAGTTCCTTCTACTTAGATTATGGAAGAATTAATGTAGATTAAACAGTTAATTCCTGATTTTATTTCTAATGGATTATTAGATGCATCTACAATTTTTGAAGCTTTAACTACAAAAAGTCTTTCTGAGTTAAAAGCTAAAATTAATTAGGCTTTAGCTATTAAAAAGAAAGAAAATGATTAGATACAACAATTAGAACAAAAACTTCAAGAATTATCTAATTAGAATACACAATTACAACAAGAATTAGATGTAGCTCAATCTGAATTAAAATACTTAAATGCAGAAAAAATGCGATTAGAACAACATAAAATTAACTTAGATTATCAAGTTAAATGGTATGAAGCTCAAACAAATCGTACTTATAAAACACAAGAAATTGCACTTAAAGAAAAACAGATTGATTTGGAACTTAAACAATAGAAGGATGGAAATCCTTATAATGATACTATAAAAAATATATGAAACTTGAAGTAAATTTTAATTTAGATTCAAAAGGGCATTTAATCGTAGAAGATGCTTCCAAGTATTATGATTATTATATTCCTGAATACTATAATTATAAAAATTATTCAGATAAAAAATATTCAGAATCACAATCTCTATTAATAGTAGTTAAAAAAGATGCTTCAGGAGATACTTCTAAAGATAAAATATATAAAATGGTAACTTTTAAACACATTAATATGAAAAGAGATATTGATACGCTTGATATCTAGTTTAATGAAGACGGTTATTATATTTTATATTATTTTATTATTCCTACTGAAACTTGGGTAAAATCAGTACATAATCCTGTAGATCATTTAGATTATGTTTTTTATATTAATCGTCAGGGAGATATAATTTATCGTTTTAAAGATAATTTAGGAAGAATTATAGATGAAATTATAGATCCTAAAGATTTAATCTCTTATATTCAAGATACAGTTACAACTAATGTAGATAAAAAAGTAAAAAAAGTTTTCCCTTTATCTAAATTATGGTGCTGCTATTATTCTTATGCTAAACAATTATTTGATATATTACTTCAAAGATGTCCTACATAGGATAATGCTAATCAAATTTATAAAAGAGATTTTATATTTATGACTATTAATATTATTAAATATTTATTAGATTTTGATAAATATTTTGAAGCACAACGAATTTTAGATTTAATCAATGGTTGTGGAGGATTCTGCAATTCTATTGACAAACTTAAAGGAAAAAGTGATTGTGGATGCTCTAAAAAATAAAGCTATTTTAGAATATGAATGGATTTTAGAATAGCTATTTAAAGGACATAAAGAAGATTATAATGATCTTCTTACTTTAATTACTTTTATTGAGAGTGATTTAAAGCCCTGTAATTTTCAAGAGCTAAAGGAATTTTTTATTACTAATTTAATGCACAAACCTTGCCATAACCCTTTAGCTTGTGAAAAAGATTTAGTTGAAATTAAAAAAATAAAATAATGGCAAATTTAAATCCAGAGGATAATACACCAGAAATACTTCCTGAAAATATGAATGATCCTCGTTTTCCACACCATCATCACCATCATCATCCTAAAGTTCATAATATGCTTTTAGATTATTATCCTTTAGGACCTTGGTTTTGGGAACATCCGCACCCTCATCATTGTTTTCATGAATTTCCTTATTTATCTCCTGTTTGGAGACATCATTAGCATCCTGTAATGCATATGCCTCCAATGCCTCCAGTTAAACCTGAAGGTTTCCCTTGTGTAGTAGATGAGTGTTTTCCTCATAAAGATCCTCATTTTCTTGATAAAGACAACTTTTTAAATGAATTTGTAACTGAACAAGATAAAATGAAAGCTAGAGAAGCTTTAGGTATAGATCATAGAGTATGTAATCATTATGATCTAGTTAATGTTAGAGAAATAGATAATTTTATCTTTAGAGGTTATTTAAGTTATACTGAAACAGATGCTCCTCAAGAAATGTGGACAAAAGTTGCTACTATTAAAGGTTCTGGTATTTTACATATAGCTTTTATATATTCTAATGGAAAAATAATTGATGGGGTTAAATCTTATGAAACTAAAGTATATACAGATACTATTCATGCTGAAGAAGATGGTATGATATACGTTGAAAAAGAAGATGAACCTATTAAAGTAATTGGAAGTGATATTTATGTTAAAGATGCTTCTTGTTTTTCAGAAGGATATATTCAACCTTTATTAAAAGTAGGAAATCTTAAAGTAATTATTTATGAATTCCCTCATTCTTATCTACACAAATATAATTGTAATGATGATTGTCAATGTCATAAACAAACTCATTATAGAATTCCTTCTGATATGCTAGGACCAACTCAACTTTGGAATGGAGTAGCAGGACATAAAGCGGCTAAAACTATTTGGCAAAAACAGATACAAAGAAATTTTGATGATAATGGAGAAGTTAGTTTAAGTATTTTATCAGGATCTGATTTAGATGATTATTTAAATAATTTATTTAGTATATGAAAAAATATTTATGTATAGCTATATTAATTTTAATTTGTTTTTATTTATTATTTGTAATTAAAGAAAAAAATAATGATATTGCAGAAATAAATACTAATTATAAAGTTCTTCAAATTAATTATGAAAAACATCAATTAGAAAATAATGTATTAAAATTAAAAACAGATTAGTTTTAGTATTTAAATGATTCTATTTTATAGAAATTAGATTCTGTAAGAAAGATATTAAAAATTAAAGATACTGAATTAAAATATTTAGCTTATTAGCAAAATAATTTTTCTAAAAAAGATTCTATAATATTTAAAGATACATTCTTAATAGAAAATACTTCTATTGATACTGTTGTAGGAGATGAATGGTTTGCAACTTGTTTAAAAGTTGAATATCCAAATTCTATATATTTAGAACCTTCTATTCAAAGTTTATAGTATATCTATATTTATAATAAGAAAGAAATAATTGGTAAACCTAGAAAAACTTGGCTAGGTAGATTATTTCAACGAAAATAGTTAGTAACAAAAGTTAAAACTATTGAAAAAAATCCTTATATAAATAAATAGAATGAAGTATTTATTGAAACAGAATAATATACTCCCCAACATCTTTATGTTGGGGATAATTTATATTTATTATGGAACTTTTAATTGAACGTAAATATAAAAAAGATAAATACACTATTGGTAATTTTTATATTGATAATATATTATTTTCTAATACTTTAGAAGATAAAGATCGTAATTTAACCTACTCTATGTCTGAAAATCAAATTAAAAAAATAAAAGTGTACGGAGAAACAGCAATACCTACAGGACGTTATAAAGTTGAAAGAACTTGGAGTCCTAAATATGGTAAAAAAATGATAGAAATTAAAAATGTACCTGGTTTTTCTGGTATTCGTATACATGCAGGAAATACAGCTAAAGATTCTTTAGGATGTATTTTAGTCGGGGAAAATAAGATTAAAGGACAACTTATTCATTCTAAATACCATAGTGATCTTCTTGATCAAAAAGTAGCTAACGCTTTAGCTAATAAAGAAGATGTTTATATTACTATAAAATAATTAAATATGGCATATTTACCAATATTTTGGTCAAATTCAGTTGCCTCTCAAGGATATAATGTTCCTGCAGCAGCAATTGCTGAAAAAATAGAATAGGCAGCTGGACAATCAGGTGGCGGTGGTGGAGGTTCTTGTGATTGTAAAATCACTGTAACTTCTAATGTTACTGTTGGAGGAGTTCCGGCTGATACAACTTTTATTGATACTCCTTTAAAACAAGTAGTTAAATAGATGCTTACAGCAGATTTATCTTCTACTATTAATATTAGTTATTCACCTTCTGATATAATGGAAGAAGGTGTTCCAAAAACTTTAACTTTTACTACTTAGCCTAATTCGGGATCTAGTAACATAGTAAAACAAACTATTACTTTTGCCGATGGTACTATATATGAATATAATGACGGCAATTCACATAGTTTTACTAAAGAATTAACTATTATTGGTTCAACTTCAGTAACTATTGTAGCTACAGAAGAAGGTGGTGATACTATCAGAAAAACAATAACAATTAATGCTTATTTACCTATGTATTATGGAGCAGTACCTTATGAAGGTTCTCAATCTAAAACTATTTCACAAGAAATTGTAAATACTTTAGGAAAAACAGTTAAAACTTCTTATGCAAGTAATTTTAACGTTAATTTTAGTACAGGTAAACAATTAGTATGGTTTTGTGTACCTTCTGATAAACCTATTAATAAAGTTATGAATGGTTTTTTTGAGACACCTATGGCAAATCCTTAGACTATTAATCTGAATGTTAATGGTTAGACTAAAGCTTATAAATGCTATCGTTTATATCAAGAAACTTCAGATATTCAAACTCCTTATACGGAGACTTATACATTAAGCTAATTATGAATCCAAAACCTAAAGATATTAAAGTATACGGTTCTATATTTACTATGTCTGGTGATGGGCAAGCGGCTTATGCATAGCAAATATGGGATGATGAGAAACAATGTTTTATCACAGATGATAATTGGGTAACTATCCCTGCATTATCAATTGCTGATATAGATGAAATAATAAATCCGTAAATTAAAAATTAATTAAATTATGGCAAAATTTTTAGATTCCGCAGGTCTTGCCTATCTATGGGGAAAAATTCAACAGTCTATCAATGAACAAATTGCAGCTAATGTAAGACTTGAAGTAGTTCAGGATCTTCCTGCATCAGGTGAGGGTAATATTATTTATCTAGTTCCTGGTCAGACTACAGCAACTTCTAATATCTATGATGAGTATATTTGGACAGGTACTCCAGGTGATTGGGAAAAGATTGGTACAACAGCTACAGATCTTGCAGATTATTATACTAAGAATCAAATTGATTCTAAATTAGGTACTCTTGCTTCAGGTTATAATGATTTTGCTTCTTGGATTTCCACTATAAATACTAGTCTTGGTAATTTATCTACTATTGTAGGAAATGGTTCTGGTATTTCAGGAGCAGATCTTACTGCTTCAATAGTTGCTCTTGAAAGTCTTGTTGGTCAATCTACAGATTTTGTAGTTCCTTCTGATTTCCAAGGTTATGATATAGAGACTATAGGTGTTGCAGTTACTCAATTACTAGAATCAGTAGGTCCTTGGTCTACATCAATGAAAGGTTCTATAGGTGATGCTGTTGATAATGCAACAGTTGCAATAGGTTGTGATGATGATGGGCCTGATGCTGATGGTTCTATTTATGCACGTATTGCTCAAAATGCAGCAGATATAGCAACTAATGCTTCTGATATTAGTACTTTAAATGATGTTGTAGGAGACAGTAATGCTGGTCTTGCAAAAGACGTAGAAGATCTTCAAACAGCAGTAGGAGATGCTGAAGGCGGTCTGGTAAAAGCTGTCGCAGATAATGCAAGTGCTATATCATCTTTAGAAACGACCATCGGTGATCCTAGTGATACTTCATCAGATTCTACAGTATATGGAGCAATCAATTCAGTTGATGAAAAGATTGGAAATCCTTCAGATACAACTTCTAATGACACAGTTTATGGAGCTATTGCAGGTAAGGCTAATGCAGGAGATATACCTACCGTTAATGATTCTACTATTACTATTAAGCAGAATGGAGAAACTAAAGGAACATTCACACTAAATCAATCCACTGGTAGTACTATTGACATTGGATTCACTGGTAGTACTATTGACGTTGGATTCGGTAGAGAAACTGTTTTTACCGCTGAATTCTTGAAGAAAGTACTAACCTGTCGAATGAATAACGAGGTCTATCTTACTTCCTTGTTCGATCCTTCTCCAAATATGGTAAAGTATAATGGATTGAGCGACCCTGGAACTAGTTCGACAAATTGGTGTGGTTATGGAGTTGCTTGTACCGCTGGAGAAAGTACACGTATCATAATCCATAATGTAAACGTTGATCCATGGAAAGGTAGAACATTTACTTTCACTATTGCTGCCGGTTATGAATTTGCTATAGCATCAGGAACAGTAACTCAATCACCTAGCTGGCTTAGAACTTATCCACAAACTTCTGACCTTCCTTGGAATTGGCACGGACATAATGACCCAGTGACAATTACTATAGGGGATATGCTGTCTATTATGATTAAGGCTGCAGACGGAAGTGTTATCGGTTGGAGTTCGTTCTATGTTACAATGTGGGATCTACTTACTATTGAAGAGACTCCAGATTCAGTCCAAAACCCACCACGTCAGCTAAAAGATAATAGATATGTAGGTTATCGTGTCGGAGTTCTTGGAGATTCTATTCTAGCAGGTGCATCAACAAGAGCCTATAAAACTGCCTTGGATGTACTAGTTAGCGATTATGGTATTATTCCTGTCCCTAGATGTATTGCCGGTTCTTGTATTGCTCCTACTTCTGCTGATTATCCACGTGACAATATTTATGTATTTTATGGTTGTAGAAGATATAAAGATCGTATTGAAGCAAACTGGAGAGTAACTACCGGAGGATATAATGGTCAAGAGGGTGGAGTAAATAGAGAAACTGATCCATTCCTAGGAGTATTGATTTTTGGTGTTAATGATGTACTAATGGATAAGGTAGCACTAGATGCAGAACCTTTTATCGAAACAACTGATGAAACTACAGGATGTATAGAGAAATCCATTAATACTGCAGCACTAAACCCCGAGGGATACGTGGCTGCTCTACTAGATCTAGAATCAACAATAAAAACAGCTAATGGAGCAATCTTAAATCAATTCTATCTCGTTGGACCATATAACTGCAAGTGGCCTGGAGATTACCCAATGACTACTACTGGAAAGAATCCGAACGGCGATACTGGTGAAGACTATATTCGTGTGCAGCGTCAATTCTGTATGCTAAAAGGATGGGGTTATATGGACTTGCTATCTTCTCAGTTGAATACGACTCACGCAGGTATGAGCAATGATAATCTGCACCCATCTCAGGAAGGACATCAACTGTTAGGAGACCTACTTGGACAGATGTTATGTAAGACAATCCTAACTCAAGCGGCTCCTATTTTTGATACTGTAGAAGGAGGTGGAGGTAGTGGAAGTATTGACCCTGAAGCTGCTAACGAGATTTATTCAGCACTGGAGAGAGGAAACCAAACTACTTACTCCGATGTTGAACTACCCCTTAACGGTTATATTGATGCTACTACTCATGAATTTATAGAAAGTAGTGAGTATAAGTGCAGTGGATATGTTTACGTAAAGGGTGTACATACTATTGAATATAAAGCTAGAAGTATTGGAGATTCTTATCAAATGTGCTTCTATGATAAAAATAAAAATTCAATTCCTGCATTAGATTTTCCTATAATTAATGACGGAACTGAAAGTACTCTAGATATAACCGGACCGGAATATTCAGAAGTCTGCTATATCATCATGTCTGCTTATACTGGTGGCTACCTTCCTTATCTGAGATTAAGAGGTAAGTTTGATCTAGAGACTTGCATACATGAAGAGGATATAGAATTTACAGAGGGCAATAACTTATTCAATCCGAAGAAATGTAAGATAGGATACGAAATTAATAACCTAGATAAAATAGCATCCTATGAAAAGTCTGTATTAAGCGGTTGGATAAGAATACCTGAAAATACTAGTACTATCTATTTCAAGAATCTACCTACATATGACGGAGGAAATAACGCTCATAGATTCGGTTGCTGGTATAATGCGAATAGAGAATTAATAGGTGCACTAGATCTTCAAACTTCTCTAGATACGGCTGCTAAAACTGTTCCCGCAAATACTAAGTACCTAAGATTCACTGTAATAAATAACGTATATCCAACTACTCCTACGATTAATGACTATAGTAATTTAATGGTCTCTGCTCTTGATATTCCATTCGAGCCTTACTGGAGCACCGTATCTTCTATTATGGGTATGTCAGTAGGAGGAAATGATCAGGTTGTTAAGAATACAGAGGATATAGAAATACTTAATAAGACAGCTAGTATCGTAAATAAAGTAGTCTCCGCTGATATTGACCTACCTCTTAATGGTTATATTGACGCTACTACTCATGAATTTGTAGAGAGTAATGATTATAAGTGCAGTGGCCTAGTTCTCATTAAGGGTGCTAGATTCGTAGAATATAAAACTAGAAGTATTGGAAATTCTTATCATATCTGTTTTTACGATAAGCATAAGAACTCCCTTCCTACACTAGATTTTCCGGTAGCTAATGAAGGTATACAGGGAACTATCGATCTTTCTAACCCTATCTACTCTGAAGCTTACTACCTAATTCTCTCAGCTTATCCCGGCGGTTATCCTCCATTCTTGAGACTAAAGGGTGACTATGATTTTACGGAAGCTATTTTTAAGAAAGACCTAGATTATAAAGAAGGCTATAACTTATTTAATCTTTCAGGTTGTACAAGAGGAAAAGGATTGCATCCTAATACCGGAGCCTTGATAGAAGATGCTCAGTCTATTGTTTCTAACTTAATGACTATTCCTCCAGCTAATGAAAGAGGAGCTACTGGTAACCTTCACTTCTATAATCTACCTGTAACAGAATCATCTAAGAGGTTTGTACAGTTAGATGAAGATATGAATGTAGTAAGAGGTCCTAGTGATATTCCTTCAGAAGATACATCCATTGAAATAGGAATTGCTTCTAATGCTAAGTATCTGAGATTTACGCTAGTGTGGGGAATGTCAACTCTTCCGACTGAATCTGAGATAGAAACAATGTACGGTCAAACTATAATTACTGTACACTATAGAATGACTGAATATCAACCTTACCATAGAAACATTAGTGAAGTAGATGGTATAGGTCTTTGTGCAAGTTCAGTGGCAAATCTATATAAAGGTAAGAAGTGGGTAGTTATAGGTGATTCATTGACAGAGAAAAATACACGATCTACTAAATTCTACTACGACTATGTTAAAGAATGGCTAGGATTTGATGTAGTTAATATGGGCGTTAGCGGTACTGGATATAAAAGTCGTGATGATGTAGATAATCCAACTACTAACGGTGCATTTTATCAAAGAGCTACATTAATTCCGGCTAATACTGATGTTGTAACTATTTTTGGAAGCTTTAATGATCTAACTCAAGGCTTTACACTAGGAACTCCAGGGGATACAGGAACTACTACTATTTGCGGATGTATGAAAGCGACTATCGAAGCTATCTATACAATCAATCCAGCAATGAAGTTAGGAATTATAGCACCATGTCCTTGGAATGGGTTAAACCCTAGTAATGCGAATGCTGTAGCTTACGTAGAGGCTCTTCATGATATCTGTATGCAAAACTCTATTCCTTTCTTAAACTTATTCTACGAGAGTGGACTTAGACCTTGGATTAGAGAAGTTAGAGATCTAGTTTATAACCTGGACTCAGAAACAGATGGGGACTTTCATGGAATCCATCCTAATGCGATAGGTCATGAAATGATAGCTTCTAAGATTAAAGTATTTATTCAGTCGTTAATATAATTGATGAGAGGGCACTTGATTAAAACTAGTGCCTTCTTTTAAATTAAAACTTGAAAATAGGATTAAAATGAAAAACGGATTAATTATAAAAGGTGCTGATTTTAGTTCACATAAGATTAGCAATACTGGAGAAACTGATTGGTCTGAAAGCGGAACGTTAAAGGGACAAGACGGAATTTCACCAATAGCTACCGTTTCTAAGTCTGGTGATACGGCTACTATCTCTATTACTGACGCTAATGGAACAACAACTACTACTATTACAGATGGAGTGAGCCCTACTATTTCAGCATCTAAGGTTGGAAAAGTTACTACTCTATCTATTACTGATACTACTGGAACTAAAACTGTACAAATTAATGATGGAGTTGATGGACAAGGACAAGGTAGCGAAGAAGTTCATATCGGCTCTACTGCTCCGGTAGGTGATGAAGTTGTATGGATTAACCCAAGTGATAGCGGCTCTATAGATAATACTCCAACAGTCGGATCTTCAAGTCTAATAACAAGTGGAGGTGTTTATAATGCACTACAGCAAAAAGCTAATACACAACACTCTCACTTAATTTCAGATATTACAGACTTTCCAGATCCTATCAGTGTTGTAGACTCTCTAGATTCAACATCTACCACTTCTGCTCTTTCTGCTAACCAAGGTAAGAACTTAAGTGATGCTCTATCTAATAAAGTTAATATATCAAGCTTAGCAACAGTAGCAACAAGCGGAAGCTTTAATGACCTAACTGATAAACCTTCTGCTACTTCTATTATAGATTCTCTAGACTCTACTTCTACTACTTCTGCTCTATCTGCTAATCAGGGTAAAGTACTAAATGAAGCTATCTCAGGAAAAGCTAATACACAACACTCTCACTCAATTTCAGATATTACAGACTTTCCAGAATTAGTTGAGGTTATAGATTCCTTAGAGTCAACTTCTACCACTTCTGCTCTTTCTGCTAACCAAGGAAGAATACTAGAAGAAGCTATTGCAGGTAAGGCTAATGCCTCACATACACACGTATGTGCTGATATTACTGATCTAGGAGCTCTTACAAACGCAGAAATTGATACAGCTATTGCTGCTTATGTTCCTTAAGGAAATTAATTTTAAAGATTTTAATAAAAATAGGGGCAAACCCTATTTTTATTTTTTTAATTAACTTTTAATTTATGACAAAATTTTTAGATGCAGCTGGTATTACTAGATTAGTAGGAGGAATTATTAATGAAAAAGAATACTATAACTTAGAAACTACTAATAAAACAATTTCAGGTGCAATTAATGAATTAAAAAGAGCTGGAACATATACCCAGGGTGATGGTATAAATATCAGTAATGACACTATTTCAGTAGATACAAATACAATCGCAACTAAATCTTATGTTGATGGTTTAGTTGGTGATATAGAAACATTATTAAGTCAGATATGAGCATAATAACAGAGATTACGCGTCTTCGAGACGCTAAAGAAAGGATAAAATCAGCTATCACAGCAAAAGGTGTGAATGTTCCTGATACAGAAAAGTTAGATGTGTATCCAGATTACATATTGCAGATTGAAGGTGGTGGTGGTGGAGGTGGTGGAATAGAACCACCTTATCATGTCCCGGGATGGTTAGAGCATCAAGATGGCAATTGGGTATTGGTTAAATCAGGTCAAGTGTGGGAAATACAATATAGTGATGATGGTTCAACGTGGACAGATGCTTCTTTCACGGCTGGTGATGTTGACACGTGGTTTAATATGAACAATGAGTTGTTCAGACAAGCTAAGTATATAAAAAGAAAAAACACAACTAATGATAATCAGATTCTTGCAATGAATCTTGATATGCCTAATTACTTGTCACATAACAATGATAACACTTCTTCTAGATTTTGCATTTGGCAAGACAGAAACATTGTTAACGTCAAGATAAAGATAGACTATTTCGAAACGTATTTGTCATATTGTTTTTACGATAATGTACAAATGACTACTTGTGAGATTGAACAATACAGACCGGGGTTAATGAGTGCAACTAATATGACCCGTATGTTCTCTGGTTGCTCCTCGCTACAATCAATTGGTTTATCAGGTTGGGATGTTTCTAATGTGACTAATATGACAGCTATGTTCTATGGTTGCACCTCGCTACAATCAATTGATTTATCAGGTTGGAATTTTTCTAAAGTGACTAATACGTCAATGATGTTCTATGGTTGCTCCTCGCTACAATCACTTGATTTATCAGATTGGAATGTTGCTAATGTGACTAATACGTCAAGTATGTTCTATGGTTGCCTCACGATACAATCACTTGATTTATCAGGTTGGGATGTTTCTAAGGTGACTAATGCGTCAGGTATATTCAGTGGTTGCACCTCGCTAAAAGATTTAAAGATCAAGTCTAAACCAAAGACAACAGCACTTCAATTCTATTCTACCAATAGTGTTCTCACTAACGATTCATTACAATGGTTGGCTGATAATTTCTCAGATATATCAGGAGATGCTACATACACTAACACAACAATATCCGGATTCTCTAATATAGTTAAAGCAAGATATATGTGGAATTATTTCTACGATACAATGACAGCCAAAGGTTATACAATATCTTAACTGAAACAAATATTGTCAAACAAAAAGCTCAATGGGGTAATAAATTATGGATAAATCATTATTATACAGGTAGTTTAGAGGATTGGAAAAGACGTTTAGAAAGAGGTGCTTTTAAAGAAAGATTTCAAACTTTAGCCTTATTCTATAAATATAATCCTGATATGAAAAAATAATTCATTATTCCTTTTGGAAATAAAATTACAGTATTATAAATATTGCAAAAGATTTATATTTTAATTAAAATTAATGTTTTATGGAAGATAATGAATTAATGGAAGAACTATTTGGTCCAGATCCGAATAGTATCTCTAATGAAGCTCCTAAAGAAACCGAAGATGAACTATTTAGTTAGATTATTGCTGCCGCAGGCAATGAAGATCCTACTCCAAAACCTACTCCGCCAGCAGGACCATCTACAACTACAACTCCTGAAGTTTCTGATGATGATTCATTTACAGATAAATTTTTAGCAAGAATTGGTATTTCAGATAAAAATGCAATTCCTTGGAAAGATTCATCTGGAGCTATGTTTACACGTTCTTGGGATTCTTTAACTGAGAATGAACAACTAGATATTTTAAGTTCAGCTAATACAGATCCTGAAACAGATCTGGATGATTCTGAAATTAGATTAATTAATCAAATTAGAGAATCAGGCTTAGATGCTGATTCTTTCATGAAAGCTTATGCTCAGCAAATTCAAGATAATTATGCAGATCAAAATAAACATTTTGATATTGATGATTGGACTGATGATGAAGTTTATGCTATTGATTTAATGAATAAATTGGGAGAAAATGTTACTGAAGAAGAACTAACTCAAGCTATTCAAAGAGCTAAAGAAAATGAAGCTTTTTATACTAAAGAAGTAGCCGCTATTCGTGAAAATTTCAGACAAAAACAACAAGAAGCTGAATATCGACAAAATGAACAAGTACAACAAGAACAAGAAGCTAAATTTCAAGCTTTAGCTAATTCTATTGTAAATGAAATAAAACAATTTAATACAGTAGCTGGTAGAGCTATAGAATTAGATTATCAAGATCAAAATAATTTAGCTAATTATCTTTTAGCTAGAGATAATCAAGGTAATACTAAATATTCTATAGATATGCAATCACCGCAAGCCATGGTGCAAAATGCTTTTTGGGCATTGTATGGTCCACAATTCCTTCAAGAAGCTGAAGCGGAATCTGCCAGAGCATTCAAACGTGGGTATGAACAGGCAAAAAAAGATTTAAGTTAGCAAGCTGCTGTAGAAATTAGATCTACTAAACAAACTAAACCTAACTTTTTCAACAGTTAAGTTAATTTAAAATAAAAATAAAATGTTAGTTTCTAAACTTATGACGAAGAGACCTGAAATGGGCAAGACACGTACATATCAGGACTTTTCTGCATTCTTAGGTAAACGTCCTGATCAGCTAGGTCTTTTATCTCGTTTATATCCAGAAAATACTATTACTTTCTTAACAGAAGCACTAGGAAATATTTGGTCAAAAGATAAAAAGTCTGATGAATTTAAGGGACTAGAAAATATGGTATATGAGTAAATTTCCTGCTCCTTTATATTGTAAAATATATTGAAAATACTTAAACTAACATAAATGGTCTTAAAGTTTAATCTGGGGAGATTAAACATTTCATTAGTTGAGACCTCCGCGATATTTAATATCGAATAATAACAAAAATTCTTTAAATTGCTGGGAACTCCTAGACCATTAGGACAATCAGCAGCGTGGTTGTAATTACAACAGCGTTCAACGACTAACTGAGAAGTGTAAATTATTTTTTAATAATTAAAAAACTGAATTACTATGAAATATATTGTGTATCTAACAATAAATTTTAAATCAAAAATAAACGGTAAATATAAAATATATATAGGGGTTCATAAAACTGAAAATCCTGATATATTTGATGGGTATTTAGGTTGTGGAGTATATGAATAGCAAATTTCTACATATAAATATCCTAAAACACCATTTCAATGTGCAGTAAAAAAATATGGACCAGCTGCTTTTAAAAGAGTTACGTTATTTGAATTTGATTCTCCTGAAGAAGCCTATAAAAAAGAAGAGGCTTTAGTAACTACAGAATTTATTAAATAGTCACATGTTTATAATGTTGTAGTTGGAGGAATTTGTAATAATAACGGAATTCCTTTATATCAATTTGATTTAGAGGGAAATTTAGTTAAAAAATGGGAATATTCTAAAGATGCTTTTGAGTTTTATGGATATCCTGCTACTAAATTTCATTCCCCTATATATGGTAAATATAAATTTTTAAATAGTTATTGGAGTTATTCTGAATATATTAATATAAATGATTATATTACTAAAGAACCTCAAACAGTTTATTTATATAATAAAGATGGTAAGTTATTAAATGAATTTAGTTCACAATCAGAATGTGCTAAATTTTTAAATACTACATGTGCAAATATAAATAAGAATATCAAATTAGAATCTTTATGTCAAAAGTAGTATTATATATCTTATAAATTAACTGATTGTTTTAAACCTAAACCTAGGCTCCAATATAAAGATTTAACATATTATGTTTACCAAGAACATAAATTTATAGGGAAATTTATTGGAAAAGAAATTATGCCAATTTTAAATTTATACTCATGGAGTAAAATATCTGATATTTTTAGATATTACAATAATTGGTATAAAAATTTTTATATATCTTTACAAGAAGAAACTACTATTCCTGAAAAACCCACATCACATGGAAATAGTATTCGAGTAGATATTTTTACTAAATATGGAGATTTTATAGAAACTTTAAATTCTATTAAAGAAGTTAAAGAAAAATATAATTTAAGATCCTCAAATTTAAAAAATATTATGCTTGGAGATAAATATTGTAAAGAATATATTTTTAAATATCATAAACATAGTAAATGATATAGTCTAAACTATATAGTAATATATAGAAATATATTTGGAAACAAATGAAATTAAACGTGTACCTATGGCAGCTGCTCCTGTAAAGAAAGGATCTGATCTATATTTCTACTTTGCAGAAAATTATTACCAAATTGATGAATATTTCAAAGTTGATGATGATGGTGAGCAGTTCTGTGTAATTGGACATCCTACACGTATGGCTGATAATCTTTATGAGGTACCTGCTCAAGCTATGGCAGATGATTATTCTACTATTGATGTAATAGCAGAACACGCTGTTGAAACTTATTCTGCTGGTACTTTAACAAGATTTATTTCCAATCGTAAACCAGAAATGTCTGACTGTGGTAAACTGATATTTAAACATTGCCTCAGTATAATCATATTCTTAATTGCTGGAAACCTGTAAAATGGCAATCAGCAGCGAAGCTTTAGATCAAGCAAGCCTTTTAGGAAGCTCTAAAGAACGTTCAACGACTAATCCGAATGGATGTAGGAGAAATAAACTCCGAAATGGAATAAATTTAAAATTTAAATATGAAATATATAGTATATCAAACTATTAATAAAATTAATAATAAAATATATATTGGAGTACATGGTACAGAATCTGATGATTTTGATGGTTACATAGGAAATGGAGTTAATATATTTAGACCTGCTTCCTATAAAAATTCAAAAACTCCTTTTTAGTTTGCAGTAAATAAATATGGAATAAAAAATTTTATTAGAACCACTATAAAAGAATTTAATAATGAGGAAGATGCTTATAAATTAGAAGCTTTTTTAGTAGATAAAGATTTTTTAAAAAGAACTGATGTTTATAATTTAGCTTTAGGAGGAAGATTAAATGAAGATAATCTAAAAAATCCTAAAAAAGAAGTATATATGTATGATTTAGATGGTAATTATATTAGAAGCTTTTCTGGTTTAAATATAGCAGCTAGAACATTAGATCCTACATTACCTAATGGATCTCATATTTCTAGAGCTATTCGTACTGGAGGTACTTTTTTAAATTATCAATGGTCTTATGAAAAATTACCCACAATGAAAAAAATAAAGACCAAAAAACCTAAATCTTTTAATACTAAAAACAGTCCTAAAATAGGTCGTTATGACAAAAAAGGAAATTTATTAGAAATTTTTGAAAATCTTACTTTATGTAGAAAAGCAGGATATTCTAATGCTAATAAAGTTCTTCAAGGACAAAGAAATTTTTGTAAAGGATTCATATTTAAATATTTAAATTAAGAGATAGTCTAAACAAATAGGAAACTATTTGAATTAATTGTTTGTTAAATATCAATCTTCAACTGAGAAGATGCGTAATTATATTACTCAGATTCGTGTAGAAGATTCTAAATCAGATCGTTATGCTCTAATGGAAGATAAACTTATCTCTATTGCTAAAGGTGAAGGAAATGGTAAAGCTTCTGAAGCTCTATTTAACTTCCCAGCATTTGATGAGACTATTCATAAGAATTTCTTATGTGCACGTGAGGGCGAACTTTTATTTGGTAAATCAACAATGTCCGTAGATGGACAATCTACTTGGATTAGTAGATCTACTGGTAGACCTAAACTAAAATGGGCAGCTTAATAGTAATATTAAGACTGAATTTTCTTTAATTGCTGGAAACTCCTAATATTTAGGACAATCAGCAGCTAAGAAGTACAAAAGATAGGCTTTAAAAGTAATCGTACTTAAAGTTCAACGACTATCCTTTTAAGGAGTACATTAATTAATTTAATGGAAATGGGAAATAGCTTAATAAAATATATCGTATATATAACAATTAATTTAAAAAATCAAAAATTTTATATAGGAGTACATAAAACAGAAAATCCATTTGAATTTGATGGATATTTAGGATGTGGTGCTTTTATAAATAAGCCTTCTAGCTATAATAAAGGCAAAACTTTATTTCATAGAGCTATTTTAAAATATGGAGTTAATTCTTTTAAAAGAATTACTTTATTTATTTATAATACTGAAAAAGAAGCTTTATAGAAAGAGGCAGAAATAGTTACTGAAGAATTTATTAAACGTAAAGATGTTTATAATCTTATTCCTGGAGGAAAAATTCCCCCAAGACATTGTAAACAAATTTATGTTTTTGATTTAAATGGAAATTTACTTAATACTTATAATTCTATTACAGAATGTACTAATAAATTAAATTTAGGACACGATACTATATCTGCTTGTATTTTAAAAGAAAAAGCATATGAAAAATATATATTTAGTTATTCAAATTATATTAATCCAAAAAATTATAAAATGAATGCTACTAATGGTATTTATCAATATAATAAAGAAGGATTATTAATTAAAAAATATAAAAATATTCAAGAAATGGCAAACGGTTTAGATTTACCTAAACAAGAATGTATTAGAATTATTAATGAGAGAGTACTAAAATATGAATGTTATTTTTTATATGCTAATGAGGATATTAATGATTTTTTAAATGAAAAATCTAATAAATTATTTGTGCAAAAAAGAAATTGTTATTGCTATACTTTAGATAAAAAATTTTATAAAACTTTTCAATCTTTAGGAGCAGCATGTCGTTTTTGTAAAGTAACTCATTCAACCATGATAAAACATATAAAATTAAATACTCCATGTAATAATTATTATTGGAGTTATTTAAAAACAGATGTTTTACCAGAAATAAATTACTACAAAAAAGATCCTGTAAAAATTGCTCAATATGATAAAGATCATAATTTAATTAAAATTTGGGATTCTATTACTGATTGTAAAAAGGAATTTCCTTCGTGTTTAAAAGTATGTAGAAAAGAAAGAAGAGTTTGTAAAGGATATATTTTTGAATATATAAGTTAAAGATATAGTCTGATCTTTCTAGTAATAGAAAGTTAACATTATGATTCAAGGTGGCGATGGTCTTATCGCTCAGGTTTCACGTTTTGCAAGCAAATACGCTGCAAATAACTTTACAGTTAATACATTCCAACAAATCATCACTCAGATGATTTCTAAGTGTGATAGTCCTGAAGGAAATACATTCTTATTTGTATGTAATCCTCAGTTATTTGGTATTGTTCAGAGAGTTCTATTTGATTATCTAGCTCACTATCGTACAGATGGAGCTTGGCTATGGTCAAAGGAGAATGGTAAGATTAAAGTAGGAGCTACTTTCAATTCTTATTCTTATATGAATAATACTATTTCATTTAAGATGGATAGAACTCTTGAAAGAGAGTATAAGTATCCTTTCGGTATGTGTCTTGACCTAACTTCAGGTTCAACTAATAATGGACACGCACCTATTGAGATGCTTACTGTTAAGGGAGCTGAATATGTTCCTTACGTACAGAATGGTCCTGGTCGTGGTACTGGTAAAGAAGGTGGAGAAGTTTCTACACTAGTTGCTGGTCAAGTTAAGGGTATCATGGGTTACTGTGGTGTATGTGTAGCTAATCCTTATAAGTCATTTATCCTACAAGGTTAGATTTAATTTAATACAAGAGGGACCTAGTTCCCTCTTGTTATTTTTATATGATTATGGCAAAGAAAGTTAATGAAAATGATAAATTAATGGCTAACGAAGTAGCCTCAAAAAATATTATTAAACTAAGAAGCGTTTTTGGTAAAACAGGTATGGCATATTATTTTAATCCTCAAAAAGATAAAAGAGGAGTATATCCTAGTTGTGTAAGACGCGTAAATAAAGATGGAGATATGATTTTATCTGATGCAGATAAAAATGATCCAAATGCATATTTTATTCCAGAAAATGCAGTAATTGAAGTTAGAGATGGTCAAACATTTGATCTATCTGATTTAAAACAAAGTTGTGAATGGGAAGCAATTAAAAATAGTGATCTTATTGCTGAAAGTAGAACTGCAAAAGATGCCAGCGGTAACTATAAAATAGATGGTTCTACTAATACTCAGAAAATTGCTAGATATGGACGAGCTGAACTTTATATTGACAGACCTGGAGAAATGGCAGAAAAAGCAGTTACTAATTTTGAGAAACAACTGAAAGCGGCTAATATGATTGAAGGTGAATCACTTAATAAACTACTTTTAGTAGCTCGTGTATTTGGTAGAAATATGCAGAATAATGTTGCAGCAGAAATTAAACAATTCTTATATCAAATTGCTCAAAAGACTCCAGATAAAATTATTGAGGCATTTACAGGCGGTGATTTAGCATTAAAATTACTTTTTATTGCCGCAAAAGAAAAACGTATTATTTATTCAAAAGCAGGAATCTGGGTTTATGGAGAAGATGGAAATACAATTTTAGGTTCTTCTGAAGATTCTGTAATTGAATGGATGAAACAGGCACAAAATCAAAAAACCCTGAATGTTATTAAAGGAGAAGTTTTTCCTGATATGACTCCAGGTTCAAATGAATAATTATGACAATTAAACAAGTACTACAAGCTGTCAGAATTGAGCTAAATAAACATAAAGCTCCAGAATTAGGTCTTGTTGAATTTAATTATTTTGCAAATAAAGCTATATCACAATATATAAATTTAATATATAATGTATTTGAAACTAATCAGCAAACTACGGATGATATTAGAGTACTTAAAAGTACTGCTAAAATGAAACCAGAAAAAATTAAACATTAGGAAGATTATTTTCAAGATACTGATCTAGGTGAACACTATATTGATTTATCTTCAGCAGAAGGTTGTACTTATAAAGTACAATTACCTATAGATTATTTGCATTTATTAAATTGTATTTGTGTTTTTAAAACAAAGAAAACTTGGGAATGTTACCCAGCAGGTTCTATAATGAGTAGAAAAGCTACAAGACTAACAGCAGATTCTTGGGGAATGGTAATGGATGATGCTTTTAATTATCCATCTCCTTATTATCCTTATTTCTATATTCATAATAGAAATTTATACCAAGATACAGCTCCTTATAATCCTATTGCACTTGATGATAATGGTAATTTACAAGGAACTGATATGGTAGGTAAACCTCATAATCCTGAACGTTATACTGTAGTATCAAATGGTTTTTCATACCAAGTTGTTAAAATTACAAAAACACTTTTAATTAATTCTTCTAGTACAGATAAAGAATCTCGTACTGTAGAATTACCTAAAGGAAAATATTTCATTCAAATAAATGAAGATCCTAAATTAGTTTATATAGTAGATTCTACAAAAGAATAGACTCCAGCTAGTTAGTATATTAATGCTGATTTAACTGGTAAACTTATTAAAGTTAATCCTAGTTTAACTTGGGATGATTTTAATAATCAATTAGTTACAGCAGAAGCTATTGAAATTGATCCTTTAGAAGAAACTATAGAAGCTATTGGAGCAGCAACAATGGTTTATCCTGATGCGGATAAAACTATTAAGAATCTAGCAGATTTAACTTCTGCTTCGGGTTCTTCAAATTTTCCACGAACTTTTAAGATGGATTTAGATGGAGATGGCAAGAAAGATACTAATGTATCTCTTGTTGAAAGACCGATTGCCTCACGTTTAAGTAACCCATCTACAATTAATATGGAAATTAGATGTGGTTCAGATGATGTTTTTGAACTTGTACAAGTTAGAGCAGATTATTTAAAAAGTCCTCAGAGAGTTAATTTAACTCATGAGCAAATGATGTTAACTCAAGACACTTCACAAATAATGGAATATCCTGACTACGTAGTTCAAGAGATTATCAATATATTAGTCAGACTAGTTTTAGAAAACAACTCTGATTAGAGACTTCAAAGTAAAATTGCTGTAGATCAATCTATTGCAAGAAATACTAATCAAGAATCTTAACAATTTAAATTTTATTAATTATGGCATTATCAGGTCTTAATTGGAATACAACGACTGTTATTAACAGTCTTGAAGATAAAAATGGTTTTTCAGAACTTGTAAAAGGACATGTTCCTGCAGAAGTAATTAATTTCCCTTCTTCTTTATCAGGTTCAGGAAAGAAATCTATTATTAGAGCAGTAAAAAATGATCCAGATGGTCAGAATATTACTGTTCAAGTAGCTCACGTAATGAATTTTAATTCAATGTGGGATAATCGTTATGGTAAAGTAACTAGAATGTTTAAAGCACCTTCAATTGCTGGAGATTTAGCAAAGATTGAAATTGATTTTCTCAAGTTTATAGATCTTAATATAACTTCTCCTGTTAAGATGTATAAATTATTTGTATATCTTTCTGTAGATGGAGCCAATCCTTTCTATTACTCAAATGATTTTTATGTAAAGGGTCTACCTTTTGGTCTTGAGTTTACATATGTAAAAGGAGAATCAGCTGCTGATGTAGCTCAGAAAGTTTATGATCTAATTGCAAATAACAAGATTTTCCAACTTGATACAGATCAGCTAGATTATAGTGTAAATGGTGCTGTATTAACTCTTACAGCAAAAGAAACTTGGCAAAGATTTGCTTTAGTTAAAGTTGCTGAATTTGGACCTTGGGATGATTATTCAATTCCTGTAGGTGTTCTAAAAGCAGATAAGGGTGATCCTTCTAAGCCTAATGGATGTCCAGTTGATAAACTAGGAGTTATTTCTTGTCTTTCAGTAGGTAAAAATGCCTTTGGTACAGCTGATCAACTTCAGCAGGATCTTCGTCTTCCTACTATTGAGAATCTTAAATGGGGTTCTTCAACAAAATGGCAGCAACCTATTCCAGGTGCAACTTACACTCAGTATATTATTACTGTTTAGGCACCTTCTAATAATGGTGGTGTAATGGCAGTTGGTGAAAAAATGCTATCTGAAACTAACCATATTTTCTGGGTTAATGAAAATGCTTCAGTTTTAACTGATTTTGATGCTATTTTAGCAGAACTAGCTACTGCAGCTGAAGCAACACCTAATCCATTTGCAAAAGCTAATGGAGATACTAATGCTCTAGTTACAGAAAAAGCAGCAGCTTCTGGTGCAAAAGAAACTGATTATAAAGGATTTTTTTAATTTAAAGATATTTTTAATATAAACGTAGGGAGAGTTATCTCTCTACGTTTTTTAGTATATACAAATGGATTTTATATTAGCGATTTTACCATACTTTTTTTCAGCAATAGGAGGAAGTTTAGTGCACTATTTACTCACTTTAAAAAGTTAGAAAAAGAAAGCTGCCGCTGAAGCACATTCTGCCCTACTTGATAATAAAGAAAAAGAATTTAATCTTGGTAAAGATTAGTGTTCTTATTTAAAGTCTATGTGCGATCAAACTATAAAGGATTTTTATGAATCTGAAGCCAACTTTAGAGAATAGCTGAGGAAGAATAGAAAGGAGTTAGAAGAGATAGATGCAAAGTGGCTTGAAAAATATCAATAGAAATGTTTAGAAATAGCTTCTGTAAAAGAAGAACTTACAAAAATTAAATGCTTAATATGCTATAGGCATAATTGTACTAATCGTGAATTATCATGCGAATAGAAAAATTAACATCTGCCATTATAAATGATGTAGTTTCTGGTTTAAAAGGTTATCATCAAAATTTAGCATTAAGTAGAAGATAGATTGAAGAAGAAGTAGTAGCAATGCGATTAAGTATTATTAAAAAATATATTCTTGAAGGAATATTAGATATTAATGATATTTTACTTTCTATAGATTGTATTAATACAGATTGCGAAGCTTTAGATCGTTGTAAATGTGATAATATTTGTGAAGATAAAATAATACATTTTTAGATTCCTCAAATTATTTGGGATTTAGGAGATTTAGCTATTAATTATATAGGTTCTACAGATAGAATTTATCCTTTTACTATAGTAACTTCTTTAATTGAATATAATACTTTAAAATATAGAAAGCGAGGCAAAAATAAACCTTTTGTTTGGATTGATACTACTCCTAATGAAAAAGGTTTTTTAGATTGTTTTGTTTTTAATGCTCCATTTTTACAAAAAGTTTCAATTGTCGCTGCTTTTAAAGATCCTAGACAAGTAGATGAAATTGAAAATTGTTGTGTTAAAACTTTTGATGGACCTGTTAATATTAATGAAATTGAATAGAAATCTAAAGGTACAGATATTTTAAGCTTTATAGATATTGAAATAAAAAATACTCTTGTAGAAGAAAAACTCAAATATTATAGACAATTAGCTCCTGCTAATGAGCCAAACAATCAAGAGTTTAATACTGGTAATTAATGAATAATTTTAAATATGCTTTATCATTAGTTTCTACTTTATTTGGTATTAAAAGTAATGATGAAGATACTTTAATTGAAATTGGACTAATTGCTTTCGGTAAAATTGGAAACAAGAGAACTAGGTTATATAAAGCAGTCTTACCTGTTCATCACGGTGTAGTAAATTTACCTTGTAATTGTGATATAATAGAAGCAGTTACAGTGAATGGAGAAGATTATAATATATCTGATAATATTCATTTATTTGAAGATACTTTTTCAGGTATTACAGAAAATTATATTGAAAGCAGAAAAAAAGAAACTGATCAAACCTATATTCCTGGAAGATTTATACATTATAGACAAGAAAAATAGTGTTTATATGTAAATCCTTGTTTTTCTCATATTAATATTCTTTTTTATGGAGAACTTTTAGATGAAGAAGGTTTACCAGAAATAACTGATCAAGAAGCATAGGCTATTGCTACTTATATAGCTTATACATGTAAATGGAAAGAATATATGTAGAATAAAACTAAAGAAGCAGGATAGATTTGTTAGGTTTTAAAAAATGATTGGTTAGATTAGTGTACTCAAGCTAGATAGCCTGAATATGTTAATCAAAATAATATGGATGAAATTTTAGATGCACTATCTAGAATGCCAAATAAATTATACCATAAAAGTTTTAAACCTACTTTATAACATAGGAGTCTTTTTCAAGACTCCTTTTTTTTGTTTAATTTAATAATGTATACAAAATTATATGGTTCTCAAATTAGTGCTTCTGATTTACTTTTAACTTATAAAGGTCAAAAGTTAAATAAAAAAGAAAAAAGAGAATTTGTAAATAAAGCATTTGAAATAATCTTATCCGATATTATTGAAAATGATACACACTTTAATCTACCTACTACAGGAGGATATAAAGCTTCTATATTTTTAAATCCGATTGAAGGAGAGGATTTTAAACAAATTTATAAAAAAGGAGGGTTTAATTGGGTAGATTGGTTTTTAACAAATTTTACAGCTTATGAATTAAAATTTATAACAGAAAAAAATAATTCTTATAAAGAAATTCATTTTAGAGTATCAGGAACTTTATTGGATAAATTAATTAAAACAACATATGATAAATCTTTAGTTAAATGATTAAAATTAAAACTATTTATGATTATATTCCTTAGTTAAAACAGCATTTTCCATAGTATTCTGAGAAAGAAATAAAAAGATTATTATTATCAATGTTTACTAATATTCTAGATTTTTCTAGAAATAATTGTAAAATTTATACCCGTGTTAACAATCAATTTTCAGTAAATATTGGTACTAATTTAAATACAGAAAAATTTTTTAAATATAATTATTTATAGAGATTACAAAAAAGTTTAAAATTATTATATAAAAAGAAAAGAATAGTTTGGGATAATTATTATTATTTTGCTTTAAATGATTATATTTATAAATATCCAAGAACTGGAGGAGGTTATATATTACATGATATAATATTATGTAAAAGTTTAGATTTTATTGAAACTATGAATTTACAAGAAGCTTATCTTTATAAAGTAAAATGGGATACAGATTTAGGTTTTTGTATTCATAGAAAAAAGATGGTTGTTTTTAAACCTCAATTAATTAAATTTAAACCTAAAACTCCTTTTAAAGATTTAATGGTATCTAATAGAAGATACGAATTATTAAAATGTAAAAAACATGTCTCAACAGATAGCAAGCAATCACTTTTAGAAAGGATTAGTGATGGACTTAAATCCCTTACAGACTCCAAATGATGTGTTAGTGTCCGCTTTAAATGCTACATTAATTACTAAAAATGGTAATGAATCTGCTTTACAAAATGATTTTGGTAATGGTAGAGTAGAAACAGCCTTTTTACCTACAGGTTTCATTCCAGTAGGAGTTTGTGAATTTGGAGATATTATATATATAACTTCTTATAATCCTTTAGAAAATAAATGTTAGATAGGTTGTTTTCCTTCTCCTGAAAGAAATATTTCTACAGATGAATTAGATCAACCAGATGTATCTATAAGTAATACTTTTTAGGAAATAATTAATAATCAAGCTACAGGTAAATTATTAAATACTGAGCAAACTTATATGATTGGATTATCTAAATTAAATCCAGGAGATCAATATTTAATTTCTTTAGATAAAGATGTTACACAAGTTTTTTCACCTAATGATACTGAAAAAATTACCTATTTAACTGATCTTTATAATGATGCTCATGAAATTAATAAATTTCCTAAACTAATTAGAATTTCTATTATTTGTATAGATGATAATTCTAAAATAGTTGATTTAGGAGGCACTGTAAAATGGTTTAATCCACCTGATTATTATTTAGCTCAGAATAAAACTTCTAGTGCTCAATAGCCAAATTTAGATGCTTATAGAAATTTATTATCAGATGGTTATGCTGTATTTAATAGTAAATATCCAGGTAAATTAGCTTTACAAATAAAGTTAGAAATGCCCACAAGTTTTACTTGTACAGTATCTGGTATTGAAGTAAATAATAATGGATAAAAATTTAGAAAATGAAATTCAAGATTTAATAGATAAATCTATTACTTCTAAAAAAACACAATTTGGTAAATCTTATTCGGAATTAGGTACTTCTGATTCTAATTTAATTCTTCGTACAAAAGGAGATATTAAAATTCAATGGGGAGGTAAATTTATAGATTTATTAAAGAATGGTAAAATTAATACAGAATCTAGTATTGATTTAAAATATATTCAAGATGAATCTAAAATAGGTTCTGCTAATGGTATTTATATAACTGAGGATAATCAAATATTTATAGGAAATTCTAGTAAACATATAAATATTAATCAAGATCTTTCTTCATTTATTTCTTTTATGGAAGAACAACAATTAAATGAGGAATAGTTTAGTAGAGTATTAAAAAATATAGGATTAATTTTTGAAACTAAATAGGCAGTATTAGCTTCTAAATTAACTGAGGGATTAGTATATATTTTAGAAGATTCTACCCCCTATATATATAAAAACCAACTATTAACTCCTATAATTTAGAACAATCCTGTTCAAAGTAATGCTGAATTTGATACTTTAACTGTAAATACAATAAATAGTAATTAGACTATAAAAATAGATGCTCCTCTTTCTACTTAGACTTTATATTCAGATAATATTCAAGTAAATACTTTAAATGTAAAATATCTTGAAATAGAAGCAAAATCTGTAGAAAGTAAAAATTTATTAGAAGATTTAACTATAGGAGATACTTTATCTGATACAGATATTTTTGGATTAAATATATATGGTAAAATTACAAATATTAATAATGATATTATATCTTTAAATAATAATGATATACAATATCAATATTAGATAGTATACTATGAAGATGAAGGAGATATTTTTAAATCTGCTATATGTATTAAACAAAAAAATACGTCTAATAATTTATCTTTTAATTCTGAAATATTACAAAATTGTGTAATTACAGAAAGTACTTTAAATTTACCATACTTTACAATTGAACCTTTAGAAGTACAATATTATGCAGATAATGAATGTACAATTCCTTTAAATTTAAAAATATTTAATGCTGAAGGAATTATTAATAATACTACTTTAAATTTATCAGATGTAAATTGGGAAGGAAATATTAATTTAAATAATTGTGTTTTAAATGGAACTTTAGTACAACAAATAGAAGATACTACTCCTGAAGAAATTTTAAATATATTAGCATCCGATTAGTACAAAGAAATTTATTATGATAATGATTGTTTTCACTTAAAAAAATTGTTACCTAAAAATTCAATTATTTTATGTGCAAACCCTGATATTCCTGTATCATCAGTTTCATTTTCTTTAACCATTCCTTCTATAAATGTATTAAATAATAATGAAGAAGTAATAGGAACTACAGAATCTGTTACATTAGAAGTACCTATTACATAGATTTTAGTTAATTCAAATACATTCTCATGGCAACTACTTTAAAAAGACAAATATAGCTAAATTTAAGTTTTTTATGGGAATCTGAAAATATTAATATTAACCCTATAGGTTGGGTTTTATTAGATACAAAACTAAATGGAGAAGATATTGCTGATAGAAATACTTATACTGTGAAATTTACAGAAGTTAATACAGAAAATTATATGGAAGATTCTTGGACAATTCCTTCATTTATGAAAACTATTCAAAAAGTATATGAATATTCAACTGATCCTTTTTATTCTTTTTCGTTAAATTATCACCCAGAAACGTTTAAAGGAGTTTATTCACAATATTTAGATAAATATGCTTTAGATGTTTACAATCAATTTAATGTAGTTATATTAAAAGAAGATAATTAGGGTTAGGATTAGATAGTACCACTATTTCCAGAAAATCAAAATACCATTAAAAATTTATTGAGTAAACAATTTACTTATAAATCTTATTTTAATTAGCGTACTAAAAAATATAGTGAACAAGAATATTCTTTTCAATATTCTGATTATAAAGCAAATGAAGTAGATACTTTATTAAAAATTAAAAAATTGCCTTATATAGTAGATCCTGGTAGGGATGATAATAAGAATACTAGTCAACTTACTGATTAGTTATTAGTTTAGCTATTTAAATTACCTATATTAAAAAATACAGATCCTTTTGAAATTCCATTAAAAAATCAAGATAAATATCAATGTTTATCAGGTTTAGTATGGCACTATAAAATAGCTCCTATTATGCCTTATGGTATTTTAGATAATTTAGCTGTAGAAGGAGAAATTGATTTAATGTAGATAGGTATTTATAAACAAGAAATTAATTCTTTTAAATATTATAATACTGAATATCAATCTACTTTAAATATAAATATGACTTCTTATAATAGTGTAGGGCATACTTTAAATACTATTAAATTAACTTTTTATGATTTATACGGAGAAGTTTGTACTTATACTTTACCTAAAATGATTTCTTATAATGGGACCTTTCAAGTAATAGTTCCTTTAGATGGATCTTTACATGAGGGAATGCAAGCAAATCCTAATCATCCAAATAAATTTTCAGCTACTCGATTAGATCTTTCAGAAACTACAGGTATTACTTTTTTACCTAATAAAAATGTAAATATTCCTCTAACTAATTATATTGATGATTTAGGTAATTTGGCAGGAATTACTCAATATGCTTATCATGATCAATCTGAACCTGAAGGATTACACCCTTATTATTTATATTATGTGACAGTATCTTGGGATGAAGAAGAACAACCTGGTAATTATATTACAGCTGATGAGGGTTATTGGTATTGGACTAATAATAAATTTAATACTTATTATTTTGATAATAATATATTAAATTACAATGATATTGATTTTGATTTAGACTTATCAGTTAATGCTTATATACAAGGTACAGCTCCAGAAACTAAAACCTAGGTAATTGACGAAAAAACAACTATTTATACAGAAAATACTGAAAATAATCCATTTACAGTCACTATATTACCTGATTTAGTTAATAATTATAAAACTTTATTTTTTAATACTTCTAATGTAGCTTCTTTTATTGATTCTATATCATTTGGAGTAAATGAAAATATTCAAGAATGGAATAGAGATCTAGCTATATTAAATATAGATGATACCGATAAAGATGAAGAATCTTATGTAAATTGGGATATTTATACTGAGGATTTTAATACTAATTCTGAAATTATTAATTATTATCCATCTTTTGGTAATTATCAAGATACTGTTTAGTTTACTGGACAAAAAATAAATAATTCACAATTAACTAATAAATCTACTAGTGAGTTAAAGTTAAAATTAAAAGAAGATTTAAAGAGAGTATTTGAATATGATTCTATTCCTGAAAAACAAACTAAATCTGTTTATTTAGTAGATAAAAAACCTTGGAAAGAAAAGCATGTTTGTAATGCTTGTTTTATATGGAATACAGAAGACCCTATAAAAACTATTATTTGGGCAACTGATTCAGAAAATGATATGCGTACTTTAGATGGAACGATTCAAACTAGATTAAAAACAGATCTTTATTTAGATAGAATAGGACAAAATAAAATAGCTGAAATTAATGGTGGACAATAGTCTGCAGTTTATATAAATCCTAGAGGTTTAAATGAGAGTTCTACTTTTGTTGGTTCGTGGTTTAGACATGGAGGAACTCCTTTAAATATGTCTTTACTAAATTTAGAAAGTAATTAGTTAGGTATATTAACATTTTATAGTGTAATTGGAAATCATATGGATCAGTATATAGGTAATGATTGGTTTGCTGAATTTTAGAATCCTCCTCATTCTTGGGATGCTAAAAATAGTGATACTGGTAGAGGTAATCCTTTGTGTTTTCATCGATATGCTAGAAATGAAGATAGAAGGGATAGAGGTACTTCTTGGGCACATTTAGATAGTAATCCTAGTATAATTAATTCTCCAAAACAAAATTTAAGATTTTATAAATATGAAAATAATTATTATATATTTAAAATAACTGCTGAAGATGTAGCAAAATATCAATATTTAAGTTATAATGCAGTTATTTATGGTATTAATAAACAAAAAACATCTTTAGAATCTGAAGTTGATGTTATTACACAAATTTTATAGAATACTGGATTTATTCAAAATTTACAAGATTTAATTATTTAGATTAATTAGAAAACTGAACCAGATATTTATATAGGGTTATTAAATTCTAAATTATGGATTTCTGAAATATCTAATATATTACATAAAGATTTAACTAAACCTTGTGTGCAATTTAAATATAATGGAAATGCCCAAACAGTACAAAATCTAAAAATTAAATTACCTTATATAGAAAGATTTATTTCAGATTAGGAATATTATAAAGATCCAGATGATAATAAATGTTACCCTATAACAAATTCTTTAGTTTATTATAAATTAGCAGGATTAGATACTAAATATTTTATTGAAAATTCTGATTGTGATAGTGGAGGAATTAAATTATTTGATATTATTTCTAATTATGATAATTGGAATTGGGAAACTAGCCTTAATACTGTTGCTTATTATGTTAGAAATGAACTACCTAAAGATTATAAACATGATAATGCATGGCATTTATTTGATTCTCCTATTTTTGGTAATTCAATGGCAGGAACTTTATCTATACCTTATAAAAGAATGGAATAATGGAAAATTATATAACACTATTTAATCAACCTATAGGAGTAAATGTTCTATATCATTTATTGCCTCAAAAAGGTAAATTAGTATATGAATATAATGCTTTTCGTAATTATAGATTAACAAAAGCAATGTTTGAATATAATAGATCTTTATATTCAATAGAAGAATTAAAAAAATTATTTAATATTTTTCCTAAATATTATTCTAAAGAAAATACAGCTTTATTTTTAAAATAGAAGAAATACGAAAAAGATGGACAAGATTATTATGAAACTATAGATATAGTATATTTAAATCCTATTAGAGAAGCAACTTCAGAAGCTACTATAAATGATATAAAATCTACTTTAGCTACTTTTTATTCTATTAATTCAGCTGATGTTACTTATGATCCTAATACTTATAAATATTCAGTAGGAGATTATTACTATGTCTATATAGGTTTAGCTGAAATTAATAATTTCTTAGATTTTACAAATAATTTAATCCCTATTCATTTACGTATTAAATTTTAGAATTTAGCTTATGAAACAGTTAATGCTTAGAATGGTTGGGAAAATGCCTCAGATACTACTATTATTTCAAGATAGCCTGGAGAATTAGTTGATTTTATAACAGATGAATTATAGTTTGATTTAAAACATCCAGTAACTATGATTCCTCAATATAGTTATGATGGCTCAGTTAATTTAATTTTAACTGATGGTAAACAAATTCCAAAATTAATTAATTCACGTTTTAGTGCTACAGGTAAAAATACCTATGAAATAGTAGATAGAAAAGGAGATGCTGATACTAATATATATGATTAGGGAGATCAATTTGAAATTGATACTAATTTATATAAATCTATTATAAATATCCCTAAAGTAGAATATTTAGGTAGTTTAGCTGGAGGTAATTTACAAGTAGGTAATTATCATTTTTATTTTAAACTTACAGATGCTGATGGTAATGAAACTGATTTTTGTGCAGAATCTGGTTTAGTTAGTATATTTGTAGGATTTGATACTAAAGCTACTACTGGTAGTGAAAATCAAAATTCTTATAAATTAATTAAATTCCGTTTAACTAATGTAGATCAAGCTTATAGTTATGTTAAAGTTTATTTTTCTAAAGCTTCTTCTTAGTTAAATATGAATGCAGCTATTTCTTATGGAGAAATTGATAAAAAATTTATTATAAATAATAAAGGAATTTGTAATATAACTATTACTGGTTTTGAAGAAGTTCTACCACGTACCTTACAAGATATTAATTTATTTTATAATATTATTAATAATGCTAAAACAGGTACAGTAGCTCAAAATATGCTTTTCTTAGGAAATGTATAGAAAGAAGAAATTCCTTATAAAGATTTAGCTGATTTATCTTTACGATTTTTACCTAAAGTAGAATATGAAAATTATGATCACAATATAGATGAACACTATGTTATAACGTCTAAAAATAAAGGATACTATGACGATAAAAATATTTATTACTCTGTGGGCTATTTTCCTGATCAAATATATAGGTTAGGAATTGTTTATATAATGAAAAATGGAGAATTATCTCCAGTTTTTAATATACGAGGAAGAGATAATATTTCTGATATATGTACATATTCACATTATGATATGTATAATAAAGATGGTTCTAGACATTATATTACTATTGATGAAGAAACTAATTTATTGATTCCTGATAAAGATGAAAACGACGCATCTATTTTAGAAACAATTCCTTTAGAAAATTCTAAAGGAGTTATTCGATTTGAGTATAATGATGATACCAAAGACACAAATACTATATTTGCTTTAAAAGTAGAAACTGATGAAGAAACTATTAATGAATTAAAGAAATTAGTAAAAGGCTACTTTTTTGTTAGACAAAAAAGAATACCTACTATTCTAGCTCAAGGTGTTACTATTAATACTGATTTGGAAGCTCATACTCCTGTTATTCCTACTTGTGGGGGTTTTATTGATCAGATTAAAGATTCATTAAGAACAAGTCATACTATTATAAAAGATATTAGTGATGTAGTAGATATTTCTGAAGGATTTTTATCTAGATACCAATATACTATTAAAGTTAATGGTAGAGGTTTATTCAAGAAAATAGCTTTAATTTCTTGTGCTGTAGCTGTTGCTGTATTAGGTGTTGCTGCCGGTATTGTTACTGGAGGAACTGCAACAGTAGGTGCCGCTGCAGGTTTAATGGGAATTTTAAGTACATTAGGAGCAGGTTTAACAGCTGCTGGTGTTACAGCTGCAGTAGCTATTGGAATTGCTGCTGTAGGTACTGGAGCTGCTGCTATAGCTCAGGCTATTAATCACGGTAAAGGTCATGACCGACTGAAAAAAGAAAATGTAATTAGTTTAAATCCAGGTGAATCTATTGATGGTAGAAATATTAAAGATAGATTTCCAGAATATAGTTCTAAATATCATGATATTAAAGAATTAGCTTCTAGTAGATTATTAACTCATGATTTTAAAGAAAGAGCTATACTTAAAAATCCTGATTTAAGTCGTACTAATGCTATTATATGTCCAGATTATGAAACAGATTAGGCATTTTATAATAGTATTTTTACAGGAAATGATCATTTAATTAAACTCACTAATACTCAAAGTTTAAATATTCTTTCTACTAAAAGAACAAACTATTTTACTAATGGAGGATTAGAAGAACCTAATTATTTCTATCTAACTAAATATGAAGATTATCCTAAATTATTTAATTTATTATTAGATAATAATCCTAATCTTAGAGGAGAAATTGCTACTCATAGAATGAATTCTGATGTTACTGCTAAAATCATTGGAGTTCCTGATGATGTTCCTTTAGTTAGTATTGATGGAGTTAAATTTAGAAGTAGAGCAGGATATGCTGAAGAAGCTTTTAGAATAGAAGAACTTGGTTAGGATTATAAAGCAGCTGAAGATCAAACTGACTATGATAATGATGATGATAGTGATGTTGTTTCTAATGGAGAAACACAAGTTACTAAAGATAATAAAAAGATAAATTCTGAAATTATTAGAGGAAGTTTTGGTGCTTATTTAGGCTATTCTGATAAAGAAGATGTTTTAAATCCAGCTTGTATTGTTAATATCTATATTCCTAATTATAATGAAGCACAAATGCCAGATTATTTTGCGATTCGTATGCACGATCAATCTCCTTTTGAGGCTATTTCAGAAAGATTTGCTATGCTGGATATTGCTGATAATCAAATAGAAAAAGATGCTTCTTTAACTTCTGCTGCAAGTAATGCTCAAATAGGTTATCAATGGATCTTACATAGAGGTGATTGTTATTTATGTCAAGTTACTCATAGACTAAATAGAAATTTTCAAGATCCTTCAGCTCCTTATAATGATAAAATAGTAGATAGTAGTTCATGGAAAGATCATTATGATCCTAATGATCCTACTAGCTATGGAGAAATAAATTTAGGAGATGTTAATGCTATTAAATTAGGAATGTGGATTACTTTTAGAATTCGTTCTTCTAAAAATTTAAATATTAGAACTTTAGATTATTCTAATGTTGATGAAATGGCAATGACAATGCACCCTAGAGGTTATTATCCTTATTATGATATGAATACTGATGGTAACTATAAACATCCTGAATCTCAAGCTTATAATAATGGATTTATAAAATCATTATCTGAAAGAAATAATTATGAAGAACCTGACGTACCTGCTATTAAAAATTGGTTTGGTACTAGAATAATGTATTCTGATATTCAAGTTAATGATGCCTTTAAAAATGGTTTTAGAGTATTTCAAGGCCCTGCTTATAAAGATTATACTAGAGAATATGGAGAAATTACTAAAATTGTAAATTTAAATAATAATTTATTAGTAGTATTTGAACACGGAATTAGTATGATTCAAATAAACCCTCAAGGTCCTTTAGAAAATTTAAAAGCAGGTCAATAGTATTTAAATACTAATAATGTATTGAGTGATTTAATAGTTATATCAGATTGTTATGGTAGTCAATGGCAGGATTCTATTCTTTCTACTCCTAAAGGAGTTTATGGAGTTGATACTGTAGCTAAAAAAATTTGGTATACTAATGGTACTAATTTAACTATACTTTCTGATTTTAAAGTAGGAGAATTTTTAAATAGTAATATTACTTTATCCGAAAGAGAATTAGATCCAATTTTAGGTTTAAAAAATGTTAAAACTTGTTATAATGCTTATAAAGAGGATGTAATGTTTACTTTCTATGATGATACTTATGGTGTTCAAGAATGTGTTTGGAATTTATGTTGGAATGAACAATTAATAACTTTTGTTACTTTCTATTCTTGGGTGCCTAGTTTTATGGCTAATATTAATAATATTCCTTTTAGTTTTGATAGAAATACTTCTAAATGGATTGCTAAATTAGGTCAATGTCATTCAGAAAATTCTTTTGCTGATGGTATTACTTGTGATAATGTTGTTATTCGTAAAAATTTATTAACGAATGATCAACAATGGTATGATCTAGGTAAATTAACTTTATCTAATAGAGTATTACCTGAAGGGTTAGATTATATTATAGAATTTACTAAAGGAGATTATGATCCTTTTAGAACTTTACAATATATTGAATTAGATAAACAAGAAGATGGTTACCATTTATTAGTAAATGCTAATAGATTATGGGAATTAAAATCAGAATTATATTATAGAAATTCTCAACCAACTCATGTTTATCCTGATTGGGATAATTATAAAGATAAACATACTACTGAAAATCCTGAAGAATATTTTGAAGCAGTAGAAGAACTACCTATATTTATTAATAGAAATCATAAAAGACTTTGTAGACCTAGAAATAATAGTGTAGACAAATAGATTAATCCTGATAAATTAATCACTTTATTGCCTTTAAAAGCTACTATTAAAGTTAAATTAGAAAATGATTTAGATCCAAGACAAGCTTATTATATTTATACTGAAGGAGATAAAGATTTATCTAATTATGCTAATGCAGGTACTTATGAGTCTATGGTTGCTATAATTCCTGAATGGAATTTACAATTTTTATCTACAGATTTTTGGAAACATGGTTTTGCAGGAATTGTAGATATTGCAGATAAAATATACCCTTGTTATTGGTATGGTAAACAACATCCTTTTGAATTTGAAGTAATTGTAGTTGATCGTCCCGATCAACATAAAGTTTTTTAGAATTTACAATTAATAGCAAATAAAGCTAAACCTGAAAGTTTCCATTTTGAAGTAGTAGGAGAAGCTTATGAGTTTTCTAATGATAAATTAAATGCTTATTATAGACAAGAAGCTTTACGAGCTTTATGGCAAGCTAATGGTGCTGATATTTGTTATAATAATAATTTCTTAACTTTATAGCCTGAATAGAATGAAGTATCTATTGATTTACCTCATCATTATGTAGCTAGACAAGATACTATTAATGAGGTAGAAGATTATTATGTAACAGCTACTTCATCTACTTCTAAAGATTATAGATATTTATCTGGAGGAGAAATTACATATTATCCTAATAGACAAGAATTTAGATATTGTAACCATATTAAAGGAATTGATTTTAAAGACTTTAGTGATGATGATGCAAATAGTTTAATTCATAGTAATATGAGATATATTGAGGATACTTGGTATATTAATATACCTCCTTTATATATTTTATTTAAAAATGAATATAAACCAGTTAATTATAATATGTTTAAACAATCTACTTGGAATGATGTAAATAGACCACCATTACTAGTTAAAAATGCACCAATACCTACTAAAGCTTATGATCAAATTAAATATAATAATGGACTTGTTCAAATCCCTGAAGTTCTTAGTGATATAGGCTATGGACTTAATGATATTGATTTTAGCAATTGGCGTGATAGTCTTTCTATTTATCAAATGGGTCCTTATGGCGAAGGTCAAAACCTTCAAAGTGTACCTTTACGAGATAGGTTTATTAAAATCAAAATCAGATATACAGGAGATGAATTAGCAATAATAGATTTCTTAAATACGTTATATACAAATAGTTATGCGTAATATTAGATTTTAGAAAATAAAAAAAGAAGTATTAAAAGGGCAAGGAGGATTCTCCTTTCCTGATAATAAATATCCTACTACTGATTTAGTTGTTCAAGCTTTATCTAGAAATAGAAATAAACAAAAATTAATAGATAATATTCAAACTGATTTTATAAATGATCCCTTATTTGAAATTAATTAGAACTAGAATTATTTATAGGATTAGAATTTTGATGAGACAATTAAAAATTAGTATAAAATTTATAATGAAGAATCTCCAGAGCAACAACATTTAAATTAGCTCCAAAAATCAGGAGAATTAGATAAATCTTTAGAAAACGAAGAAGATACTTTAAGAGATCCCTCATTTTATGATGATAATAAATTACCTGGAGATAATAATCAATCACCTGGTGAACAAATTATTTTTAGTAAAGGAAATGGAGGATTCAGTAATTTAAAACCTATTGATAAAACTAAACAACAAAATTGGCTACAAAATGTTAATATAGGTTTAGGTTTAGCTTAGATGGGAATGTATGCTTTAGGATCTAATTAGAATGATTCTAAAGGAACTACTATGATGAGGGGAGGTATTGCAGCTGGAGCTGAATTAGCTTCTCAATTACCCCCTCCTGCAAATGCAGCAGCTCCTATACTAAAGAGTATTAATTTAGCTGATTCTATTATGGATTATGCAGGTGTAGGTCCTTATAATAAAACTTTTTAGAAAGATGATTATACTTTTGAAAAAGTAGGAGGTTCTTATGGTTCTACTTTAGCAGCAGCTAATGAAGCGTCTCAACTTTCTGGATTAAGACATGGATTTTTAGGTTTAGGTGGTAGGCGTGCTCGTAATAGAGATAATGCTAAAATTAATGAAGCAAATCGTCAACAAACTATTATGGCTTAGATTGCTAATGAAAATGATGATTTAAAAAATGCTGCTGAATCTATGTCTGATATTAATCATATTCATAATACAGTAATGTTAAATGGAGGATATGATCCTAGATATTCTAGATTATCAGCTAAAGAAGGAGGTAAACTAGAAATAGAATCATTTGATGATTTTCTTGAAAATTATAAAGAAATTGAATCATTTGATGATTTTTTAACTACTTATTTAAAAGAAGGAGGTAAACTAGAATCTCCTAATAATATTGAATCGGATCAAAATGTTATACCTGAAGGAGCTTTACATAAAAATAAACATAATTTAAAAGAAACTGGATTTGATGATTCTTCTATTACTAAAAAAGGTATTCCTGTTATAGATGATGAAGGAAATCAACAAGCTGAAATAGAATTAAATGAAATTATTTTTAGTTTAGAAGTTTCCTAGTTTTTAGAAGAAAACTATCATAAATTTTATGAAGCTAAAGGTAAAGAACAAGATGAAATTGCTTTAAATGTAGGTAAAGAATTAGTATATCAAATACTTGCAAATACACAAGATAATACGGGACTTATCGAAGTAGCAAAAGAAGGAACTAAATTAGTATTAAACAATGCTCAATAATAATCATCAAGAATATTTAAATGGGGAGGGACAATCTCATCTTATTACTACTACAATGGCACAAGCCTCAAATCCTTTTCAAGCAGTCCGTGAATATAATGAGGATCTACCTTTACCTAATTGGAAAATAAAAGATCCTGATTATTTAAGTATTTCTGACTATGTAAAAGAAAAAGTTCAAAATGCTGCGTCTAAAGCTAATGAGGAAACTCCTGATAATCAAACTGAAACACCTAAAACTTAGGATCAATAGCAATCTGAGAATTCTTCTGAAGAAGATGAATATGATTCAAATTATCATCAAGTTGCTTATATAGATGAATCAAATACCCTTGACGGTTATTTACCTCATAACAATCATTCACAAAGAAATAAATATAAAGGTAAACCTTTTTTATGGGTTCAAGATTATTTTAAAGCTGGACGTGAATTAGGATTATCTGATAATTTTATTAAAAATTTAATTACTAAAGATGCCGTAGAATCTAAATATGGTTCTGCTAATCAAGCTGCTTATAATTTTGGTAATATAACTAAAGGACGTTGGAAAGGTCCTACTCATAAAGGAAATGATAGGGATAAAAATAATAATCTAATTCACCCTGAATTCCGAGTATATAAAAATATGAAGGAATATATACAAGATACAACTAAATTAGTTAAAAATCTTTATGGAGTAAAAGAAGATGATGATATTGTTACATTTGCTCAAAAATTATAGGGAAATAATAAGAAACGTAGATTTTACGCTATAGACCCTGCTTATGTAAGTAAATTACAAACTCAATTTAGTATTAATAAATCTAATAAAATGTTTTCATGAATAAGGTAAAAATTACTATAAATGATAAAGTTTATATTTGCCAAGTAGCAGAAACTGAAGAAGAACGTAAACAAGGATTACAAAATATAGATTATTTACCCCCTGATGAAGGGATGCTTTTTATATTTGATAAATAGGGAACTTATAAATTTTGGATGAAAGATACTAAAATTCCTTTAGATCAAATAGCTATAAATAAAGCTGAAACAGTAACCTCAGTTTATACAGCGTCTCCTGAAAGTGAAACTTTAATTCCTTTTTCTAATTGTAAATATTTATTAGAAGTAAATGCTAATTCAGGAATTAATGTAGGAGATGAAGTAGATTTTGATGATTTACAAGATTATACTATGAAAGTTATAGGATCTGATGGATCTACTCAAATGTTACTTAAAGGAGGTGAAAGAATATTTAGTAGAAAATCTACTTTAAAATTTATTCGATTAGCTAAATTGGCAAATGAATATTCAGATGATCCTGAAAATTATAATAAAATATGTAAAAAATTAGGTAAAGCTTTATTTAAAGAACTTTATGCTCAGGATCACAGAGAAAAACAATATGTAGAATTGCCAAAATAATATTGTTTTATAATAACTTTAATTATAACTATTGTCTAGTTTTCAACATAGATTTTATATTCTACTCATGTAGATAAATTAACTTATAATATATATTAAAATGAAACTTAAGAAATTTCAAGAAGGTGGTGAGATGGCTCCTGAAGCTACTCAACCTGTAGAAGCTGGTGCACCTCAAGGAGCTGCTGAAGATCCTATGGCTCAGCTACAACAAATGGCTCAACAAATTATTGAAGCCCTTGGACCAGATGCTGCAATGGCATTGGCACAAATGATCATGGAAATGCTTCAAGGTGGTGCAGCTGAAGCTCCTGCTATGAGAAATGGCGGTACACTTGTTAGAAAAGCCGGTACACTTAAAAATGGTCAAGCTTATTTTCAGAATTATTAATTAACTAGGGTTCATAATTTTATTATGGACCCTTTATTTTTTATAATATGGATCAATTAAATAGAGAATAGAAAGATTTATATACAAAAGCCCTTAGGCAAAATAAAGACACTTTTCTAATTTATGCTCAAAAGAATTTTGGATTACCTGCTGATTCTATACAAAATTTAGCTTCTAGAATTGATGTAAATATTAATCAAGTTAATACTCCTAATTTTAATATAGATGATGCTGGAAATGTCCCTTATGTACAAGGAGTAGGTTCTACTGGGCAGACAATTTATAATATTCGTAATAAGAAAAAAGGTAAAGATGAAATCATTACCTAGAATTTAGATGATATAGCTCACTATTATATGAAGTGGGTTTATAATAATTTACCTGAATCAGAGACTGCTAAATAGCCTACTACCACACCAGGGTATAAATTTGTAAAATAGGAAGCTCCTAAAAAAGAAGGTTCTACTCAAGGTTCTGAAGGTAGTTCTGAAGGTAGTTCTAGTGGAGATTCAACAGGTACAGAAGACAAGACTTCGACTGAAGATAAAAAAGATGATAAACAATCTAAAATTGAAAATCCTTATTATAAAGGAGAAAACGAATTTTTAATGGAATCTTCACCAGTAATGCTTTATAATAAATTAGCTCCAGAATTACAAAAGGATGAACCTGAATTTAAACATTTATATCAATGGATAAGAAATACAAATTTTAATTCAAAACCTAATAGTGAAACCTTTAAAACTCATATTGGAAATTCTCTTGTTTATGATAATATATCACAATCTTTAGGAAATCCTACATGGGTTAAAGGTGAAAATAGAACTTATGTTCCTTTTATAATAGGTTATAATAAATCATTAGGTATTAATGATAATAATAAAAATTATAAATTATTATTTCCATCAGAGCTTGAAGCAGATGCTCCAGAAACTATAAAATCTTTATATAAAGATACTTTGAGTAAATTTAAAGCAGATGCTGCTCTTGGTAAAAATTTATGGAAATATGAATATTCAGGATTTAATGATTTAGTTAAATTACGTTTGTCTTTAGGTAATTATAATTTATTACCTTATGAAAAATATGATATAAATGAAAATATTTTTAAAATTACTCCAGATATTACTAAACCTTCTTATTTTGTATTACCTGGGCAATTAAGTAAAGATAATCCAAATAGTCAATATTTATGGACAGTTGAGGTTAATCCTAAAACAAATAAATTAAAATATGTTTCTAAATCTTTAGGAACTATTATTGATGATTTAACAAAAGATACTAATTGGGATATAAATACTATTAATTTAATATTAAAAACTTTAAATAATTATAAATTTGATTCTACCTAGAACTATATTGATTATGCTGACAGTATAAATACAATTAAATCAATAGTTAAAAAGCAATTAGGAGGAACAGTAGATGCCCCTATTAAAGATATTGATTATAATTATCAAATTCATAATTATCATAATCAAAAATCTAAAGATGCTTTCTTTTTTCCTGAAAAATATGATTATAAAACTGCTTATGCAAAAAGTAGACCTATAGATAAGGATAATTGGAGTGTTAATCATTCTGATGCAGGTTTTACTTGGCAAGACTCTACTAGACTAGGAGCAGCAGTAGCGGATTTAGCTTCAGCAGTTCTGAATGTTACTGGAGCAGGTGTTCCTTTAGCAGCAGCAACTGGATTAGCTGGTACTACTGTAAATGCTATAGCTGATTTTACTGATCCAGCAGTTACATTAAAAGAAGCTTTTTATAATACTGGTTTAAATTTAGGTACTGATGCTCTAGCTTTAATTCCAGAAATAGGAGCAGCAACTAAAGTAGCTAAAGCAGTTGCTACTTTAGGAAAATATGCAGGTCCTATCTTATTAGCTTTAAATAGTTATGGATTATATAATGAGGCATCTTCTTTTAAAAAATTATTTACCGATGAACCTATTTCTACTGAAGATATGCGTCACATGCTAAATGCTTTAACTCAAATTGCAGGTTTAACATCAGCTGGTAAATCTGTAGTTAAACGTCAACTTTCTAAAAATAATTGGACAGAATCTACTAATAAAGTAGGAGTTAAAGTTCAAAATGCTGAAGGAAATATTTAGCATCTTGTGGTTGAAGGAAATGATGCTACAGCATTAAAGAATGCTAAATCTTTAAAAGAATAGAATGACATTTTAGAAAATATGTTTGGAAGCAATTCTTTTAAAGTAGTAAATGATCCTAATTGGACTCCAGGATGGAAACCAACAGAATGGTTTAAAACAACTAATAATCCTTTAAGACCAGTAAAAGAGAATTTAAATACTAATGAACTTTATATTGAAGGTAAAGCTCCTAAAAAAATATTTGGTACTGAAAGTGATGTTATTGTAGATCATAATATTGTAGGTAAACCAAAAGTTGATAATAAGGGGAATAAAGTTTTAAATGAAAAAGGGGAATCAGTTATATATTTTAATGATTATGATTCTTGGCTTTCCGCTATATAGAATAAGCTTAGTAATTTACCTACTATTGATGCAGAAAATTTTACACCTAATATTAAACGAGTATTTAGTGCAGTACGTAGGGATCGCCCAGTTACATCTTTTAATGCAAATAAAAATGGATCTAAATCTACTAGTCCTATAAATAGAGAAACATTAGCTAAAGATATTAATTCAAGAAATGAAAAATATCTTTCTAATTAGTAGGAAAAATTATAGAGAGATTATGATGCACAAAGAGATGATTTAAAAAAATCTTTTGATAGTGCTGATCCAAATAATGTAACTCATAGAAATGCCAATATTGAAATTAACGGAAAACTTTATAATCATGATGAAGCAAAATAGTATTTAGAGAAGTTAAGAAAAGCTTATAATTCTACAAATACTAAAATTCCTAATAATAATCAAGAACTTACAAAAAGTATTAAAGAAGCATCTACAGAATATAGAGAGGCATTACAAAAAACTATAGAAGATTTAAAGAAATCTTTTTCAAATAATTCTTCTAAAATTAAATAGTTAGACTATTCTACTAATTTATTTATAAATGGAAAAAATTATAAAATTGAAAATATTCCTAATGTTAAACAATATACTCCAGAAGAGTTAACAGAAGCTTTAAAAATAAATTTAAAGAAAACAGGAGGAAAAATAGATTTTGATATATATAAAAAATTTATAAATAAATATGGTTCCATTTAAAGTCAGTAATATTACATATAATAATTGGGACGATTTTTGGAAAACAGGTCAATATCAAGATATTCAATAGTTACAAAGAGAAGTTGAGTGGACTAATAGTAATGGGGTAAAATTTAACCCCTTTGCTACTACTCAAAATACTCCTTATATACAAACTGGAGCTATTGATCCTTCTTGGAAATTATTGTCTCAAAAACCTTTCCAATTAAAAGGAGATTCTACTAATTATTATAATGCTTATTTAAATAAATTTAATAATATAGCTTATAAAAAAGTAGATAATAATCAAACAAATTAGGGAAATCCTACAAAATAGGATATTCAAAAAATTTATGATTAGACAGATGCTAATATAAAAAATAAAGGAATTGTATCAGGAGAAACTGTTACACCAGCTCAAACTAAAACAACTATTACTCCAACTAGTGTAACTCCTGGTTCTATAACTCCTGGTTCTATAACCCCTGGTTCTATAACCCCTGGTTCTATAACTCCTGGTTCTATAACTCCTGGTTCTAGTAAATTTAATTGGACTGAATGGTCTGAAAATTATCCAGCTAAAAATCCTGCTTTAATTCCTCCTCCTGAAGAGGATACTAAACAAAATAAATTTTGGTTAGATTGGGATCATTTATATGATATGGCAGGTATGGGATTAAATATAGGTAATACTTTAAGAAATTATAAATTAGCTCAAGAAGCCGAAAAACCTATATTAAAAGATCCTGTTGAACATCATCATGCTATTTATGGAGATTATTTATCTAAAGTATAGGGAGAATAGAATGCAGGTAATTTATTAAATGCTGCTTCTAAACCTATATCTAGTGATATGGCTCAAACACATGCAGCTCAATTACAATCGTAGATTGCTGCTAATGATGCTATAACACAAGGAAATGCAGCTGATAATGCTAAAAGACAACAAACTTCTGAAATAGCTTGGTAGCAAGAAAAAGAAAATAAAAATATACGTCATGATGTAGCTATGGAAAACAGATTAGCTATAGCTAAATCTAGAATGAATCAATTGATGAACAAACAATTACGTAATGCAAGTATTACTAATATTCTTGATAATGGACGTAAAGTTTGGCAAACTGATTGGTAGAAATTCAAAAATAGACGTGAGGCTCTTTAGGATATGTATGAGCAAGAATTTGCAAGTCAAAATGGTATTAATTCTTATATTAAAAGTCATCCAGATTTACCTGCAAATTTAGTTGTTTAGGCTCATAATTATTTATATGCTCCTAGTCAATTCCAAGCTTGGTGTCAAACAGCAACACCTGAAGAACAAGCAGTAGTTATTGATATTATTAAAAATGGTATACAATAGGGGCACCTAGATTATTATGAATCTAAAGGAGTTAATATAAATAAACCTAAACCACAAACTAATCCTATTATTAAACCAGCTTATGCTAAAGATGGTACTTCTTTACAAAAAGAAACTTTAAAGAAACGTTAGAAAGATGAGGATCGTTTTTCTAAAACAATAAATAAAGATAATGATAGATTTTAGAGAACTACTATAAATGCCATTAAAAGACTTTATAGAGCTAGTAAATATTAGTTTGGTGGAGGTATTGTTACTACTGAATTTACCCCAGTACGAACTCCAAGTGAAACTATTCAACCACCTATTTGGTTTACAGGAGCTGCTTCAGGAAATAAAAAAAAAGACGACTCAGCAGGATCGAGTAAATTATTAGAACTTTTAAAAACTTCTAGTGCCCTAGATAATGATAGAAAATTAATTGAAGGTGCTATAGGTAGATTACTTTCTGGTCTTGAATTAGGTAATACAGCTAATATAGAAGCTCAAGCTTTAGCTATTCAAAGTAAAATTAAATAGGCTGAAGATCATAAAAAAGCTTATGATGAGTCACTTAAACACATTCAAACTATAGAAGGTATGGGCGAAGCTTATATTGATTCTTTAGGTAAAATTATGGTACAAGATCCTGAAGGAAACTATAAAAAAGTTTATTTAAATGAAGTAGAAGGTAATAGAATAGTAACTTATGGCGAGGCACTTGATACTAGAAATAGAGATATGTCTGCCTCATTTAATAGCAATATTATTACTGATATTAATAATGGAATTAGTGTTAAATCTTTATTAGATAAAGTTAAAGCTTTAACAGAAAAATTAGGACATAATCAAGTTATAGCTCATGCTATAGGTAGAGTTGAAGATGGTCAAATTGTTTCAGGAACAGGTAGTATTTTAAATCAACTTTTAACTGACGTAAATACAAATAAATATACTATAGGTGAAGGTTTATATAAATTAAAACAAGAAAATAAAAATAATTATGAGCAATTAAGTTATGCTTTAAATTCTTTATATAGAAGTATGACTACTCAAGAATAGGTTTTAGCTGCTTTAAAAGCTAAAGAATCAGGAGTTGATTTATCTACTTATATAATTGAATTATTAGCTCCTCAAAGAATTAATGAAATTAGTGAAACTGAATTTACTCAACTTTAGGATCATGAAAAAGCTGCAAAAGATGCCCAACGTAAATTAGAAGAAACTGATATTACTCCTATGCAACGTGATATTATGCACTTATCTGGTCAAGATAAAGTTATGAATGTTATGATTGGAGGACCTGATCTTGAACATACTGCAGGTAATGTTAGTAGTGTTCATAAAGTACATGAAGGCACTTTAACTATTGAAGGTAAAAAAGTTAGTGGAGAATAGCCATTAACAGGTAGTCAACTATTAAATAAATCTGATATTAAAAGTTTTGGTGACACTTCTAGAGCTACTTTCTTAGGTAAAGAAATTGATGATTGGAATAAAGTTGTTTTAACTAATAATTATTTTTATCAAGCTAATTTACCAACTAATGCAGATGGTACTCCTAATTTCTAGGCTTATGAACAATTAAATAAACTTATTAAATATTTAAATGGAGCTGGTATTACTACTAGAAATAATCAAAAAGTAACAGCTGAAGCCTTTAATAATATAAAAGCTAATTTTACTCCTGAAAGTTTAGGATAGATTCAATTAGCTTGTAAAGAATTAAATATTAATTTAGATTCTATTATTAATTTTTCACCTTTCTTATTTTGTTATGCTAGAGCAGATGAAAAAGCTTTTAAGATGACAAATGATAGTTGGTTTGATATGGTAGATGCCTATGATACTCCTAATGGTTTAGGAACAGAAATATCTGATGATAGAACTACTTTAAGAGAATCTATGGCTACTACTATAAATAAAGCTTTAGGTTTAGATTCTAAGAATAAAATTAAAGCTGAGGATTTATCAAAAATTTGGTCAGGAGCTATTTATATTCCAATGCAAATAGATGCCTTTGGCGATAATAATCACCATTATTCACGTAGTACTACTGAAATTAATGGTAAAATTATGGACCATAAACTCACAGATGTACAACTTTCAGAAAATACAATAAAGAATGGAAGATAAACAATATGATTTACTACTAAGTCTAGTAGACAATGGAGGTAATGCCTCCATTGTAGACTTAGTTGATAAAGGAATGACTACTGATAATACTTCTTTTTATGATAAAGATACTTATAAAAACAGTGAGGTCATTAAAGAAAAATTTACTAATCCAACTACTGGAGAATTTGAGGATAAATTATTTGATAATGTTTATGCTTCTGCTGAAGCTCAGTATCAAAAATTAGGTATTTTACAAGATGTTAAAAAAGCAGATAATTTATTTAAAGATAATGGTTATTTAAATGATGCTTGGTTAAAAATTACTGATAATAATGCTTATCAATTATCTAAATTAGGTGAGGATAGAACACTAACTAGTAAATATATTTCCGCCCCTAATCCTGATTTAGTTAATAAAAGTTTAGCTGAACGTTTGAATTATACTGCTGAATCTCCTTGGTCTGTGAGAGAATTAGCTCAAATGAATAAAGTTAAAGATTCTATGACAGGTGAATGGATGGATACTCCTTCTTTTTTTGGTGTAGAACCTTTAGTATTAGCTACTTATGATGAGAAAGTTAAAGATGAAAATGGTAATGTTATTCATGAAAAGGGAGAAAGGAAATTAGATGAAGATGGTCATTATTATTATGAAACTTTAGGAAATCGTAGTGTTTATGGTAAAGAATTATTAAATCGCTGGGATGTTGTAACTCCTGATAATAGTTTACTTAATAAAATTGATTTTTTCGATGCAGATGATAAATATTCAAAAAATCCTGTTAAAACTATCTTAAAAACTGCTGCACTTGTAGGTTCAATGTATATACCTGGTGTAGGACCTTGGATTGCAGGTCTTAGTGTTTTAATGCAAACTTCTTCAATGCTAGGCACTTTAGGTAAAATGATTACTGGGGATGAAACTAGCTATACTTTAAATAATTTAGAAGCCTTTGCAAAACAATATGCACGTGATTCTAAAACTGATGAAGCTCAACAATCTATATTTTCTTTTGAGAATATTATTGGATTAATTGGAGAAGTAGCTGCTCAATTAAAAGAACAACGTTGGATATTTGAGCAAGCTCCTTTATTATTAGGTAAAGAAGCCCGTTTAGGACGAGAATATATGCTTTCTAAAGAACCTATGAAAGTTATAGATAAAACTTCTGATTTAATCTTTAAAGAACGTTTTAATAAAGAATTTGCTGAAGGAGTTAGTAAATTAAAAACAAGTAGTTTAGAAGATTTTACAAAATATATTTCTGCTACTGAGATGGCTTAGAAAGATATTGTAAAAAAATTTCTTGAAGAACAAGTAAAGAAAAATACACAATTTAGTGCTAATCTTTCTAAAGCTTATATGACTTTCTTAACTACTCACGATGCTTATGGGGAAGCAATTCATATGGGTATTCCTCGTTATGAAGCCTTAGGATATGCTGTAGGTTATACTTTAGCTGAGTATGCACTTTTAAGTACTGGAATCGGTGAAAGAATTTTACCAGAATTACATGCCGATCGTGTAATGATGAAAGGTATGCTAAATACTATTTTTAAAGAAACTAAAGAAACTTTAACTAAAAATAAAGCTCTTTATCCTGAAGATTTTATTGGTAAAAAAGCTTTTAGTTCTATATTTAAAACTGCTCAAGAAAAAAGTAGAAAAGTACTTGATACTTTATTACCATCTTATTATACTAATGAAGGTGTAGCTAATTTAGGTAAAATTCTTTGGGGAAATGCAGTAGGTGAAATGCTAGAAGAAACCTCAGAAGAATTACTAGCTGATTTATCTAAAGAAGCTTTAACTTTATATAGACAATTCCAAAATGAAGATCATATTAATATGTGGCAAAATGATAACTGGGTTGAACGTTATTTTATGTCTGCATTAGGTGGTTTTCTAGGCGGAGGAATGAATGCTGCTCTTACTCATGCCTCTCAAGGATTTGATGCTATTAAAAAATTTGGTGTATTTGAAGGAACTGCTAATGATGCAATATTATCTATTGCTCAAGATCCTGAACAAATAGAATTAATGAATAAAGTTCTAGATCAATTACCTATAGGTAATTCTACAGTTTCTTTTGAATTTAATGATAGAACTAAACAATTTGAAACAACAGGAGATTATACAAAATCTCAAGATTATATTATAAAAGAAAGTTTAAAAAATCTGATAAATTATACTGCTAAACAATTAAAAGCTGATGGAGCTTACTTATCTAAAGAAAGCTTTTTAAATGCAATGACTGAAGTCGGTAGAAATGCTTTTACTGAAGCAGTTAATTTATCTAATTTACGTAATACAAAAACATTAGGTGTTCAATTTTCTCATTTTAAAGAATTATAGAATAGACTAATGAATCTAAATGCAGATATTGATGATATTTATAATAGTAAATCCGTTGATTCTGCTAAATTAAAAGAAGATTAGAAATTACGTTTACAACAGTTAACTGAAGAAAAAGAAAAAGTTATAGCAGAATTAAAAGCCTATGCTAATAAAGAAAAGATTTATGATTTTGCAGAAACTGCTTTATTTGAATCTAATGAAGAATTATCTAAAGCTTTTAAAAAGAAAAACTTTTTAAATTTAGGTCATTATACTGAATGGCGTTTTGGTATGGATTATGCTAAAACTACTTAGAATCAAAAAGATAGAGCTAAAGCAGAATGGGAAGCTTTTCAAGATGAAGAAAATCCTGAATTTATATTAGCTTGTTCTGATATATTTAAAAAGATTTTAAAAGATAATCAAAAAAATATTCAAGAAGCTTTAAATAAACCTGTTCAACAAGGAAATGAAACTCAATTTGAATCTTTATTAAATACTTTATCTAAATTAAATAATGAATTTAATATAGATGAATTAGAAAAATATTCTAATGGAGTTAATGAAACTTTAAATACTATATTTTCTAATTTAAAATAGTTAAAAAATCAATTAGTTCTTCAAGAAAAAGAAGGTATTAGTTCTATCAGAGCTAATTATCCTTATAATCCTGAATATGCAATTAATTTATTAAATTCTTTTGAAAGAAATGAAAATCTCCCTAAAATTAAATTTAATTATGATAAAGATAAGGAGATAATATCAGTTAATTATAATAGTAATAATTATTATATTATTTAGTAGGATGGTTCTGATTTAAAAAACATACCAGATTTAGAAAAATTAATCAAGTCTTCTGAAGAAGAACTAATAGAATGGGATCTAGCAGACGAAAATAATACTCTTCCAGATGATCAAAAAATTAATATATTATCTGATATTCATTCTTTTCTTAGTGATATTAATAATAAAGTTACTCCTGATCAAAAAGTTAAAGCAATTACAGGAGTTTCTTATGAAGAAGAAAAAACTAAAGTTTTAAAAACTATATTAAATGATATAAATAATTTTACTTCCTATAATCCTACTTATTATGCTTATGCTGAATAGGTATTAAATCAATTAAAACCAAATAATGAGGAAGACTAGAAGGCAGTAAAAAAAACTTTAAATAATTTAAAATCAAAAAGAAAAGAAATTTCTTTTCAATTATTAGAAAATTTTATTGATAAAGCAAATTCTAATTAGGATAAATTTACAAATATTTTTAAAGTTCTTTCTGAAATTCATGATTATTTAACTTATAATTATGAATTAAATTTTGATAAATTAAGATTATCTAAAGAAGAAATAGAAACTTTAAAATCTTTAAATGGTGATATTATGTTATTACAAACATTATTATATGCTATGCGTAAGGATAATGCTGATATCACTAATATTAAAGGTTATACTCCTTTATTAAATAATATTAATAAAGCTTTAAATTTAGGTAAAGAACCTTTAGTTGAAATTAATAAAGATTAGGTTGATATTTTAATACAAGATTTAAATTCTTTTACTAAATTTATTGAAAATTATATAGCTATAGATGATTTAAATTCTTCAGCTAAATTTAAAAAAGAAACAGCTAAATAGGTTAAAGATATTACAGGAACATTCTCTTTTATGTATGATACTTTAGGAGATACTGCTTTAGGAGATAAAGAAAAATTAAAAACTATATGCCCAACAATTTTTGATTTAGTAGAAAAAATTAAAAAAGCAGGTGATGATAGAATATATAATGTTCCTTTAGATATTTTAAAAACTATTATTAAAGAAAAAATTACTTTAGAAAAACACATTTATGATACTTTAAATAGTGATTTATATTTTGATAAAAATTTAAAAACATTTAAAAAAGAATCTTTTAAAGCCTTAATAGCAAAATGTGTTCCAGATTCTTTAAAGGTTGAGGATACTCAACTAGAAATTATAAATAAAGATAAATCTTGGAATAAATTTTTAAGTTATTTATTAAGAATAGGATCTTTTGAATCTTCTTTATTTTATAATGCCTATAGAGAATATTTAAAAACAAATCAAGAATTAGCAGCTTTGTATGAACAAGAAATAAATATTCATACTGCTTTATCTACAATCATTAATTCAAAATTTATTAATGAGGCTTGTGATTTAATTAATGAAGTTTGCATAGAAAAAATTAATATAAATAATCCTGATGCTACAGAATTAAAAGATTATAAACTTTTTTTTGGTTATAAAAATATTGTTCTTATGCAAGGTTTTCCAGGAGTTGGCAAAACTATGGCTTGTGTAAAACAAATTATTGATTTAATGAAAAAAAGTAATCCTATTTTAATTTCTTCTTCATATTTTGCACATATTACTGAAGAAAATGCTAAATAGGTTACTGAAAAAATAGGTCAAAATGTAAAACCCTATGAAAAAAATGATTTATTAAAATTATTTTATAATGATTATGACTCTTATCCAACTGAAGGTATTTTAACTGAAGAATAGACAAATAAATTATTTGACATAACAGACAAAAATTTAAATTTAAAAGAAATTATTAAACCTAACATAATTACTAACTGTCCTAAAATTATATTTATAGATGAAATTAGTAAATATACTGAAATTGATTTACGATTATTAGAAAGAGCAGCTTTAGCAAATGGTTTTATTATAATAGGTTTAGGAGATTTTGATTAGATAAATACTATATGTGAAACTCCAGAATTTAAATGTACTTCTAAAGCTAAACAATTTTATTCTACTGAAAAAATTTCTATAGTAGTTCGTGCAGAGAATAATTTAATGGAAAATGCTTTAAATGAATTTCAAAAAATTAATGATATAAATGATATAAAAACTTTTAATGGATTTAATTATTATGAATCTGATACTGAAATAGCAGGAATAAAATATTTTTAGCCCAGAAATTTTGAAACAGAATTAAATAAATTATTAAAAATAAGAAATGCTGAAGAATCTATAATGATTATTGCTGATAAAACTGAATTTGACAAAATTAAAAATTTAACAGCAGGAAATAAAAATATTTCTATTAAAACTTTAAATGAAAGTTAGGGCAATGAAGCTGATTATGTTATAGATTTAACTGAATATTACGAAGATAAAAAAGAATTATATACTTCTTTTAGTAGAGCTAAAAAAGCAGCTTTATTAAGCTGGCGTAATATTAATTCTTTTAAAATGGATTCTTATAAAAAATTCCCTTCATTATCAGAAGCATTTATTCAAAAAACTAATTAGGCACGTATAGATCAATATTCTGATTTAGAAAATAAAACTGAATTAGGTAAAGAACATTTTTAGCCAATATATAAAGATGAATCTTTAAAAGGAACAACTCAAACTCCTCCAGAAAAAAATCCAGAAGGATTTACTTCTAAAGAAGAAGTTGAAGAGTTTTTAAATTCTTTTAAAATTGATCAAGAATGGAAAGATTTAAATAATAATACTGTTACTACAAGTGCAGATAATTTTTCTATTCAACCTATTAATGGACAATATTAGATTAAAGTAAAAGTAGATGAAACAGAATATTCATTTAATGATTTTTTAGCTACCCATATACCAGCTGAAGAACCTTCTGAAAATGAACCTTCTTCTTTTACTAATAATGATGAAACAGTTCCTGATTCTAAAGCTCCTGGATCTGTATTACAATTTTATGGATTTAATACTAATTTTCCTTATCCTGATGAATTTAATTCAAATTCACAAAGAATAGACAATTATTATGGATTAATTAAATTAAATCCTGCTTTTAAAACTAATAAAGAAGAGGCAGAAAAAGTTTTACAAAACGTACAAAATTATTTATATTATTGTTTATTACAAAATATTCCTATTGATGTTTCTAGATTATAGACTATAATTGGAGGCAATAATTTTCCTGAAATTCATTCTTTAAGTATAGGTTTAACTCATCCTGAATTTAGAACTAATAAAGAAGAATTTAAAAATAGTGTATGGTTTAGGGAAGATAAAGTAACTTTATAGAAAGGTACGGATAATTTTGAAGCTCCTGGAACCCATGTAGTATTTCGTTTATTTAGTAAAGAAAAAACAAATAAAAATAAACAAAAAATGCTATTAGAAATTAATTTAGGAGCTTTAATTAATCCATTAACTTTACTTAAAACATATAAAAATAAATAGTATGTTCAAGATATTATTGCTAAATATCCTAAATTAAATCCTGACCTTCCTCCTAGTCAAGAAAAAGCTAGAGAAATATATGATATATTTAGTGGTAAAGATCCAACATTTTATCCTTTTTTACAAAGTAAAATAGAAGAAAATTTAGATCCTTTAGTTAAAGACTTTTTAACTTAGTTTACAGTACTATGTCAAATATTTTCTCATAAAACTTACTATTATAATTTAAAATCAATTCCTTATGAATAGAATCAAGCTTTTGATTTAAATTTAAATATAGCTGCTGGTTTTAGAAATGCAGAATATATTCAATCTATTTAGAATACTTAGTGGAATCCTGTAGAGCGTTCTTTAAAAGATTATAAAGAAGTTGCTACAAAAGAAGATGGAATTTATATAGGAGATAAAGTTTATATTGCTAAATATGATATTACCGATGATAATGGTGAAACTATTATACCTCAAGGAACTTCTTTTATACTATATAGTTTTGATGAATTAAGTAAAAATAATTTAACTATAAATGGTTTAAAATCGTCTCCTAATTCAGTATTATGGTATGGATTAACGGAACAACCTAATAATAATATTAAGGATTATTTAGCTTATTTAGAAGAAAAATAGAAACATCCAGAAGATATTGAACAACATTGGGGAAATAATGCTACATCATGGTATATAACAGATTATATATTTAAAAATATTATTAATTATGATGAAAATCATCCTTTAATTAAAAATTTAAAAAGACATTTAGAAAATTCTAAGGCAACAGATATAAATCTTGATGAAGCAATAAAACAATTTTTAAGGTTTTAGAAACTAGTTAAAAAGAATAATATTGAACCTAGAAGACAAGGTTTAACTTCAAATAAATATGGGACAGAAGTTATTTCTTTTTTAACTAATTAGATAGGTTCATAGAATTATTTTACTGCTATTAATTCAGGTACTTCTCGTTTTTATACTATTTTTAATAAAACTTTATTAAATTTATTAACTCCAATAGAAACAGGTTTATCACCACAAGAAAAAGCTGAATTAAATGCAGCTATAGAATAGACTTTAATTAAAATTCAAAATGCTTTAGAAAATGAAGATTTACCTGATATTATCCCTCAAGCTGAAATAGTACATACTAATGATTCTGATGTATTAGAATCTTTAATGCCTTGGGATCAATATATAATTAGAGGACATTTACAAAGACCTACTTTTAATTCTAGTGCATTGAAAGATTTATTAAATAAACTTTGGAATCCTGCTAAATTAAAAATAGAACAAATTTCTGATTAGGAAGAATCTTCTCCTTCAGAGGATGGTAATAAATCTTTAACAAAAGAAGAAAAAATAGCAAAAGGTAAAGAATTTTTTAAATCTAACTGTATAAAACTTGACCCTTTATAGGAAATAACCGACGAAATGTATGAATTATTTTATAATTTATCTGAAAATAAAAATAATAATGAATTTATTGTGGATTATTTAAAAACATTAGCAGAAAATTCATTAATTTTATATAAATTTAATGGACAATATTATGTAGAACAAATTCTTAATTCTGCAACAAATGTAGAAGTAAATAAAGAAGGTTAGATTACAAGTTATAAATCAGGCAGTAATACTTATAATATAGAATATACTCTAGAACATATACGACGATGCTCAAGTTATGAGAAAGTTAAATTATATAAACAATTAATAAATCCTGCTCCAGTAGGAAAAAATTTACGTATTCAATTAAAATCTAAACCAAAAAATTTTTCAGGAAACATACAAAAAATAGAAGTAAATAAATTTCAGTCCGAAACGTTAGAAATAGGAACCATCTATGAAGTTCCAGGTCTTTAGGTTGGTACATTTAATTATTTTTATATAGTAGATGAAAATACTACTTACAATGATATTGTAAAAAGTGGTTTAGAAAATTTTATATTCGATAGGTATTTAATAAAAGAAAATTCTTTCTCTATAAATTCTGAAATTTATAAAGATGAAGAAGGAAAAATTCCTTATACAGATTAGGATTTACAAGAAATAGCAAAGACGTCAGATATATTAGAAGGATGGCAAAAAAGCTGTAATATAATAATAAAATAACATATGGCAACACAAAAATGTTCAAGTCTATTTGAAAATCCACAATTTTTAAAGGATTTTCAATCTTTTTGTAATTTATTTTTTGATTATTATGCTAATGATAAATATTCAAAATACTTAACAAATAAACTTAATAATTTTTCTTAGATTTTTTATAAAGAATTTTTAAAGTTTTGTAAAAATCAACATTATAATTATACATTAAACTAGGAAAATACTCTTTTTATTGAAAAATTAAAAAATGCTTTACAAGATTAGATGCAAGAATTTCCAGCAAAATTTAATACTTTTTTTAAAGAACTTGATCAAATTATAAATAATCCAGAAAAAATAACTATTGTAGAAGAGGAGGAAAACCTTTCCTCTTCTTCTTTTATCTATGATACTATAGGACAAGGTTTAGTAGCTAGTGAATATATCAAAAAAGTAAAAGATACTTTATTTCAAAAATTAATTTGGGATAAAGAAAATGATCATTTTATTACTAGTACTGAAGAACTTCAAAAAAATATTTTTCAATATTATCAAGAATTATCTTCAAAAGCTTTAGATGAAAATATATTTATAAAATTAATTCAAGATTAGTCCTTAGCAACTCAATTTGAATCTAAATTTATAAATACAAAAGAAGCAGAAAATAATTCAAATTTTTTTACTGAATTTACTAATAGATTTACTTTAACCTACTTAGATAATTTTATAGAAAAAGATTTTAAAGAATTTATTAAAATTGATTCTAAATTTAAAAATAATTTTGATAATGAGGATATTTCAAAATATTCTTATTCTACAGAAATAAAATTACGAAAAGATTATGATGATAGTAAATTTATTGACTTAGAATAGAATACTGAAAAATTAATAAAATTATTTTTGGAAAACTTTATGATATATAATGGAGATACTCCAACTAATATAACTTTTACCACATCTTCTTGGGCAGAAGCTATTAATTATATGTCATTATTAAAAAATATTGATTTTAAACTTACTGATACTGTAATAAATCATTTAAAAGGTTTACCTGAAAATAAATCTCGACAAGACTAGATATTATTAGATGATCTTAAAAGAAATCGTTATAAAAAATATAATAATGATACTGATCTTGATGGAAATCCAAATGATGAGGTTTATTATGATTCTATTTTAGTAAGTCGATCTTATTTATTTAATGCTATGAATAAAAATCCACATTTTTATTTAAAGTATTATTTACAGACTTTATTATATGATCAGCAATCGGGAAAATTTACTTATAATAATTTATTAAACTTAGCACAACAAGATAGATTTACTGAATTAACTCATAATATAAGTAAAAATAAATTTAATTTGATATATTCAGTTTATAAAAATTTATTTGGTGCTGAACATTCTATGTAGAGTTCAACTTGGAAATCAGAAAATAGTTTTTCACAAAATTATTTATCAGCTATAATACAAAATATTTTGTCTACAGGAACTATTGAACCAGTAGAATTAAAAACAGAAGAAGGAGCTTTAATGCAAAGAGAATCTAAAGCTAGTTATATTTATGCTGATAGACGTAATTTAGAAACACAAATTAATGAAAGAAATCAAAGTAACTAGGATCCTAATGCTGAATCTTTTAAAGAATGGTGTGATGCTGTAAATCAAAAATATGGAATAAACATTTCTTTAAAAATAAAAGATGCTAAAAAATATAAAGATTATGATATAAACGATACATCTTCTATTGAAGGTGAAGACTTTTATTTTCAAATAACAAATAATAAAGGATTTGTTTTATTTAATATTCATAATGATAAATTAAAAAATTTTAATAATGAAAATTATTCTTTAAATCAAATGAAATATATTACTGAACCTTTTGGTAAATTAGTTGATTTATTAACTGGAATTCATTATAATAATTCTTTATATAGAGATGCTTTTGAATCTAGTATAAGTAATATTTATGATTTAAATAAAATATGCTTTGATATTTTAAGTGCTCAAGTTCATTTTAGAGATAAAATAACTTTTTCAAAATTAAATTTTTCACAAAGCTTTAGACAATCCTATAAATCTTCTATTACAACTAATAGATTATCAGAATTATATAATATAGCTACTTTAGTTACTGCTATTAAAGGAACTGAAAAATTAAATGTATATAAAGATGCTAATGGTGCACAAATTAGTTCTACTAATTTAGGAAATTTAGCTTCTACTCCAATGATTTATCAAGCTGAAGGACAAATAAATCCTGAAGAAGTACCTACTTCTAAGTTTACTATTTTAAATCCTGATGCTAATTTTTCTATTAAAACTATTAGAGGGGCATAGTTAGGATTTAATCCTTATGAAGAATGGAAACAAGTTTCATTACCTGATATGTTTTTAGGAACTTTTTATACTGAATTTATAGGAGGTTTTAGCACTTTTGATTCTAATAATTATTCTACTACTAATGGAAAAAGAATAGGAGGACCTTGTGTAGTAAATGCTGATAAAACAGCATTTTATCAATTATTTTTAAATACTGCTGCAAAACTTTTTAGTGGACAAAATATATTAGAAGCTTCATCAGAACAAATTAAAACTTAGTATTTTAATGATTTAAAAAGGTTTTATACTATTTTACAAAAAAATTTAATAAATAAATATAAAACCGATTGTAATTTATTAAATCTTCCTGTTATAAATAAGCCTAAATTATAGGATATTTGGAATTTTTATTCTACTAATAAAAAATTAATAGAGGATTATAATACTAATCCTAAAAGAACAACTCCTATTATTGAAGTAAATGATGTTTTTTAGAATATTAAAGCTCAATAGCAAACATTAGTTCAAACTGAAATAAATAAATTTTCTAAATATGATATTTATAATAAACATGCTGAAATAAATGATCGTTTATTTGCCCATAGATTACTTACAGAAGGAATTAGAATTCCTTTTAAAGAAACTTCAGAAAAAGGTTATTTATTAAAAACTTTAGAAAATTTACTAGGTAATGATAAATATAATTATGATTTAATTGAAAAATTACCTAAAGGAGCTAAAAAAGAAGATTATTGGGAAGTAACTAATATTAATTCTTCTTTTTATCCTAATAAAGATGACAAGCAAGAGAAGGTTTATTATATAAAAAAGAAAAATATTAAACTAGAAAATTATGAAGTAAAAAAAGAAGAAAAAAATTCAAATAATCCTTTAATTGATGGTATACAAATTAAATCATATAATTTAGCCTTTTTATGTAATAGTAATCATAAAAATCCTTATTTAACTCCTATTGCTAAAATGAGTTTTTGGAATAAAAATGGAGAATATTGTTCTAAAATTCTTACTCAATATAGTGATTTAGAAAATGCTATATATTAGATGGATCCTATAAAATATCCTAATAGAAAAGAATTATTAGAAAATCCATTAGCATTATATTCTTCTGAGGATATAGAATTTCAATTAAATCCTTTATTAGCTAAATTTAATGCTTTTAATACTTTAATTTCTCAAGAATATATTATTTCTCAAGTAGGATCTAATTTAGCTCATAAACCTACAGGTGCCCCTTCTGAAGAAAAATTTAAAGAAAAGAATCCATGGCTAGTTGAAAATAATAAGTTAACGGATTTAGGTAAAATTGCTTATCATGAAATTCTATTAGGTTTTCTGGATAGAACTCAATAGAAAAGAAATAATAATAATACTGCTCAAGAAAAACGATTAGATACTAGTATTATTAAAGGTATACCTAATAAATTTAAAGTCGCTTGTGTAGAAGATATTTCTTCTTTAGGTTTTTCAGCTAATGGAGCTGAAGGAGTAATGAAAGGAATGGATGGTTGTACACTAATTACTTATACTTGTGCTAAAGCAATTAATGAAAGTTTAGGAGCAGCTAAAGTTAGTATAGATACTATGAAACTTTTTGCTGCTTTATACGATACTCGATTAGGTATTGGAAGTAATAATAAAACTGCTAACTTTACTTTAACTAATGAAAAAGTTCGTAAAGATGAAATGTATCAACGAATGCTTTTTAATATGTTAAAACATCGTTGGAGAAATCAAGATGAAACTTTTTATGATCCCGGCGATACATTATTTGAATCAGATATTGATGGTTCTTTTTTAATATCTTTAGCAACACCGTTTTACTATAAAGTAAATAATAAATATTATGCTAGAATATATAAAGAATATGATTCTATAAATAAAAAATATGTATTTGATGAATATGAATGTGATGAAAAAGGATCTTTATTAACAGATGAACCTACTCCTATAAAATTAACAATTTCAGATAATTTTGAATTATATATGGCTTTGGGAGGTTGGAATAGTTGTGAATTAATTGATGACAAATTACAATATTCTAATTGGTCATAGGATAAATTATATGAAATTCAAGTTAGTAAATTAGTTTCTTTAAATTTAGATAAAGAATTAAATGATAATACTTTAGTAGATAATACTAAAATGTATAAAACTAATTACTATCAACCTCTTTTAATGTCTGATATTTTTATGCTTTTAACTGAAGGAGCTGTAAAAATGACTCATACTAATTTGATGTCAGCAGATGTTTTATTTAAAAATATTCAAAATTCAGATGGTTCTTTTATTGAATCTTCTTATTATAATCCTTATTATCAGACAGCTGATGTTTTAGGACCTCAGTTGGATAAAGGACATCATGCTGATGATAGTCATCTTTCTAATATGACTCAGGTAACTAGTGCTTGTATTTCTCAAGGATATACACCTAAATAGGCTTTAGGAGTTTATAGAGCTTTAGGTACTTTATCTCGTTTAGCAACAAAAGCTTTTAGAGATAAAAATTTGACAGTATTAGCTCCTGAAAATATGTCAATAGCTATATTTACTTCTTTATGTGATTATTTAGCTAAAAATTTTGATCAAGAAGAAAATACTTTATTAGGAATTTTAGCTAAAGGTATTCTTAATGATTTTAAAGTTAAAGGTTATTTAACTAAAGATAATTTAAAAGAATTAGAAGAAAATATTCCACTTGATAATACACAAATTTTCAAGAAAGTATATTCTATTTTAGGTTCTACTTTAACTAAAAATGGTATTAAATTAAAAGTATCTGGTAATTTAGCAGTAATTAACCCAACTGATGAAATTGTTAAATATTATAAAATTCCAGTTAAGCATAATGAATTAATTGAACAGTATTTTGATCAATTATGTCAAGATGAAAGATATAAAGCAGCCCCACGAGCTGCCCTTTATAATTTTTTAGCGGATTTTAAAGGAACTTTTAATATAGAAGTTAATTATGCTGAACAAATAGCAAATACTTCAGATCAAATACAATGGAAAATAGTCCGTTCTAATCAATTACCAGCAATTAAAGTAGAAAATTATCCTGCAACAAATACTCAAAGTTATATTAAAAATATTCTAGAAAATTTATCTGAACCTGTAGATATTCAAGATGTTAATATAGGTTTAAATTATAAAATTACTATTACTGATCCTAATAGTATTGAACAATTTTATAACATTTTTAAAAATCAGGGCATGGAAGCTACGGAAGTTAATAAATTATTAGATATTTCTCCTATAGTAGGAAATGAATTAACTTTCTGGGCAAATGTAGGATTACCTCATTATGAATTATATGAAAAGAAAAAGCATTTTATTGGTCAACAAGTAATTAAAGCTTTAAGTACACTTGAAGGAGTTACAGTAGAAAAATTATATTCTAAAGGATTAGATTTAGAGTTTTAGAATGTTTCTTTTGAAGATACTGAAGGAAAGAAATTTGAATTAACTGATCTAATGACTTTATAGTTATATTGTCAATTAAGTAAGAAAAAAGATAAAGAAACTACATTATTAATTTATACTCCTTTAATTAATAGTTATAATGATAAATTTAAAGACTATTTTAAATTCTATTGTCAAACAGAATTAAATTATAAAGAAGAATTATCTGAGGACATAGAAAATTTATCTGAACGTAAATTAGGAGAACAAGTTCTTTATAATTTTTTACGATTAGATTTAGATAATTGGAATAATGGAGAAGACAATATAAATAAACAAATAGAAGCTTTAATTAATAATTTAACATGGGCAGAAATACAACAAATAGAAAAATTAAAAAGAAATAAAAGAAAAACTGCCGAAGAAAAAGTTGAATTAGAAGAATTAATAATTAAATTAGAAAAGAAAAAAACTAATATAAAAGAATCTATACAAAATACTTTAATAGATATTTGTCAAAGATTTCATTATAAAACACATCAAGATGATTTACATGCTTTATCTAAATTTAGTACTTTAAGTGATTAGATTACAGATGTATATGTAGTTAGTGATTATTCTTTTTCTGACTCTAATGTTCCTACTCAATCTTATACTCAAGTACGTATAAATAAAGATTCTATAAAGAATAAAGTTTGTGGTGTAATTATGCCTAAAACTTTTAAAAGTGCTTTAGGTTTAGATGGAGATGATACTGTAGGTGAAATATTAGCTGACCAAAATTATTTTTATAAAAAATTACTAGCTAATGCTAATTGTAGATTACAAAATATACCTATTTTTGATGAAAATACTGGTAAGGAAAAAATTTATTCTACTTGGGATATATGTTTAAAAAGAAAAAATAATCAGTAGATTTATATTAAAACTAGATAGAATAATTCTTATTTAACTTATTTACAAGACACAGATCGTTATAAAAAATATAATAATGATACTGATCTTGATGGAAATCCAATAGCTTATTCTAATATTAATAATGATTAGTATAAATTATTTAGTCCAAATGATGAGGTTTATTATGATTCTATTTTAGATTGTATTATAATAGTTACAGATCCTGCTTATATAATTGATAAAAATGGTACTAAAATACCTATAAAAAATGGATCTGATCATAATGATTTAGGGCAATTTCTTCAAAAGAAGAAAGCAATAGATGGTTTCTCTCCTTATCAATTTTATATTGAATCTATTCCACATTTTGTAGCTACTTTAAATACTGAAAATTCAGTTGATTTTGATATTTCAGAAGAATCACTAAATTGGCAATTATTTAATAATGCTATTACTAAAAGTGGTACTAATCAATTTTTAGTAGATGATTATGAATCTAATATTGCTATATTAGATTATTTACGTGATAATAATAATGACCCTTATTTAATTGATGAACTTGAATCTTTAAAAAGATATTATAAACATTTAGGTAAATTATTACACCAAAGTTTTGATAAAGTTTTAAATATTATAGCTGCCCGTATTCCTGCACAATGTTTACAATCAGTAATGGGTATGCGTGTAGCTGATTTTATTGAGTCTGATACTAATAATGCTATGGTTAGTGTTTATCAATTCTATTTACAAGGATCTGACTTGGATATTGATACAGTTTCATTAAAAACATTTACCTTAAATAAACAAGGAATTTTTTAGACTCATTCTCCTTATTATAATTTAGATTTTGATGAAGCTTCTACTTTATTACCTTTTAAACCGGAAATAAAAGAAATTACTATTAATGATGAAAAAGGTATTGCTTGGGAAGATATTAAAAATTTAATGCTAGAAGGAAGAACAGAAACTGTAGATGGTCTTTTTTATAATATTGAAACTCGTAGATTTAATTTAAATTCAAGTAAAAATATTAAAACCCTTGCTAAAATTTTGGATTTATTTACAGAAGATATGCCTTATGTTAAAGCAGATATTGGAGTTGATGAAAATATTGTAAAATTACTTTCTAAACACTACGAGTATTATCATAAATTATCTAAAGATAATAAAGAATGTGCCGCTAAAAATTTTGAAACTAACAATGAATACAATGTAGTAATAGATACTAGTCATATGTCAGAATCTACTGCTTCAGTTGATAATATTGTTAGTCCATTTAAAGCTAAAGGTAATAAATCTAAACAAGCCCAGAAAGACTGGTATAATACTACTGGAAATAGTATGAGTATTCCTTTAGGTATTCGTATTTGTATGGAAGGTAAAGACGGTATTGCCCTTTGTGCTGTAGCAGAAAAACACTATTTTGCTTTAATAGGAGCTTTTCAAGCTGTATTAGAATCAGGAGATGAAAAATTAAAAGAAATGTTACTAGCAGGATTACCATGGTTAGATAAAGATATAAATGGTAATACAATATTAGTAGAAAATCCTATTTATAATGGTAAAGTAGGTAATACTACAGCAAGAGTAGTTAGTAATGCTTTTGATTCTAGGTTAGTAGATCCTAAATTTACATTTGGAGATAATTCTTATAAATATTTACAAATAACTGCAGAAGAATAGTATAATATAGATGAAACTTTAAAAGTACTTGTAGAACAACAACGTTATAATCCTAATGCAGCACTAGTTATTTCAGCTCTGCTATCATTAGCAACAGATAATGCTAAAGAACTTATTTTAGGTAAAATTAATGCAGGTACTGAAGTAATTGATTTATATTTAGCAGGTGCATCTATAGGTCTTTCTTTTGATACCCTTGAAACTATTATTAATAGTAATTATGGTCAAGAAATTACTAAGCTAAGAAAGAATGATTATTTTTCACATAAAAAAGCATTAACTACTACAGTTCAAGCTGTTTAGTAGTTTGATTTAATTGATACTTATATTAAAAATCAATTTAAAGAAGATAGAGTTATAGGTAGAAAGATAATTCAACCTTATGAAGCTGTTCAACAATATTTAGGTCAAAAATTATTAGAAAAATATAAAGAATTAACAGGAGAAGAAAATATTAAAGACACTATTTTTAATACTCATCCTATTGAAAAATTTATAGAAAAAATTGAAGAACATTTTCAAAATGATGAGAAAAACGAAAATTATTATAAAAAACAACAATTTAATTTAGATTTAAAAAATCAAATTAATGCTTATTGTGAAATAAATGAAATTTCTCTTTCATCTATTAATGAAAAACAAAAATAGCAATTAATTGCTTCAATGCAAATTTGGTATAATTCTTATATTAATTAGATAGATGATTTAAATATAATTACAGAAGTTGATAGTTTTTTAAATAATCCTCTTAAACAATATGATATACCTTATAAAGATAGAAGACGTGCTTTATATAGGGATTTAAAACATATTATTAATTTTAATAGAGAAAATTATTTAATAAATGAAATTTCTCAAGGAGAATCTAATTCTTTTATAGTAAATAATAAGAAAGGGAATAATACAGATTTATAGCAATTTTATAATACTTAGAAAACTAAAGCTTTAGTTTTAACAGCTTAGGTTTGGGATATGTATTTAGATAGAATTAGTGCTTGTATTACTAAATATTCTACTCCAAATGTAATAGATATGTTAAAAGGAGCTTATGATCCAATTTAGGCTTTTAATCAAATTACACGTATTGCTGATGAATTTTCTAGAGGAAGTAGATTATTAATAAATAAAGAATTAAAAACACAATTTGAAGATGTTTAGACTCAAATAAATAATTTTGAAGAAATTTTTATTAATTAGTTTAAATTAAATTATTCTACAGAAATTTTAGATAAATTAGAAATTACTGCTTGGGTTCAAAATATTAAAAATAAAGATAAAATTGATTTTTAGTTTAATTATTTAACTTTTGATGAAAATGGATTACCTAATCCTGATAGTGGTGCTAGATTAAATTTAGATTCTTATTGCAAAGATCCTAAATATAAATTGAATTGTTTAAATTTATTAAATAAAATTAAAACATTTTTTAATATTCTATTACCAGTATCTGTATTACCTCATTATTAGGCTTATATGGAATCTTTATTAGCTCAAACTAATGCTACACAATTACTTTTATAGAATATAGTTTATAATAAAGTAACAAGACCTTTAATAATTCAATATAAAATAAAAGATAAAAAAATAAGAAATAATATGCTAAAATTACAACAAGCACTATTAGAATCTTATAGTATAAATTCTTATTTAGAAAAAAATAATTTTATTATTAGAATACCTAAAAATTTTAAAGGATTTGATGAAAATGGAAATTCTAAACATTTTGTTAATGAAGAATAGATTAGTTTAAAAACTAATTATGGAAGATTAAATTTTATAGCTTTAGTTCATAATTTAATTCCTGATTGGCAACTTGATACAGTTAAAGAAACTTCTAATCTATATAATAATCAATTTATTGATAAATTACTAGTTAAATCTAATAGTTATACTTTATCAGGACAAGCTATTTTACCTTATTCTTTGGATATAGATTTAAATCCTACAGCAGAAATAGATAGACGCATTTATGATACTGTGATAAAGCACTATTTAAACTTAAATCAAGTAACTGATGATCATTTTATTTAGCGTAAAAATGAAAATATTTAGTCTTTAAATTTAGCAGATATTTTTTATTTATATTCTTTATTAACTTCTGGTAACCAAGTTTCAAAAGTTTCTTTATCAAGATTAGTAACTAATCAATTAACTAAAGATGGCAGTTTGGCTCAAGATTATATTAAACATTAGGCATCAGAAAATAATTTAATTTAGAAAAGTGCTTTACAAAATATAGATCCTAATTCTAAAAATTTAAATCTGTCAGGCAATACTTTAATTGCAAATTATATTAAATTATTTGATACAGATTTAAAATATTTTTTAATTCCTATAGTTTAGAAATCTATAAATGATTCTTAGGGAACTATCTTTAGACAATTAGATACTAATACTAATACAATTCATTTAATTGAAAAAAGTAATTCTATAAATCAATCTAATGATATTGAAAATATAGAAGCTCAAGAAGAAATTTATGGAGTAGAGCCAGGAGAAGATGATAGTTGGTTTTCAACTTATAAAATGCCTACAGGATTTCAAGAAGCTACATCTATTAATGGATTGGGAAATACTTTGCCATTAAATATTTTATATGTTCCTGAAATTAAATTATTAAAGAATTATATTAAAATTGATGATAATGATCCTTCACAATTGATTATTACAATAAAAAATGATAAAGTTGAAAAACGTGAGACAATTAAAAATAAATTAACAGGTAAAACTATAGAAGCTTATGCAACGTTAATTAATAAAATAAATCCTTCTTTAGATATAAATTCCGTAAAAGAAGTTTTAAATGAATTTATAAAAGCAGAAATAACAGATGGCTAGGTTATTCTTTATGAATTTATTACAACTAAAGAACTAGATGATTCAACTTTAACTGGAAAATGTGAATAATGAAAGCGTGTAGAATAGATGCTTATTATGATAAAATTAAAGAACAGTCGGGATTAAATCCGACTGTTCTTAATTTTTATTATGATTACTTTGTAAAAACAATAGGAAGAAAACCTACATTAAGAGAATTACCTGGAGCTAATTCCACTAATTATTTAAAAAATATTTTAAATATTTAGGATAATTAGGTTTCTAATTATGATTTATTGAGTTTTACTAATACTACTGATATAAAAGAAGCACAAGTAAAATTAAATACAGATTTTAATGATAGAATTATTTAGATTATACCTATTGATAGTAAAGATTCTTTAATAAAAATTAAACCAAGAGTTAATAGATTTTCAGAAAATTTAAATAATAATACAGATAGGTTAAATAATTTATCTTTTTTAAATATTAATAATGGAGAAATTAGTATTGATGAAGAAGAATATATAAATCATATTAAAAAGGGAATTATTTTTAATAATCCTAATAAAGTTTATACTACTTTATGTTCTGCTTTATCTAATTTTATTAATGTTAATAAATTTAATAAAATTTCTACAAATAGCTTTTTTGTTAAAGAAGGCTTAAATAATAATAATAAAAATATAAAAATAGCTATAGATTCAGAAAATTATTTAGAAGTAATTAAAACTAAAGATTTAGGATTATATAGTTATCAATTTAAAGGAGAATTTACTAATTCTCAACAAAATGAATTAATACAATTATTTAAACAATTATTACCCTCAGGGGCATGTTATTTTGATTTAAATAATACTAATATAATTAAAGGAGAAAAAGTAGGAGATAATTTATATCAAAATAATATTATTCCTATTTATCAAAAACCTTATATAGGACAATCTTCTATAGTATCAAAAGAAGATATATCTAAAATTCAAAATTCTTTTGAAGAAATAGTAGAACCTCCTATTATATTAGATTTATTAAATAAAATTCGAGATACTTTAGGAGTTAAAATTGTTTCAGTAACTTCTAATTTAATTTAGACAGACGAAGAATTATCTAGAATTCCTCATATTCAAAATGCTAAAGCTTTTATTTATAATGGACAAATATATATAAATACAGATTTAGCTACAGAGGATTCTTAGACTCATGAATTATTACATATATTACTAGGTCATTATAGAACTATTCAACCTGAAAAATATTATGACCTTATAAAGCAAGTTTCTGAATACCCATCTTTTCAAGAAATTGCTAAAAATTATGAAAATAGATCTTAGGAAGATGTATTTGAAGAAGTATTTGTTCATGAATTAGCTAATTATTTAACTGGAAGAAATTCTTCAATACAATCACTAAAACAAAGAGATTTATATGAATTACAATTTAGTATTTATAATGTTTTAGATACTATTATTAATGGTACAGAAAGTGCTGAAACGTTTAAATAGCTAAGTCCTTTAAATTATTCTTTTAATACTTTAGCTAAAATGTTAAATTCACAACCTATTAATGCTGAAGATATTTTAATTAATTCAGCTAATTAGAGAGCATTTGCTAATTTAAAAGAAAATTTATTTAAATCTAATCAATTAAAAGAAATTTGTTAATATGAGTTGTTTATATTATTTTAATAATACTCTTATAGGGGATGTAAATGATTTAAATAAATTTTTATTATTTAAATTCCCTAATTATAAAGAGTTAGGAGATTATGTTTTTTCTTTAACTGATGCTCAAAATACTATTAATCAAGCTTTAAGATAGGTTAGTGAAAAAGCTTCTACTTTAAAAAGATTAAAAGATTCTAATATAGGTAAAAATAATTTAGGTGTAGATGGTGAAATCTATGATACTTACGAAGCTAATTATGCTGTTGGTACACTTAAATTTTGTGGTTTATATAGAAAATTTAATGGGGAAGTAATTTCTCCTTATTTTGACGAAAATGCTTATTGGACACAACGTATAAATACATGGTCTGAAAAAAATACTTTGAGAAGATTATTTGCAGATGGTAGTGTATCTAAAGAAAATGAAGGTTTTACTGAAGAAGAAGCTATGGTTTATCATGAATTAAATGGAGAATAGATAGATCCCTCAGATTTAGGTAAAAATTTAAAAACTATTGATTTAGATAAAAGATGGTTTAATAATGAAACTGGTCATGTAGATATAACTAAATTACCTGCTAATTCTTTATAGGCTAGAATAATTGAAAGAATTAAATAGAGATGGGAATATTAGGCTAAATTAGGTATTGCTATTCATAATATTTATGCTACTTATTTTAGAAAATTGTCTTCTCATTCTAAATTTCAATATCAATATGAATTATGGGAAACTTATCCTGGTAGTATAAATAAATCTATTTTAGAATATTTTAGAAATCCTGCCTCTCAAGGTTATATTGATTCTACTTTATTAAATGATGATCAAATTAAATTTTTCATAGAACAAGCTAAAAAACTCCGTGAAGAATTTGAAAATAAATATTTAACTGCTGAAGATAAAAAAGCAGGTAATTAGTTAGATTATAATATAGAAGTACCTATTTGTGCTGATTTAGGTCCTGATGTAGAAATGACTATTCAAAATGATAAAATTACTACTATAGCTGGACGTATTGACTTACTTATTACTACTCCATAGGGAGATTTAAAAATAGTAGATTTTAAAGTAGGTAATAAATCTTATAATAAATATGATTCTGCTAAAAGATTAACTTTTATTTATCAGGAAGGACTTTATGGTAGAATGCTACAAACTAATAGGGCTTTATTATAGAATAAAACTATATAGGATCTTATTGTTCCAATTGAAGTAGAAAATATCTACGGACTAGATAATTCTAAATTTAAATTTAAATATAATGAAGAAGGAGGATCTATTACTAGAGATATTACAATTGATGCTAGTAACCCTACTGTCTTAAAAGAAATTAATATTATTATACCTTATGAACAACCTGCTGAAGAATTAAATCCTAATTTAATTAATGATCATGAGGAAAGAATGAAATTATTATTTAATTTATCTTTACAAGATGATCAACATATTGCAGATGCGGATATTATTAATGAATTAACTGAAAATCATACTAAAGAAATTGAACCAAATGAATCAGGTAATTTTCATTATGAAGCTGGAGGAATTCGTGTAACTATATCTGCCTCAACTCCTAACGCTAAATCTAAATTTATTGCTAAAGTAAAAAGTGAAAAATTAGCTATTATATAGTCAGCTAAAGAATTAAGCTAGATATTATTACGTGAAATTCATAATGCTATTGAGAAAAAATCTTATATGAGTATTCTAGAAGAACCTAAATTAGGTATTTTTGGAGAAAAGAATATAGCTAAATTAAATAAATACTGTAATAGTAATTGGAAAGTTTCACTTTCTGAAAATGCTCAATAGCTCCTCAGAGTTTATAATATTCTAGTTTTTGAATCTACAATTGTAGATGAAAAAGGAAATCCTCAAAAAATTATTGAGACAGTAAAAATTGATAATATTAATCCTTTTTAGAATGTAAAAGGAACTAGTTCTGATAGAAACTATTGTAATTTTCAATTTGCTAAAAATATTGAAGAGGACACTAATCCTGATTCTTTAATGCTACAAGCAGTACGTGGAAATTTGGAATTAATTGAAATGTATATGCTATTACATGAAGCTGGATTTAAAGATGCTAAAATTAATAATATGGCAGTAGTTAGTCCTCATGGAGGTAGTAGTGTTTATTTTTCAGCTCCAATGGATCAAATAGAATATTCTTTTAAACATACTTTATATAAATCTCATAATAAAATTTAGAATGATTTATTAACTAATTTTCCATTTATAAGTTCTCTTGAAATTAGTGATGCACTTGATAATTTAATTTGTGTATATGAAAATTTAAAATCTAATGAATAGAAAAAACTTATTAGTCAATTTTCTGATACTTTTAATGATTTAACACGATTTAAATAGAGTGGAGAAAATACTCAATTAATTATTGATAAATTACAAGAATTTGTTCATATGTTAGAAGAAAAATACCCTCATCTTTTAACTATTGATAAACAAGGTAATGAAAGAAAATTTAAACGTATTTTATCTTATACACCAAATGATAAATTATATTTATTATATTTTGAAACTACTCAAACTTTAAAAGATTTATACGGTTTTAAAAATAAATAGGTTTTAAGAGGTACTTCAGATTATTTTGATGGGGGTTTAACAAATATATTTTCTGAAGGTATTTCAGGTAATCAAACTGATAATCCTGGACAATTTAAAGGTTATGTTCCTAATGAAGTTAGTAAAATTATTAATAATACTACCCAAACATTACGATCTAAATTAATGAATTCTGTTTTTGAAAATAGACGTTTAGTTTAGAAATTAGATCAAGATTTAAATAAATCATATGGTTTCTTTTCAAATCCTGATGATAGATTTAAAGATCTAACTTATGTAACTAGTGATTTTAGTGATGTTTTATTTGTAAATCCTTTTGATTCAACTAGATAGAACTTTCCTGCTAATATTCAAGAAGCTCAATTAGAATTTTTAAAAGCAGTTCTTATCAAATTAAATAAAATTAGATTTAATGAATCTGAGGAAACTATTAAAACTAAATTATCTTTAGGAATTAAACAATATCTACAAGTTCCTTTAATGTAGCCAAACATGTCTTCTCAAATAGCTGAGCAAGGATGGTTTTCTACATTTATGAGTAAAATGAGACCTTTTACTAATTTTAATGAATATTGGAATAAATTCTTTTCTTCTACTACTAATGCTGATTTAATTCATAAAAATTCAGAAAGTATTTTTAAAACAGTAAATCAATTTAGTCAAAGTGAGAATCAAGTTGAAAGAGTAGAATTAATTGAAACTTTGAGGGCTAAATATGGAGATACAGCTTTTTATGAAACTAGTATAGAACAAATTTTAGGTTAGTATGAACAAGCTAAAATTACTAGTTCTACCTATACTGAAATAATGCCAATTATTAAAGCTGCCTATTTAGGTTTACAACAAGCCTCAGTTAATTTTGGTGAATCTGCTGAAAATAATTTTGAATCTGAATTAAATGTCATTGAGGAAATGGTTAAAAGAAATATTAATAACCTCTCTTTAGGCACTGAAAATTAGAAAAAATTACAAAAAATTACAGGTAAATTAGCTAAAGCTGCTTCTTATATGACATTAGCTTTTTCTCCAGTTCAATATTTAGGACAAAGAGCTGATGGTATTGTAAAAGGAGCAAAATTAAAAGCTATAGTATCTGGTTTAAGTGAGGCACCATTTACTGAAGAAGAGTATAAACGTGCTGAATTAATTGTAGCTGCTTCTCAATTAAAAACTTCTATAGAAAGTAGTTTAGTTGATCAATTAAATATTTTATATGGAGTAAATGATATGGATATTGATCAGTATGTAGAAAATATGAAATATAGTAAAAATTATTCCATATTTAATTTTTCTAGATTTGCTTTTTATACTACTTCACGACCTGACTTTTATAATAGAATGACTATTTTTATTGCCCGATTAATTCATGAAGGAGCTTATGACGCTTATTCTTTAGATGAAAATAATGTTATCTAGTATGATATGAAAAAGGATAAACGTTTTGAAATTTTATTTAAAGATAATGTTTCTAAAGATAGTCCTGAATATAAAAAAGCTTTATCACGTTATATTTCTTTAATTCAAGAATTAAATAAAGATGGTAATAAATTTGAATTAAATGTTAATGAACCTAAACCTATACCTAGAGCTTTTTCTAATGCTGAAATTGAGTCTATGAAATCCTTAGGTGATACTTTATATGGATATTATGATAATGGTAAAAAATCATTCTTTTTGAGTAAATGGTTAGGAGGATTGATAGGTCAAATGAGAACTTATATGTCCGCTAAAAAGAATCTATATTTTGGTAATAGAAATAAAAAGAATGAAGTTTATTGGGATTTCGTAACTAAAGATAGTGATCCTAATATATCATTAGTTTATGCTAAATATGAAGATGGTACAATAAATCCTAATAGATTTGTTTGGAGTGATGATGCTGAAGCTAGTGATGTAAAAGTAATGAGAATGAAAGGTTTAATTCAAGAAGGTATTTTCTTGACTTTAGCTCAAATAATTAAATATGAGGGAGTTCCTTGGTATTCTAAACTTTTTCATCCATCTAAAACTTTAAAAGAACTTTGTACTGTTGATGGTGTTCTAAATGAACATTTATATTATACTTATATGTTTAATTTTAGATTATGGTTAGCTGATTTAATGACAGTATTAGTTTTAGGTCTTTTAGGTATGATAGTTAAAAATTATCTTACAGAAACTTCTAAATTAGCTAAAGAATAGCCAGATTTATCTAATCGAGCTCAAGCTGCTTTATTAAATTTAGCCTTTAGAACTACTAATTTTGTAGCAGATGATGCTAATATTATTGGTACAGCAATTTCTTTTGTATCTGATTGGAATGCTTTCAGTATTAAACAAACTGCAGATTTAGCCCGTGATGCTTATTAGGTATTAACTGGACAACAAGATGTAGGAAAATTCTTAATTGATACTAATGCATTAACTAGAACATTAGTTAAACCTTCTTATGTTCCTAGTGAAGATTAATGTACGAAAAAAATAACCCTATAACTAAAAAGTTATAGGGTGTACGAAAAAAATAACCCCTAACACTAAAAAGTGCTAGGGGTTATTTATTAATAATCATCATCTTCTTCAAATTCTTCAGATTCTTTATATTTTTTAAATTATTGACCTAAATTTTAGAATCTGAATTTTCATATTCATATATTTCAAGTAGCCTTAATGCCAACTTAGCAATTGCAGCACGTCTATCTGAGTATTCATCTAGTGCATGGGTTAATTCTTTTTTAGAATATTTGTCCAGCCAGTCCGCCCATATAGCTTTTTCAAAATCAAGCATATAGCCATAATCCCACCATCTATATTTCTCAAAAGCCTTTTAATGGATTTTGTATAGCCATTTACGTTTTTCTTTTTAGTCATAAAAAGTTTATTTTTTATCTATATACGTTGCAGAATTCAATAAATCTTCTTCAAATTCTTGATTAAAATTATCAAAAGTATAAACCCAATCATCACACTCCTCATCTAATTCAATATTTATAATCGTACCTAAATTATGTTCTCCTTCATAATTTGTACAAAATTCATAATAGGCAAGTTTATCACCAACTTTCCACATTGGTTCTATACCTCTATGATAAACATACTCAAAATAACTGTGCTTTGTTTTATCTGTCATATTAAAAATATTAATCTTTTAGCCAAATTACTGATTTACAATCTTCAAAAGATTTTTATATACCGTAATGATCTTCTATATATTTTTTAATTTCCTCTTCAGTCATAGATCCTTCTAAGATAGTAAAATTAGCTTCATCATCTAGTTCCATTTTATCACAATATATAATAGTATCTCCCTTTTTGAAAAATACCAATCTCATATAACCAGATTTATTTAATTTCATATCCACTTTAAATAGTTCATCTTTTCTCCATAGCGGCATATTGCTAAGACTATGTGAATTAATTTCCTTTTCTTGATTATATCTAAATTCTTTCGTAATAGTGCCAGTAGATGTCCACCATTTTTTCATTTCTTCTTCGTCTAAATTAGGAATATCTTCTGGGCGTTTCATAAAATCCTCGAAAATATCTCCACTACTATTTAATCGCCTCAGTGAAATAAATGATAATACTTCTGACATATTTTCACCATTGAATGTAATAAATTCAAAAGTGAACTCCTTTTTTAGCGTTTTTATTATTATCCCCATCTCTATTCCAGCCCTAAAACATAATCAAAAATTCCGCTTCTAAAAATTTTGAAAATACTATGCCCTCTGCGAAGATCCATATCGCTATTTCCTAAATCCATATGCTCTTCTATTTTCACACGTTTATCTTTATAACATAGATAGATATCATACTTATCTATCAAATCAAACGATAAATGTGCCATTGAAGTTGTTATCAAGCCTTCCCAACAGTCCAGACGATCTGTATTAATAATTTCGTCAGTGCTGCAATAATCTATCGAAAACAAATAACACATTGAAGTCCAAGCGTCAGATTTATAGCTTTCGTAGGTGTCGTAATCTACGCAGAAATAAATTTTCTTTTTCATTTAATTGTTTTTATTTATTAAATTAACAATTACTTTTATTATAATATCTTTTTCTTCAGGACGACTCTCAGCAATCATTAAAGTCAAAGCCACCAAAGTGTTGTCCGCTATACGTTTGCCTCCATTCTCGTCGTACAAAATACCATTGTTGTTCATAAACCAAAGAAACAACGCAGCAGCAATCCGTTTGTTTCCATCGCTGAAAGAATGGTTTTTAGTGACAAGATATAGCAACATAGCCGCTTTTTCTTCCACAGACGGATAGAGATCAACACCTCCAAATGTCTGGTAGATTTGTCCGATAGAACTTTTGAAAGAATCATCTTTCTCATTACCGAACAGCGAACTGCCGCCAAATTTGTTTTTCATACAAGTTATGGCATCTATAGCATTTTCGTAAGTCGCATGAAAACGTTCCTCATTTGTAGTTTGCTCTACAATCAACTTTTGATAATCATATTTATCAAGAGTATCGAGAGCATAGTTATAATTAGTGATGACATTATCAAAAGTTATCATTTTATTTCTTTTCTTTATTATATTATAATATAAATTAATTATATGAATACCCAGAGCAATTGTTATTAAAAAGACAAATATCATTATTAAATATATTCATGAATTATAAGGGCAATCATAAGAAGAATTATTAGAATGATTATAAAATTAATATAATTAATTTAATAATTTTTTTCATTATTCTTTTTCTTTTTTTCCTAACAGCAAATAAATTATCAAAGCAAAAATTCCAAAGAAAAATCCACAAAATATAGCAAGACCTACGCTTCTATTTTTATTATTTGCAACTATTCCACAACAAATTGCAAAAAACATCGCTAAAAGTAATACTATCATAGTTTTTCAGTTTTTAAATAAATAATCCTGAGTTATAATTCATCTTGTTGTAATTTCTCTATTCTATCCCTAGTAATGTTATCTGAGTATAGTATCCATACATCCATTTTCGTCAATTTTATCAAGCTCCTCAATTAACCGAGCTCGTTCTTTCTGCAACTCTTCTATAGTTTTATTAAAGCCTCTATTGATGATCTGACCTGTGATTACACCTGCCTCTGTGTTAGCCGCAACAACGTAGATACCCTTAACCAAGTTTGCTACGCTAACTACGTTAGACTCAGAAGAAGCAACCAAAGAACCAGCTACAGAGTAAACAGCCACGCTGTTAACACCCTCGTTAGTTACAGTGATAACATCAGTTGCAGGATTAGGATAGATAGGGATATCTAGATCTAGATTCTCTAATTAAAACTCTAATTAAAACACAACTAAATCTTCTAGATTCTCGCATAACCCGGATGTTGGAGATAGAAAATTGCGGAATTGTTGATTCTTGAAATCATTGAACAGCGAAGAAATCTCTCCTTTCTTGCTCAAATACTTGATTCTAAGTGCCTCCAACTGCTCTGCATTCTCCGCTGAAAGCTTGGAAACCTCTTCAAGAAGTTCACTAATTCTATCTTTCATTTTATTGTAATTTTTTTCATTTTTCTTACTTCTCTGCATACATCGTCGTAGATGCCTCCAGGCAGAAAGAACCTCACGTCTCTGCCCTTCTCCACCGATTCTCTGATGAATGTCGACGACACTTCTATAATCGGTGTTTCGATTCTACTCATATTATTATATGGCAGTTCATCCGTGTATCCTCGACGTGGATATACCATGACGTGATACTTTTCAAGAATCTTATCATAGTTACGCCACTTTGAGAAAACCTCCACATTGTCGGCTCCCATCAGCAGTATATATTCGTGCTCAGGATGCTCTCGTCTCAAATATTCCAAAGTGTCGTATGTGTACGACGGAATTGGAAGTCCAAACTCAACATCTGAAACCTCAATCTTGCTGTACCCTTCCACCGCCTTACGAAGCATATTAAGTCTCACTTCGTTTGGAAGCAATGTATTGCCTGCCTTCAACGGATTCAACGGTGACACTATCATCATCACCTTGTCGACATTTCCATACTCAGCCACATAATTCGCCAAAGCGACGTGACCGATATGGACTGGATTGAATGAACCGAAAAACAGTGCAATTTTCATACGCGTCGGGATATTTATATTAGATTATGCCTCCAAATATTCCTTGATGACTCTCTCGATGATCCGTTAGCTTTTCTCCAGCGATATTAATTGTTCTAAACCATTCAAGCTTCTCTACCTCATCTCCTTCACAGATATATACCATTAATTCGTAGTCGTTAATTTTATTCTGCTCTACTGGAAATAAGTTATGCCAAGCTTTTCCATCTATACTGAACTCTCCATTAAGGTAAGAACAAATAGATAACGTCCTTTGCTGTCCATCGAGTAATTCAAACGTTCCGTCACTATTTCTTACCCAATACATCGAATTAAGTGGAAAGCCTTTATTTATTGTTTCTATTACGGCATCTCTCTGCTTATCTTTATATACAAATTCTCTCTGATATGGTGGGCGTATATTTAATAATCCGTTATAACCTTTTACACCATCTTCCTGAGTATTTATGTAACCCCTAAATAACTCTGATATCTTTGTTTTTACTAGTTCTATTTTCATATTACTGCTTTTATTAATTATTTGCGACGAATGAGGATGCGGAAATATGGACATTTACCATTTATTGACAAGTCCTTATCATCATTCCCTTTTCTGAATCTAATGATCTCAAACTGGTCTGGATTATACTTGTCCAGAAAAGTGATAGGCACACCCATCACAGGATTTTTAATCTTTATTTTATAAGTTTTCATAATAATATTTTATTAGTTATTTATGACGAATGAAAATACGCTTAAATGCAGCTTTCCCATTCACTAAACAAGATTTTGAACCTCCTAACCAAACTCCACCTGATTGTCCCATGCCATTATCTTCTCCCATTCCTATGATTTCAAATTGTTCTGGGTTATATTTGTCCATAAATGTAATAGGAACTCCTATAGCAGGATTTTTAATTTTTATTTTATATGTTTTCATATTCTTCAAGTATTTCAATAGTAAATCCTAACTTATTAAGTTTATTTAATTCCTCTTCTGTTACAATTCTTTCAACTTCATAATCCATAGGAATTTCAGCAACTTTTTTTACTTCAATTGCATCATAATTATCATAAGTAGGATAATCATTTTTATTATACTTTTTATATAAATCTATACTTTCATTTCGTTTATTATGAGGTAAATTAGTAAACCAACAAATATTTCCAAATTTTTGAATAATTTGTCCTTGATCATTACAATATTGTGTTTTTTCAGTAATTGTTTTTAATGGAGTTATAAATTCTTTTACTAATTGAGTTCCTAACCACATTTTATTATTTTTAATATAAGAAAAAATTTCTTTATATGTAATAGCATTCTGAGATCCTATAATTAAAAATTTCTTATTATATTTCATCAACTAGGCTACATACTCCCTGAAAAGGCTAAAGGGTGGGTTGGTTACAATAATATCCGCTTGTTTTAGAAATTCTATACATTCTGGGGATTTAAAATCTCCATCTCCTTCTAAATTAATTACTTGTATTTCTTCATCATCTACAACTTTATTCCCATTTTTATCTCCTTCATATATAAAAGCTACTCCATGTCCATTAGCTTTATATCCAGTTGTAATGAGTTTTTTCAATCCAAAAAATTCAAAATTCATTGAAAAGTATTTAAAAAAATTACTTTCTCTAGCATCATCGCAATTACAATAAATAATTTTATCTTTAAAAAGATCTTTATATTTATAACATTCTCTTTCAATATCAGCTAGTTGAGTATAAAACTCATCATTTTTTTCTTTTTTAGCTTTATGTAAATTTTTATTTTTTATCATTTTTATAATTAGTTATTAAATAATCAAGCGACGAATGAGGATGCGGGCGTAAGTGGGTTTGCCGTTTATCGCTCCATCTTTATCTTTTATAAGTCCATGTGCTTTGAATGGAACAGAATCTGATTTTCGATAATCATTAGAACTTAGTATTTCAAATTGATTAGGATTATACTTGTCCAGAAAAGTGATAGGCACACCCATCACACCATCATAATCCATAGGAATGTCAGTCACTTTGTTTACATTAATGGCGTCGTAATTGTCGTATTGCGGATACTCTTTTGAATTATACTTTTTATATAAATCCAAAGATTCAGTTCGTTTCTTGTTAGGTAAATTTGTAAACCAACAAATTGAAGGAACTTTACCTATCTTTACCCCATTTTCTATTCTATCATATTTTTGATAGCTATCAGGCATTGCAAATTCCATAGTCACATTTGAATGAATACCTAACCATATTTTATTGTTTTTTATAAGGGGAAAAATTTCTTTATAAGTTACAGCATTGTAGTTACCTATAATTAGGAATTTCTTGTTGTATTCCATAAGTAGTCCCACATATTCACGGAAAAGGGAGAAGGGAGGGTTGGTAACGACGATATCAGCTTGTTTTAAAAACTCTATACACTCAGGTGATCTAAAGTCTCCATTACCTTCTAACTCGACTACCTGAATTTCCTCATCATCTACAACTCTATTTCCATTTTTATCTCCCTCATATATTAAAGCTACTCCATGTCCGTTGGCTTTATACCCAGTTGTAATAAGTCTTTTCAAACCAAAGAACTCGAAATTCATAGAGAAGTATCTGAAAAAATTACTCTCCCTTGCATCATCACAATTACAGTAAATAACTTTATCCCGAAAAAGATCTTTATATTTATAACATTCTCTTTCAATATCAGCCAGTTGAGTATAAAATTCATCATTTTTTTCTTTTTTAGCTTTATGTAAATTTTTATTTTTTATCATTTTTATAATTAGTTATTAAATAATCAAGCGTCAAATTTAAATGTTCAATATGAGCTTGCATATCTTTTAATTTCTCATTTAATTTTCTAATGTGTTCTTTTTGAACTAATTGAATTAAACAAGTTTGTTGTAAAGGACATTTATCCATTATTCTACAGGTTCAATAAAAATATTATATAGCCAGGTATCTACAATTAATGCAGTTTCTACTTTTCTTAAATAAAATTTTTTAGAAGAAGTTACATTTTCTTTTAGATCATAACAGATATTATCTTTAGTATCAAAAACTGAACCTATAACATTAGGTTTATTAAATTCTTTTTTTAACTCTTCTAGAGTTACTATATCGTTAATATCCAATGTAATAAATTTTTAGTTACTAATTTTTCATTAGTAATAGGAATAAATCCTATTCCAAGTTTCTTTTTTAAATTTCTATAATCTTTAAAAGAAATAATATAAGTATCTTTTTTAACCGATTTAATAGTTATATCTAATTTTAAATCTTTATAAAAAATTATAGCGGAATCTCCTTTTTTAAACATTAATTAACTATATTGCGTCTATTCCCTTTTTCTTTAATAGTAATAATAGGATAGATATTACCATATTTTAATCCCATTTTACCAATAACAAATATATCTTTGTTTTTTAAACTAATTATATCACCTTGATTAAAGGAATCTGACATAATTATATAATATTGTGTATGATAATACCATTCATTTTTAGTAGCAAAGATAGAAAAACTATCTTTTACTACTTTACAAATTAAAGTATCTTTAAATATAATAGGTTTTCTGATTTTTGGATAATATTGAGTTTTATTAATAGTATTTTCAGAACAACTAAATAATATTAAAGAAAATAAAGTTATAAATAATTTTTTCATTTACGATATATCTTTTTAGTATAATAACATTTAATTGGATAATCTAAAGAATTATCATTTATTTTAATTATATAAAAATCTTTAGTATATTTAATTAATTTAACAAAGACTTTATTAAAATTTTGATCATTACATAAAAATATACAAAATTTTTCTCTATATTTTTTATGCCAAGCCCATTTTGTAGGAGGCTCTATTATATCATAAGTTGTATAATCTGTAATAATTTGATTTTTATCTAAATCAATAATTATTAAATCTTTGTCAGTTTCAAATTCAATTTGATGAATACCTATGGCTTTTTGCCATTCATAATAGTAATGAGTTCCTATAGCTGGAGCTATAGAAATTGAAAACATAAATAGTAAAGTAAATATTAATTTTTTCATAGTTGTAGTTATTAAATTATAGCTACAATCATATTGTTTATTATAAAAAATAAATAGCCCTATTAACAAATAGGGCTATTTATATTTATTTTCTATCTTTTATAGAATTATATATTAAATTAGCAACTTCATTAATCATTGGATGTTGTCCATGAGCACCAGCATCAGAAGATCTTTTAGATAGAATTTCTTCCCAATCATCTTCAAAAGCTGTATAAATAGCCGTAGACATAGTTCCTAAAGGTAATACTTCACGGGCTTCTTGTTTTTGAGCTCCACCAAGTAAAGCCAAATCATAAAACGTTGTTGCCATTTCCATATATTTCATAATTTCAGGTTTTGTAATAATATATGGAGTATCACCACTCATATCAATATATCTAGTAGATTTTTCACAGATTCCATTAAGTAAATAAGCGTGTCTATTTAATTCTCTAGTACAAGATATAGGAGCTTCTATTTCAAAAGTATATCTATAAGTGTGCATATAGCAAGGATTAGATATATATTGTAGCCAATCTTGTAATTTATAAGTTTCAATAAAACGCATATTTGTAGTTATAAATAGATGATCTGCGTCTTGATTTACTCGAATCCAAGGATTTCTTTTCCAAATTCCTTTTGGAATATACTCATCATATTGAGCTAACCATTTAGAATCATTAGAAACAGTTAAGTACACTGTGCCATGAGCTAGTGGAGATAAATGACCTCTTTTTAGTAGCATATCATAAAAAGTATCATAAGAACTAGGAGTTATTTTATCTCTACTATTATAGCAAAGTCTTCCACAAAATTCAATAAATTTTTTAATGGCTACTAAAGAACCAAAATCATTATTATATTCTTTAACATTAATTTGTGCTTTCATTTTCTAGTATAATTGAAGTAGTTGTATTTAAGGCATTAAAAGTTAATTTAATTTCAGATTTAAAATCAATATGTAATTCATTTTTAATTCGATTTATATGAGCTTCAAAATCATTTTTAAGTTTTTCTTTTTTGTAAAGATAAATAAGGTCAATTTCTTCAGCTGAAGATTCCTCTAAATTATAAGACTGGCAACAATCTAATAAAGCTTGAATAGATACATTCTTTTTAATTCGATTTATACCAAAATCACGAATTAAAAGATTAACAAAATTCCTAGCTCTTTTGTAATTTAATTCTGATAACATTTTCCAAGCTAATTGTTTAGAATCAGATTTTAATAAACTTACTATAGTCTCTACATGTTGAGGTAAAATTGGAGGTAAATCCAAAGTATCTATAATTTCACTTTCATTTACCCAATTTTTTGAAGAAGCATTTTGATAAAAATCCTGACATAATTCACCAAATTCTTGACAACATTCATAATATCTAAAAGGTTTACTAATAATACATTCAGATTTTAATAATTTTTCATTACCAGGTAATAAAACAAAATCCCTATCATAAGATCTATATAGCAAACAGCATATATCATCTTTAATATAGGTTTGAAATTCATTAGTATATCTTCTAGATAATTCTCCAGCTACATCAGGATAAACTAAAACAGTGGCTTTTTCTTTTTTTAAAGCAATTTTATATTTAGTCCTAACTTGTGTTCTAGGTAATACACAAGAAGGGTGTATCCATAAAATATCTTTATCTGGATCTAAAGAAACTTTCGGTTTTACAAGATTTTTTAAAAATATATCATAATCACATTTATTAACATAAATATATTTTCCAGTTGTTATTCCATTTGCAGCCCAACTTGAACTATAAGTTGTATAAACTTTATTAAAATTATTTGTAGTAAAAAACATATAAAATAAAATTAAAAATGCCCTAAAAGATTAATTTTAGGGCATTTATATTAGTGGATCCAATGATTTCCTACTTCTGCTACTGCTTTCATATCTAAAGAAGTAACAAAAACTTTACCTGCATCAATCATAAAATTTTCTAATCTTCTAGGAAAATCTTGAAATTCAGGTTTATCAGGATATTCACAGGACATTTCCATTTGTGTTACGATATTACCGATTCCGTAATATCTCTTAATATTTCTATTAAGATCGGACTATATCTTATATAGATATTTGTTTTAATTTACTAGAAAGCATTTTTCTAGATAAAGAATTAATATCTATATTAAGGCTTTTCAACTCCTCTTGGAGCTTACTCCATTGACGGATAGTCTCTGAGCATATAACCTTATAATAAATAATTTATTACTTAGGTTATACGTTGCTGATTGTCTATTCATTATAATAATAATATATTTTCTTTTTAAACTTTCATCTATCTTTTCAGAATAAATTGTAGTGAAAATATCTTTAAGATGTCCCAGCAGTTAACCTTATTTACCCACAACAAAATGTTTATCGTGCACCATACTAACTAATTTAATAATACCAAAATATCCATTATCAACTATCCAATTAAATAGATTTGTAGCAGCTGTTTTCGTCATAGAAGCTGAACTCAAATATGTTAACTCTAAAGTTCTTTATCTTTAGATTCAATAACTTCTTTTTCGTTATTGTTCAGACTATATCTTAATATATTTTTACAAAAAGTAAAAATATAATCTCCCTTTTCGTGGTATTTTACTATCCTATAAAAGGATTCCATATACTAGTCGTTACACCTTTCTTTTATTACTAAAAGACTTGGCTCGGTATTAACATCTCAGTTTTCACCGAATTTAAGGAGTTTACCCAGGGCAGTCTTTGTTTACCCTGACTTGGATAATTTCTTGAATATCTACTATATTGAGCTAATACGGAATTGTGTGTTCTAAATTTTTTAGATCGCCTTTCTTCAGGGTGTTCACATAAATAATATTCTTCTTCTAACCAATTTTTATGATCCCACCACCATAGTTTTAAACCAGTAATTTTATTAATTAAAATATATCCATATTTTTTGACAAAAGCTTCTCCCCTTTTAGCAAATTCCATTGTTGCTTTATAACCTTCTTGATAGTTATTTACAATTTGCTGAGCTTCTTTTTTAGAAATACCTAAAGAAGTTACTAAAGTTGAAGCAGATCCTCCATCAGTTATGTTATCATGTATTTGTTTATAATACATTTCTATATGTTTCCATATAGCTCAGACTATATCATCATCCTTTATTAAGGAGTTGGGCACTCGTGATCTTTTTATTGATAAGCTTCTCAAAGATTAGTCGTTGAACTTTTTAACTACTTTTATGCTTTTCGTTAACTAAGCTGCTGATTGGCATGCACTTACAGTATGTTTAGCTTTCCAGCAATTCACCCAATGTTTCATATAGAATTACTTCTATAAGTCTCAAAAATTTGTTTTTTTCCTATTTAAACAAAATTTATTTAAATAGTCTGTAATAACTTTTTGTTTTTACAACAAAAAGACAAATTTACCAATTAAGAAAGAGCAAAAAATGGAGCTTTAGCTTTAGATCTTAAATCTGGTCTTAATTTTTTAACATCTTCAATAGGAATATCTTTTAATTCGTCTTTAAAAAAGATTTTAGCATTAACACTATGAGAATCTAATCCATTACGATACATTTCTTTTAGTACAGGTTCATCATATATTTCTGCTTGCATATAACCTTCTTGCAGCCTGACTAGGCTGGACTATCCATTCACCATATATATAAATATACTTAGGTGTGGCTATTATAGTCTCTGAGCGTCCTTGTCTCTTTGGAATTGCCTTTTAGGCGGACAAGTTTCGTTGCGGATTGCAGTTGCCTCTGGTTCCCGCAGTTTAAGCCATTTTATTTCTTTTACTTTCATAAAAGTCGAGCCATTTCATATATTTTCTTTTTAAAAATACATGGGCATTTAAATATAATTTATTAAATAATTTAATTATTTGATCTTGTTTAAATTATAAGTCAATTTTTAACTCGAATAATCACACGAAACGAAAAGATTTCCAGGTTCAGATACGAAACAAGCTCTAGTTTCTGCATCATGAGGTAATTGTTGCCCATTTAGATTAGGACAATCTTTCTCTAAAAGTCCTTTATATCTAGCAATTTCAGCATCTCTACCTGTACCACTAGACATTCGACTAGAAACTGTTCCTATACATTTATAATGAAAGTGCAATCTTCCCGTAATAGGATTAATTGCATTTAAAAAAGTTTGACCAAATGAAGATACTACTTTTACAGCTCCTTTATAATCAAAAAACATTTGTAAAAATTCATCATCAATACCTTTTTGAATAGCTAAATTTTTTTCAAGACATGAATCTTTTGTTTCTCCAGTCTTTTTATCTTTAACTTCAGTATTAAAACCAAGTAATTTAAGTAATTCTACTACTTGTTCTGATGAATTCCAATTTAATAAAATATCAGGTTCAAAACCAAATAAATTTAATTGTTGCTGAATAAATTTTTTAAACCTAGAATCTTTAGCAGCTTTATTTCGTAACCAAGTATTTAATTTTTCTTGAGATTCATTTAAAGCTGTTTGATCTTTTTTCATTTTGGCTTTCCATTTTGTTTCATCTAGTTTAATTCCACAAAATTCTAGATAAGCCATAGCAGGTACAAATTTACATTCAAGTATAATAGCATCTACACATTTTTTCTGACGAGCTTCAGCTATTTGAGATTTAGCAATATCTTCTAGAAAAGTAACATCTTTTGCACCATAGCGTATTACACTTTCACAAAAACCTAGTCTAGCAATATTTGTTCTAATAGATTTATCCATTATTTTATTTAATCTAAATAGAGCAATATCAGCTAAACTATATTTCTTTTGTTCAGGAGGATACCCTAAATACAATACTTGTTCAGCAATCATAGTATCATAAATCTTTCTTGGAATAATACCTTCTTTATACAAAAATTGTAAATCAAAATTTGCATTATGAAGAATTAATTTTTTACTTTCCAAAATAGATTTATATTGTTTAATATCAACTGTCTGAGTATCAATTACCACTTGATCTTTAGCATTACCTAACTGAACTGTTAAAAGTTTAGATAGGTATAGATTTAAGCCACTTGTCTCGCTATCTACTTGAATTACAGACATTTGATTCAATATTTCTATACTTTCTTGTACAGAAATATATTTTATATCATCACAATCGTAAAGAGGTTTATTAATTGAAATAGCGTAAATCATTCTAATCTAATAAAAATAGTTCCATCTTCATCCTGATAAATAGAAGAAATAATTTTATTAAGTAATTTACTACCTTTTGAAATATAAGGACCACCTTCAGGATCAACAGCTACTAGATCATCAAAATTATCTCCTATAGTTGAAACATAACTAGTTTTTTTATCAGTTTGCAATTTATATAGATTAGGATCTTCTTCATCTACAACTAAATAGTGTTTCAATCCATAGCGACCTTTCATTAAAACTTTCTTACGCATAATTTATTTCGATAAAATAACGTTTATATTTTTTCAATCTGTATAAAGCTTTTTCTTTAATTTGCCTAATGCGTTCTTCACAAACTCCAAATAATTTAGCAATATCAGGTAAATACATTTGTTGACATTGTATTCCATATATTAAACAAATAACAGCTTTTTCTCTTAAAGTTAATTTATTCAAAACTTTATAAAGTTTTTTATTTACATATTCTTTATGTAAATCAGTATCTTGTTCAATATAATCTCCTGGTAATAATTCTCCTAAAGTTGTTTCAGAATCATTAGATTCAATTATAGTATCTAAAGAATTGACTTTATCTAAATAAGGTAATAAAATCTTAATTTCTTTTAAAGGAAATCCAGTTAATTCTTCTAATTCTTCAGCAGAAGGTTCACGTTGATGTTCTTGCATAAATTTAGCTGAAACTTTAATAATCTTATTTAAACGCATATTTTGTACAAAAGTAATACGTATAGATTTATTAGTTCCATAAATAGCAATATACATCTTTTGTTTAATCCAATGAATAGCATAGTAAATAAAAGGTATTTCTTTTTCTACTTTATATTTTTTAATAGCAGTTAAAATACCATAATTACCTTCTGATATTAAATCCATTAAAGGTACTCCTTTATATTGTAACTGTTTTGCAATAGTTACAACAAAACGGAGTACTGATTTACATATTAAATCAATTGATTGTTCATTACCTTTTTGTGCCGACGGAATAAGTTGATTAATTTCATCATTTGATAGAATAGGATATTTATTAATATCATGAAAATATTTTACTAGTATATCATTAGAATGGTCTGTAAAAATTACTTTTTTAATCATTTACAGAAGGCTCATTATCCATAATAGGTGCCTCTTCAGGTTCTTCTTGTACACTATTAATATTAATACGCATAGCTAAAGTACAAGCAAGACTGTGTAATATATTAAGTTGAGTCACCATTAAGTCTTTATCAAAGTAATCATTAGCATTTTGTGGTTGATAATCTTTAATAAATTTTGAAAGATCATCTGCTAATTTAATTACATTATTATAAGTATTAGATAAATTGGTTATATTTTTCATAAATTATTATTTATTCAAGATCAAATCTAAAAGAAATAAACGTAGGTTGACAAGGAATATTTTCTTTTGAATATTCAAAGAATTTACATTCTCCAATATGATTTTTATATTTAGTTTCAAAATTATCAGTATAATCTATTTTTAATTCTCTACTACCCATAGGTTTAGCATTAAAATATAAATTATCTTTAGTTTTTAAAACAAATACCATATCATCATATTTACGCAATCCTTGTTGTATTCCAACAACTGTAAAACAGTCATCCAAGTATCGTTTAACTTTAACCATGGACAAATTTCTACCGCCACATACATACAAGCTATTTGGATCTCGAATAACTGCTCCTTCAAAGCCTTCAGAAACAAATTGATCATGTTTAGCATTAATTTCATCTAAATTATTTACAAGTTCTTGAGGAACAATTTGAATTTTTAAATCATTATCATTCCATTCTCTATCTGGTAAAAAATATAAATCTAAATCCTTTTCAATTTGTTGCAAAAGTTTAAATCTTTCTGTAAATTTTTTAGAAGGATCTACAACATCATAAAGATAAAATTCTAGTTCAGGAATTTGTTCAGATTCTTGCCTCATTTTACCACTAATTTCTTGTAGATAAATACCATGTTTATAGCATTCTCCATCTAAAATAATAGTAGGATTTTTGTCAAAGAATTCAATAAGTTTAGGATGATTTAAAATATGTGATATAGCAGTATCATAAGTACTTGAACCTCTACCAAAAGCATGTAAAACACCATTTTGTTTACAAATAGTACATCTCAATCCATTTATTTTTCTAGAAATATACCATTGTTTATTATCAATTTTTGATTGATCACAATCTTTTAAAGCTTTGGCAAGCATAGGTTTATAATTACCTTCTGAATCTGTTTTATTTTGACCTAAAAACTTATCTATTTCTTCTACAGATAAATTAACAGAAATTTCTTTATATCCTTTGTCTTTTAACTTTTTAACTTCACTATTAAATTGAAGTTCAGCTTGCTGAAAAACAGTACGTTTTACTTTACCTTTAGTAATCTTAATCTCAGGTTGTATAATTAATTTTCCTTCTAGTAGACCACTACTTCTTTTAATAGTATAAGAAACATCTTTAATATCTTCTATCAAAGAAATATAAATAACACGAATTTTATTTTTAGAATCTCTAGTTACTAGTTTCATTACTGAATTTGATTAGTTGATCCATAACCTCCGTTACGTGTCTCTTCTTGAATATTAAAATCTTCTACTACTTCAAAATTAATATCCAATTTTCTTTTAAAAACTCCTTGAGCAATACGATCACCCTGAGCAATAAAGAAAGGTTTGTCTCCAAAATTAGTAAGAGGAATACCTATTTCTTGATGATAATCAGTATCAATTACAGATACTCCAGTTGATGACATTATACCTAGTTTAATAGCATGACCACTACGTACAAAAAGTTCCATATAAATACCTTCAGGCATATCCATATAAATTCCAGTAGGAATAAGTGCTCTACCTCCAGGCATTATAAGAATACCTTTAATATTACCTTCTTGATCTTTTAGTACTTCTGCATTGAAAAGAAATTTTTCTTTAATTTCCAAAAGATCAGCTTGAAAATCTAATCCTGCAGAACCTACAGTAGCTTCTTTTGGAAGATCATTCATAGTTTTTTTAATTACACGTACATTAATCATTGTTAATAGATTTAATAAAATTAATAATATTTTCTTCAGTACAATCTAAAGTTTCAGAATAAAAAGGTTTTATTTTATCATTGTAATAAAAAAGAGCAAAAGGAGTGGCTCTTGCACCAAACCCCCCTTTTACTCTAAACGCTTTTGTTCTTTCTTTTTTATAAAATTCGTTGTAAGATTCTATTTCAATATCTTTAGATAATTGAGCAATTATTTTATTTGCCCAATTATCATCAGAATGACATAAAATTAATTTCATCTAAAATCTTTTTTCTTTTCAAATTTAGTAATATTATCTTTACTATTACGTAATTCTTTAGAATTAGATTTACGATGCTCTTCTAGTGCATCATTGATAGATTTAGCTCTAACGATTGATCTCAATCGCATACTTTCTCTTGATACAAAGATAGTTTTATTTTTACTCATTATAAGATAATTGCTAAAAGAATTAAAAAAGCAATCATTAATTTTAATGATTTCTGATCTTCATTTTTAATTCCTAAATTATTTAGATCTACAGAATTTATATAAATACTATAGGAGGTTATAAATAAAACAAAACTTCCTATAATTATTTTATAAAATAAAATAAAAATATTCATTTTAAATTAATTTACCATCCCAAGGCACCCAAGGCATATTTGTAAAATCATAAAGTCCTAAATTTAGTAGTCCTTTTATATTAGCGTGAGCAGCTTCATGAACCATTAAATTACTAGGTGTATTTGCCATATGTACCACAATTAGTCTTTTATGTAAAGCATAAGAATAACCTATTTCCCAAGCTGTACCTGAATCACTATAATTATCATAATAAAGTGCTACAACTGCTTGAGCATCATTAATAGCATCAACATCTAGTTTAAAAGTAGTTTTACTAAAAGTTTCAGGATCTGATTTTGATAGTTCTCTATTTTCATGTTCCATAGGAACATATACATCATGTCCTAGCATTCTTAGTACATCTGCTGCTGCTTTAACATTATTAATTTCTGTTTCATTAAAAAATGGACTAGCTAAATAAATTTTCATAGTGCAAATTTAATTAAAATTAATTATTAAATAAAATTATTTTACCAGATTTTAACGATGCTGGAACATCTATTAATCTTTGATTTGAAGATCCTCTAAAAGGTAAAGAAGTATCTTTTAATCTTTCTATAAAAGGACCATCACATAAAACATCTATATATTTCATAATTTCAAAATGTTTTACGTATTCAAATTCAAAACCAGTATAAACCCAAATATTAAAATTCGGATTTAATTCTTTTAATTTTTTACATAATTCACAACATTCAATAGCTGAATATAAAGGATCTCCTCCACTTAAAGTAATATAATTACAATTTAAAGATAAAATTTTATTTATTAAATCTTGAATTGTAATTTCTATACCTGCATTAAAATCATGAGATTGAGGATTATGACATCCTTTACAATTGTGTTTACAACCACTAATATAAATAGAGGTCCTCAAATGAGGACCATCTACTACAGTATTAGGAATTATTTGAAGTATTTTCATATAAATTATGATTAATTCTTCTATGTAATTCATCTAATTTTCCTGAATTCCAACGATCAGTAGATCCTACTAAATATCCAGTAATTCTTTGCAAAATATCTAATTTATGATGATCATGCGGACATTCTGTAATATTTAAATTTTCGTTAGATTCATAATTACAATAAGGACATCTCAATTGTATATGATTAATAGAAATATATCCCATATTATATTTTCTACCTAATTGAACTATATCCATAATAGCTTCTGGATTTTTAGTTAAATCTCCATCAATCTCACAATATCCGATGTGACCAGCTGTAATTAATTCATGATAAGGTCCTTCGATTTTAAATTTGTGCTCAATACTACATTTATATTCTACAGGAACATGATTAGAATTAGTATAATATTCTTTGTCAATAACTCCAGGAATAATTCCAAATTCTTTTTTATCTATTTTAGTAAATTTACCAGATAAACCTTCAGCTGGAGTAGCTAAACAAGCATAATTATGCTTATATTTTTCTCTAGCTTCAACGCATTGATCTTTAATACTTTTAATTATAGTTAAACCAAACTTTTGACTTTCTTCAGATTCTCCATGATGTTTTCCAGTTAAAGCTACCAAAGTTTCAGCCAAACCTATAAAGCCCACACCGAGGGTTCCTGAATTAATAACTGATTCGATAGTATCTGTATCTTTTAAAGATTCAGAACCATTCCAAAGTCCTTGCATTAATAAAGGAAATTGTTTTTTCAAAGCAGTTTTTTGAAATTCAAAACGTTGATGTAATTGTTTAGTAGTAATAGTTACTAAATTTGATAATTTAATTAAAAATGCTTCTAGCCTTCTATTTTTATCTTCAATTGAATTTTTATTTTCATTAAATTTCCAATTATTATTTTCTTTATATAAAAATTCATCTTGAATTGAAACCTCAATAGCTAATTTAACTAAATTCATAGTAGAAAAACTAATATTACCTCTACCTATTGAAGTTTTAGGTCCAAAAGCATTTTCATAAACTCTGGTTCTACACGTATTAATCTAATGTCACCATTAGTACTGACTATATGTTCTCTATTTCTAGAGCCTTCCGCTTCGAATTGGTGCTTATCTCCAATTCTACTCCCTTACACTCATCAGGGATAGTCGATTCACACTTTCGCATTTTGCGATTTGGCACTGCCTCATCCAATAATTTTAGAACTGCTATTATTGGACCTAGCAGTTAGCAGAATAATTAATAGACTATTAATCTAAACTAAATCGTTTATTCCACACCCGTTAGCACGGTTCAAAAGGTTTTAAATGGGCTGCATTTTCACTTACCCATTGCAGCTACTTCATGTTCATAACGTTTAGGATCATTAATATCCCAAGCATCATCTTTGTTAAAAGTAGCATCTAGATTTAAAAAATTTGGAAAAAATCTGCGTGCACTAACTTTACAAGCGAATTTATATAAATCATAATTAGGATCAGTAGGTAATATTGATACACCTTCTTTTGTTTTCCAAATTTGTATCGGAAAAATAGCTGTAGCATTATTTCCTACTCCTTGTTCCGTAGATATTAATAGTTCTCTAATTACACACCTACCTTCAGCTGAAGTATCAGTACCATAATTAATACTACTAAATACAACTTGATTCAATTTTGTTATCATAAAGGTTTTTTATCCTTTATTTCTATAAATTTCTTTATAGTTCGGCATACATTTTCACCCAAATATATTTGGGGTCCCATACTCTTGGCGGGATTATATTTATTCACCCACTATGCTCTACGGTGTTTCCAAGCCTTTCGCAATCTTAGAACTTACCTCGGTATTATCTTGAATATTATTGGAATCCTAATATTTTTAGACTTCACCGATTTTACGGGATTTTTTACAAATATATTACTATATTTGGGAGGCAATCATATTTTACCTCCTCTAGAATGAATAGAATTCATATTATGAATAAAAGATTCCATAGCTTGATGAACTCTATCTACTGTATTATTTATAGCTTGTTGTATGATTTTTTCTGACAAATCTTTACAATCAGTTAAAGGCTTCTTTATATAATCTTTCAATTTAATATTCATTAAATTCTCCCAATTAATATTTGAATCAAACATAAAATTTTTAATTTTGAGAATTTCTTCATTAAATGTTTTTCTTACATAAGGTGCCATATAAAAATCAAAAGCTGGAATTGCTTGTCCACCCTTCCTAAATATAAATTTAGGACGGACTATATCATCAACTTCACCTTCAAATGTTAAGTTGTAACGCACTTCGGATAGTATCAATCTCTACCCTACTCTACTAAGTGTTTATTTTCTTATGCAAAATATAACTTTTCGATAGTCTCTTGACCTTTACTAGTTACTAGTTTTTATTAATACTTTTATGGTAACTAGTACTTGGCACAGGATAAACTTGGACGTGTCTTCCCCTGTTAGCAAAAGAATAAATATATCATTTCCTATATAACCCTAAAGGTTTCTTTCACACCTTGCTGATAAACAAGTTCACGTTATTTTTATTTTTACCTATTATTTCTAATAGTATGCACAGTATTATTTATGCATTTCATTTTGTACAGTTTCCATTGAAATAGCTGCTAAAATACTAGCAGTTTCAATTCTTTTAGCTCCTCTAGCTTCTCCATGCCCCGCTTTAAATCCTTTTTCAAGAATTCTATCTAAAGGGTGCTGAATACAAGTCAAACTTTTAGTTGGATAGTAATCTTTATCATGAATATGTAAATAATTTAAAGATTCTGCAAGTAAAACATCTTCAGACAAAAGATATTTACTTACAAAAGGTTTAGTTGATTCACTTGCAAATTTCATCATCATACCTGCAGGAGAATCTGAATTCATATTTGCATTTTCTCTAGTAATATCATTATTAACAGCATTAATAATACTCATAAAAGTAGCTTGAATATCATTATTAGCCGTTTCTTTTGTTTTTTGGAGATCTAATTTATAATTTCGATATTGTCTATAAGAATCTGCTACTTTATTAAAACCAGTTTTTTCAAGAGCTTGTTCAACTATATTATGCAATTTAGAAACTTCTATTTTTTCAGTATCAATCATATTAATAACTTCATCTGAAATTTTAATACAATCTGAATCATTTAGAGTAACTAAAATTCTATCAGCACTTTTACGAATAGCTATATGAATTTTATTTATATCAAATATTTTTTCTTCTCTCTTTTTATTTATAACAGTTTTAACAATTTTCATTTAATAAAGTATTGATGAGAAAACTTTTCTCATATATATTATATAAATCTTTCTTCATATCTTCAATTAAAAGAAAACTAAAATCTTGTCTAATTTCTTTAATAGAAATAGTATCAAGTAAATAATGTTTTTGAATTCTTTTAAAACATCGAATAGGAAGATTTTCGGCTAATTTAACTTTATCTTTACTAATAGCTAAAGTTAATTGAGAACAATCTATTGACCAACTACCCATTATTTTCTTTAAATCTTCTGTATTAAAAGATTTAGATTCATCAATAATAGGTATATCTTCATTAATTAACGTAGCAACTTTAGAATAGTCAATATTATCAAAATTATACATATAAATATCTTTAGAAGTATTTACTAAATATGATTGATTTTCAATATCATACCAACATTTATAAATTTTTACTCCAAAACCTATTTTATATGTAAAACATATCATCATTTTATAAGAAGCTAAAGATATATTAGGTAAAATTACTTGTATTAATACATCTGAATATATTTTCTTTGTTATATTATTTTCAAGTATTTCTTGATTAGATAATGCAAATACACTAATTTTAGTTTTATAATCTTTAAACTGTTTTATAAAAGGAGCTATACATTTTTTAGGAGAAATGGTTAATTTTTTGTTAATAACTGTAGCACCCTTATATAAATCAAGCAATTTCATATCTTATATTATTTATATTGGTTAATAATCCTGTATTTTCTGAATCTTCGATAGTTTTAAATTGTTCTATATCAAAATATTTAGTAAATTTTAAATTTTGTTTAGCCCAATTTAATAATTCAGAATGCTTAAAAGCATCACAAGGTCTTACAATTTTTCTATATTTATCCCATAAAGGTTCCCAAGAAGATAAATTAATATCTTTTAAATCTATGTATCCAAAAAAATATTTAGAATTTAAAACAATACCTTTACATTTATCTCCAGGTAAATCATAAGAAATATCATATAAAGAAAAACTAATATAAATTAAAGATTGTAAAAACTGTGCTGCTATTTTTTCTTTATCTCCTAAAAAAGTACTGAGTTTACATTCTTGTAAAATCCAATAATCAAGTTTTGTAAAAGAATCATCTTTATAAACTTTAATTATACCATCTGAAATAAATTTATTTTGAATGCGATCTTTAGTAGCTAAAGTATTTTTCCAATTATTATATAAATCAGTAAATAATTGTTCTACATCTTTTTCTTTTATCCAAGGTTTAATTAAAGTTTGATAAATTTTGCTATTAATCATCAATACAATAGAAAATATCGTATTCTCCTAATTTATCTTCATTTATATTTTTTCTAGAAAATGAAAGTGTAGGAGTTTCTCTATCGCGTGTTTTAATTTTCATAACTTTATAAGTAGAAAGAGTATCTACTTTTAATTTTTTTCTCAAATATGAAATTAAATCACTTAATTTAATATCGTATATAAATTCTACTATTTGATTATTTTGATTATAGACAATATAACCGTTTTCTAATTTATGCTTGGTATTTTTATTATAAGTTACTATAGATTGGCTTTTACATCTACAAGAAAGTGTTCTCCATCTATGTGTAATATAACCTACATAACCAGGTTTCCAAGCTTTATGGTATTTTAAAAATTCTTCACAAACAAATTCTCTTTGTTTTTTATTAGAATATTTTATTCCTTCTTTATCTAGTTTACGGAAAAATTGTCCTGCATCAATACATTTGATGACTTTAAAAGGCAAAATTTTAACTGCGTCTTTTACAGTAATACCTCGCACTATTTGAGTTTCTATATGTTTCAAAATGGTACAAGTTTTGTATTAAAGATTTTTAATAATTGGCTTGAATATTCAGATGGTTTAAATCCATAATTATCAAATAAATCTGAATGCATATAAATAATATCAGCCAATTTACCTAAATCTATTGCCCATTGATCTTTAGGAGGTAATTTTTTCAATATTGCCTCCCAAACTTCAGAGCAAGAAAGTTTCTTCTTCTTTTGTTCAGATAAATATTTAGTTAAATTACAAAGTAAATTAATAAATTGATACCAATCTTCAGAAGAAGACATGTGTCCTATATACAAATCACGAATATCCAATTTATAGAACTCCTATAAAATTTATTATAATATAATAACCAACTATTCCCTTTTAGTTTCTATTCCAGGTGAATAAGAATAATAACCAGCTAAAGCTAATCCAGCTACACCAGCAGCTCCTAAAAGAGGTAAAGCTCCATAAATAGCAAAAGGATAACAAGTTGGTAAGTAATAACTTAACCAACCCATTACAGTACAGATAGTAACTTGCCACCATCTATATCTACCTGACCTTTCTGCTGTTACAGATAAACTTTGTGGAATAAATCTATATTTACAGAAAAAGCAAATAACATAAATTAACATTGCAGCTAAAGCTACTAAACTAACACTGTGTAATACAATCATTTAACAAAAATTAGTATTTACTGACCATCTTAAACCATTAGATTGAAAATCAGCATAAATAGGCGTAATTCCACATAAAGTTTGAATTCGTTCTTTTTCTGATTCAGTTGCATAATAGTTTGTATCTTTTACTTCTTTAGCATAAATTTCTCCATAAAAATTATTATGCTCATTTTTATTATGTGAAGAAACTAATTGCCAAAAAGCTTTTGAAGAATATATTTGTCCATATTCATCTATTATATTATAACCTTCTTTTTTTAGAAATTTACTTAAACTTTTTTTAGAAAGATTATAATATTCACCATTATTATGATCAAATAAAACTTGCCAACCTGCTGAAATTTTACAAATATGAATTGGATTCTTTAAATCATTTATTAAACTTTCTAAAGAATCTTCTCCTAATAATTTTCCAACAGAAATATAATAATGAGCTAATTCATTATTAAAAGAATCATATTTTTTTACTCTATAAAAATTAGTGCCCATTTTTTCGTATTTTATTAATTAGTTTATTTAAACCTTAAATACTTATCAGAAGTAATCCAAGAAAAAAACTTATAAGTAATAATTCTTCCACATTTATAATATAAATATATTAAAAATAAAAACAGGCTTACTATAAAAGTAAAGCCTGCTAAAAGTATTTTCTTTTTTAATCCCGATAATACAATAGTTGACATTTAGGTATAAATTTAGTTAAATAATACCAAAATTTAATACGTTTAAATCGCTTTAGATTATATTTAGCTATTTTTAATTCATCTTTCCAATAATCATTAGAAGATTCATTAGATTGTATTTGTTCAACTATTTCTATTACAGCTTCCTTTGTAGAAGCCTGAATTTTTGAAAGATATTGGTTAATTGCTAAATTATCTTTAATAGCTTTTTTAGCCTCATTAACATTTTCTTTATAATGATTTATTGCATAATCTAGTAAATCTTTTGTAAAAGGAGCCCAATGAGCTTTTTCTCCAAATCTTTCTACTAAATTAAATTTAGAATGGCTCCAAATATAATAAATACTATTATCTTTAAGGGGATCTAAACCATTATCAATCATAGATTTAAAAACTTCATCTTTAAATTTATGATCATGTTCAAGAAAATAATTAATTCTATTTGTACCAGTACCTGGTAAATCAAGTTCTCTTGAGGCAGAAGTACAAAAATCTATTAAAGATTTAATAGTTTTTTCTTTGTAACAAAAATCAACAAAAGTGTAACTACTCATTTTAAAATATTTAATTTAAATTTAAATAAATTCATTAAAAAATCAGAATTAACAAAATAAAATAAATCTGAAGCTATTTTATAGGATTCTTCATATTTTAAATTAAATTGTTTAGAAATTAAACTAGCAGTATCTTCTACTGATAATTGAATATCTTTTTCTAAATTTTTATGGATAAATTGTACAATAGAATAAGCCATTTGTGGATTCATAGAATACAAAAGTATTAAAAAATTTTAATATATTTAAAAGAAAAATTAATTTTTTCTTTCAATTAAAATAATACATAGTATAGTTAAAAAGCAACTAATTAAAATTGAACTAGTTAGTGACATTAGAATTTATAATTTTTATATCCTATTAAATAAGCAGCATATTTTAATAATTTATCCATTTCAATTAATCCTTTTTTAAAATCTTGTTGTTTTACAGGTAAAACACAAGCTCTAAAAGGAAATTGAGTTTGAACACCTAGATAATTACCTTTCATTGTAAAATCTTTCATATTATAAAATTTTTCACAACATTTTGATAATAAATAGAGATACAACCCTATCTCGCGATGATAATGAAAAGCTTCACAGTTCATAATTAAATCAGTTCTATAAGTTTTAACATCATTAACAGTAACTATATTAGCTTCTTTATCTATAGTATAATTATCTAGTTTTGCTTTTAGTTTTAGTATAATATTTTTTCCATTAGGTAATTCTGCTTTTATATCCAAAAGAATGGCTTGTTCACATTCAGATATTGGAGTTTCTAGTATACCTTCAGGGTGTAATAAAGATTTAACTTGTGGATGATTATTTAAATTACCAACACAACTTTGTACAGTACTTAACAATTTAGCATCACAATATTGAATTATTTTAGATGTTTCATGAGAAGCTTCATACTGTTGTCTTCTTTTCCAATACTCATTACAAGTATCTTTAATACTTTGAATTCTATTAGGAGTTAATTGATTAACATAATAATCTATTTCCAAACAAAATTTTGTTACTAGATCATCTGTTATAGTATTTTTAATAAAATAGGGATATAATTTATCCGCAATAGCTCCTAATTTAGCACTTGGTCGCATTAAATCAGGAGCCAATTCAAAGTATTCAGGCTGGAGTATTAATTCATGGGTTCTACTCAATTTTGTTATCATATAGCTTTTTATCTATATTTCTATAAATTGTTATTCTTTATAGTTCGGCATATATTTTCATCCTTAATATATAAGGAGCAGGACACTCTTGGGAAAATTATATTTATTCATTTCCTATGCTCTACGATGCTTTTGAACCTTTCGCTATTCCAAAAGTTATCTCGGTATTTTCAATTTCAGAATTCACCGATATTGCCCTGTTATAATCTTTATAATTACTCATAAAGACGGCAGTTATACTATAAAAATTTTCATCTACCTAACTCGAAAGAAGGGTTATATCCCTGATTTACAAATCCTTGAAAAAATTTTTCAGGAGTCCCATCCTGTAATGGATTTAGTAATCCTAAACGAGAATTACTAATATAAGATGAATATTTTTCAGAAAAATAAACTTCATCTGAAATTTTTTGTAATCTTAAAGTATCCATTAAAGGAATTAATTTAATATCATCTAATTTCATAAAGGAGAAATTTCTAAAGTATCTTCATTTAATTTAAACGCTTTACGACAATCCAAATCTGCATGATATGGACCTATAAAACCAGAACGTAGTTGTGTGTGTCCAAAAATTTGATAAATATTAGGTAATTCATAATTAGTAGTATCAAATTCAGTTACAGTTACCCATAAACAACTACCTACAGGATCAAAACCTCCTCTATCAGGTCCACACATTCGTAAAGCCGCCCAAGGGTTAGTATTTAGCCAATGTACTAAATTTTCAATAGTTGAAAATTTTTGATTAACCCTATTTAACCATTTTTGCATTACTCCAGCATGAGTAAATAAAAAAGGTTGATTTTTAAACACTTCATAATGAGCTATAGAAAATAATTTTAAATTATCTTTAAAAAGCATATTAATATCTTCTTCATATTTATAATATTTTCTGTAATCAAAAGAATTTAAATTATAATGAATATAATCATGATTTCCTTGTAAGAGAATTACATTATTATTATTCTTTTTATAATTTAAAATTTCTTTAAAATTTTCTATAGCCTTTTCAGGAGTAATTAATTCATTTTCTGAATTTTTTTCATAATCATAATGATCTAAATAATCCCCTAAAAATATTATTTTCTCATTCTTTTCTTTTTGTTCTATAGCACTTTTCCAAAAAGTTCTACCGTGTATATCAGGAATAATAATCATAATTTAAAATATTTATTATACATTTTTTCTATTTCTTGATATTCGAGCGAATATATCCTATAAGGCGTATTATAATACTTATTAAAATCACCATCAAGTAAAAGACAAGGAATTCCATGATTAATTAAATCTTCTAAGTTTTCAGGAGTATCCTCAATAAATACATCTATTTTTTCATGTTTTAGAAAAGTAGATTTATTTTGAGAATACTCTATTTGAATAATTGGAACTATAGGAATATTATTTTTAATTAAAAATTCTTTAGTCCATTCAATTGGAAAATTTCTTTTAGTACAAATTAATTTTGGGGTAAAATTAGGCATATATAGAATAGGCATTTCTACCCAAAAATCATGTTCATGAATCAATATTTGATTACATGCTTTTGTCATTTTATTACTATCTATTGGTGTGGAATAATCCATATTAAAAAATTTATAATATGAATTAAAAAAATCAGCGATTACTCCATCTGCGTCCAGCCCAATATTTAACATATATTTAAAAATTTTAAAATTTTATTTTTAATTTTTTCTTTTTTCATGAGTTTATTCATTTTTTCAATAAATCAGTAACATGAGTTGTATGTTTACCATTTTTACTATGAGTGGTCCAACAAACATCATTAAAAGTTTGAATAATATTTTCTTTGGTTATTTTATTAGCTGCAGTAAGATCTAACATACTTTCCCAACAAATACTATTAAGCATATAAGCATTTTTTACTTTAGTAGTATTTTCAAATCCCCAGAGAATTAAAAAATGACCTATATAAGGAATACGTAAAGAAAAATAAGGATTCCATTCCCATCTAGCCATATCATATTTTAATTTCCAACCTAAAGGTCGAAATATACAATGAAAGCTATCAGGACAAGATAAACCAAAAAAATAATTATATTTATGAGTTATATAAAAAGACATAGTAGGTCTTTTAATATATTTTTTAAAAGGCAACCAATAATAATATGGATTATACCGTTTATTTAAATAATTAATTTTTTGTTTTAATTTATTCAGTAATTGCATTTAAAAAATTATTAGAAATTAATTGATAAAAAAATGATTTAGGAATACATACAAATTCTTTAATTTTTGCCATTGAATCTGCTTTATTAAAAAATATAGCTAAAGGTTTATCTTTTTTACCTACTTCTTTATTTAGTATAACTAAATTAGGAGTATTTTTTGAAGCTTTACATTGTACATAAAAATTTAAAACATTATCAGGATCATAAATATCAATTTTTTGATTATCTAATGCTCTAGATGCTGAACGACTGCTTTGTAAATTAGAAAACCCTAATTCAGTTAATTCTTTAATAATTTTTAATTCATAAGCATTACCTCTTCTTCGAACTCTTTTTCCTAAAGCTTTTCTTTCTTCTTTATCCATTTATATAAAATAAAAAAGGTCAGTCTTAAGACTGACCTTGTTTAACAGGACGAATTGGTAATCCTATTGTAGCAAAACCAAATCGTGTAAAATCTGCATTTTCATAAATAATAGTATCTCCATTAACAGTAAATCGACCAATACCTATATCAATTAGTTATTACTGGGAGGCTCTGCTTAAGGAGCCTCATTGGCTCTATCTACATCAGGATATTCAATAGCAGGAATACTATCTTTGATTCTATAAATCTAACTACCTGCCATTGCACAAAGTTTTCTTTCATCTGAATCTTCATTAACTACTACTTCTCTCATAACTTTATTATAAGCAGTTGCAGTTAACATTTCAATTTCAGTTGAAGGAGTTTCAAAAAGTCTTTTTTCAAGTTCTTTATTCATTTTGAAATAATTTTTAAACCTTTTTTAATAAGATCTTTAGTCAACTTTCTACCATATAATTTATAAAAATCACTAATATCTTTAGCTTTTAATTGTCTAGGAATTATTAGATATTTAAATTCTGGATATTTATGTCTTAATTTAGCCATATAAGCTTTCCCAGTACGATCATTATCAAAGAAAACTATAATAGTTTGAAATCTATTTTTTAATTCTTCTAATAATTCTTTTTTAATAAAACTTGTTTCAGAAGAAGGAGCTACTGCAGGTATACCAAACGTGTAGAGTAAAGCTACATCTTTTAAAGATTTAGTAATAACTAAATATTTTCCTGTTTCTGGTAATTGAGCATAACCTTGAGTAGTTTCTTTATCTGCATTATTAATCCATCTAAATTTAGTTCTTAATGGAATATAAATTTTCCATTGTTCTATACCATTTTTAATTCCATAAAAATACCCATAAACTGGACATTTTTCTGTAGAAGTAATAAATATTTTATTATTTAAAAAGACATTTTTACAACTAAAAATACTGAATTTATCTAAAATTTCTTTAGTAATACCAAATTGTTTCCACCAAGCTAATTCTTGTTTAGTAAATTTTTTTTGTTCTATTTGAATTTTAGATTGACTTTTTGTTTTAAAAGTAGGTATTTGTTGAATAATTGGTTGTAAATTAGTTTGTTCAGGAGTTAAACCAAAATCTTCTGCAATTTTAATTAAAGCTTCTGAGTAAGTACAATTATACTTCACCATAACTAAATTGACAAAAGATAAAGTTTGTCCTGTAGCAAAATCTTTAAAATATAAAGTTCCTAATTTACTTTTCCAAAGTGAACAAGAAGGTTTATGATCCTTTCTTAAAGGACTACAAAATGCCTTATTACTTAAGGGCATCCCTAAGTAATAAGACATATATGTTTCTTCACTATTTTTAGATAATAAAAACTCTTTTGTAATAGGTAATTGTACCTTATCAGAAGAGTAATTAAAATTCATTATTATAGATCTAGCGAAGTAATATCAATATCATTAGTATTCAAATCTTCTGGAGTAGTTTCTGTAATATTAAGATCACCACTTTCTGTTGAATTTTCTGCAGTAGTCATAGGAGTTGGCTGAGCATTTCTAGATGCCTCATAATCTGCTTTAAATTTAGCTGCTCTAGTGATATTATAATTAGTTAGAAATACCTGATCTCCTACAAAATAATCATTTTGTCGAACTTCACTTTTACTATTAGAAGAATCTACCAAAGTAGTAATATTAGGAAGCATAAATTGGATATATCCATTCTTCATATATCCTTCTACTTTAATATTAGTTTGAGTGCCAATAGCTGCCTTCAATACTTTTTCTACTACTGCAAAAGCATCATCGAAATTCTTAATTTTTACCGTTTTAGCTTTTTCATATCCAGCAGGATTCAAAGTTTTCATTAGTTGCTGAAAACAAGCCCACATATTTTCTGCTCTAGAAGGTAAATAATATTTAGCACCATTTTGACGAGACATTTCTTTACGTTCCTCATCTTTATCATTTGGTTTAAATACTGAAAGATTAATTACTCCTTCCTCATTAGAAAATGAAAAAGCTAGGAATTTATAAACTCCACTTTCTGTAATTTCAACAGAATCAAGGGTTACTGTGTGTACAGCATAAGGCATCAAAGGCTTCTTGTTAGAACTACTAATTACTACTTCGTCGTTTTGATTTGAAAAATTCATGTTGTTTAAAAATTTAAAAAGTTAATATATTAAAATTTAATAGTATTTGTTTTGCAATGTTTAAAGACTAAAATCAAAAGAAAGATCCGTATCGTCTAAAGATAGATCTTCTTCATTTAAAGAAGATATATCAAGTTCTTTATTAATATCAATAATTTCATCAGGAACTTCCACAGTATTTAGATCTCCTTTCATAAAGAAAATACCTTTATCTTTACTTTCTACTAAATTAAAAGTAGAACCAAAAAGAGATAAATTTTTATTCATATCTCCTCTAAAAGATATAGTACCTTTCTTAGTAATTTTATTTCCAATAGCATTTGGAAAATATTGATCTTTTCCTATTAATGGAATTTCTTTACCATTTTCAGTACGATACTTAATTGAAATAGAATCTCCTACTTTTACTTGCATTAAATCTAAAGCTGCTTGATTAAATGTAAGTTTATTAGCATCTCTAATAATAATAGGATCTGTAGTAGAATCATCTATTTTAATATCTCCTTTTGTTAAAAATCTCTGTTTAATAATTCGAGATTCGTTAGTTTCAGTATCAATTTCAATTGTATAAACAATTTCAGAAATTACTTTCATTTAATTTAAATTAAAAATTATCATTTCTCATTCAAAGATGGATAAATACGTTCCCAATGAGAAATAAATGTACCATCTTCATTCTTTTCAGCAACTACAATAGTTTTACCAGCAAGATGAGCAGGACGAGCTCCTGTTAAAATTTCACCATTACTACCAAATTGTAAACACAAATTTCCATCATCGTCTCTGAAACAAAAAGCGATAGCGTCTGATTTAGCTGAAAGAACTCTTTTAGTTTTCAATTTTGTTACCCTATAAGTTTTTTATCTCATAGTTCTTATAATTTCTTATAAGTTCAGCATATATTTTCATCTAAATTTTCATTTAGAGCAGGACACTCGTGGAAAGATTATATTCTATAATATAGGTTCACTTTCTATGCGTTACGATGTTAATGACTTTTTAAATCATTAATTATCTCGGTATTAACATGAGTTGTTTTAAATTTAATATTTATATTATCTTTAATCCAACTTTTAGCCTTCACCGATATTGCCCCGTCATGATCCTTAAGATCACTCTTAAGGACGGCAAAATACTTTACTATTTTTTACCTGCCAAATCAAGATCTTTTACAGAACCTGAGGTATTTTCATCAAGTTTAGTATCTTTAACATGTCCACAAATAATTAAATTAGGTGTACATTGAGCTACCATATCTATCAATTTTTCAATGGCTTGTCGCCACCATTGCCACCCGCTTCCATTTGGAAGTGCTTGAGGTTCAGTAACTTGAGCATATTTTTCAGAAAACATTGGAGAATCTCTATAATATTTGATTGCCAATGGTTTTGCCATTTCTTCAATTGCCGTAACAGTATCAATTGTAATAAATTTATAAGGATTTCCTGCTTCTTTAATTGCTTTACAAATTTCTTGCAATTCTTTAATATTAGTTGCTTTAACTTTTAAAGCTTCTACATAATCTGATCCATTTTCTGTATCAATAATTAAATTATTTTCTAGTGTAGAAAGTGCAGTTGTTTTGCCACAATTTTGTTATCATACAGTTTTTTATCTGTATTTCTATGAATTTCTTCATAGTTCAGCATATATTTTTATCTGTTCTAGATACCGAGTACTCGTGGAGAGATTATATTTATTCACTCTCTATGCGTTACACTGATCTATAACCTTTCGCAATTTATAGATTTAGCACGGTATTTGCATGAATTTTTCTTTCTTTCTAATTAAATAAATAGGAGTATTTTTATAAATAAATTCTCCAAATTTTTTTTGTTCTTTTAATCTATTAATAGCTAAAATATACAAAGCTTGTCTATTATTTTTAGCAGGTCTATCTATTCTTAAAGTTGTTAAAATATTATTATCAGTTAATATTTTTTGAATATCTTCTAATATTAATTTAGAATTAGATATAATAGAACATACTGTGTAACCTGATTTTTTTAAAGTAATACATCCATCTCCATCAAAATAACCAGCTATAAAAGAATTATAAAATTCTTTATTTATATTTGGTATATGAAATTCTTTATTTGATTTAGATTCAGAAAAATTTAAAGTTTTTAAATCATTGTATATTTTAGTACTATTAATTCTAAATTTAACAGAATTTTTATAATAATGTAATTTAGAATTTGGATTAATAGCTTGTTTTAAATATTCTAAAATATATTCATCTTGCAATTGTAAAGTAATTCCCATAATTTTACTATAAGTATCTGTAGCTATATAACCATCAGACATTAATAATCCTAAGAAATAAGCTTTTTCATGAGAATCTATTTTACTAAAATAATCTTCATGCAAAATAGTATATTTTCTATTTAATTGTTTTCTAGTAGGTTTATAATACCCTAATCTAATAAAACTATTTATCATAGTTTTATAATTAATATTAAAATATTTTGCAGTTTCTAATAAAGTATGATTATTTTTATAATAATCTGCAAATATTTTTATATCTTTTAATGAATATTTAAAACGATTAATTTTCATAAACTTAAAATAAATTATTTTTAATAAAATCTATTCAAGTTTATAATTTTTTTCCAACTTTTTGTATAGTAAAAAGAAAAATTTTTAGCATCCACCGTTTTTACTCAGTTATAATACCTAAAATCCCTTTTAGGCACGGCTGGTAACCTTAGGCAAACCGAAAATAATTAGATTTTTAGGATCTTGAGTAAGTGCAGGAAGTTTTGTTTTAGGTAGTGTAATTGCCATTAATTTTTATTATTAGAATGATTAAGTTCTATTGTAGTCATAATACAATAGGTAGCTAGATCTAACAAAGTGTCTGAAAGAGATTCATCATTAACTTGTTGATTACGAGTTAAAATAAGATTTTCCATACGGTTAAATTTATCACTTATACGAGTAAGTGCTGCAATCAAACCGTATTTTTGAACGGAAACTGCAAAACTATTTCCATAGTCAGTATTTTTTCGTTCATAGGTTTCAGACATTTGTTTAGTAATTTCTTGAAATTCTTTTACATAATTCGTCATAAAGTAAAATTATTTATATCAATTTTAATAGATTCAGTTTCAATAGGTTCAGGAATAAAATTTGGTTCTAGATAATTAGTATAATCTCGAATATGTTCAGCTTTTGGCAATTCACGCCAATAATTAATATCTCCCCAAAAACAACAAGCTATAGCAACATCTGCAATACCATATCTTCCTTTGAGTAATTGAATAGCTCTTAATTTATCATCTAATACAGAAACATCATAACCTACATAGTTATTTAATTTTTCTCTTTTAGGACTAAATACAGCTATAACAACTTCAGCTGCTTTTGTAGGATCTGCAGAATCAGCTGCATCGGATTGGCGTACCATTTTTGTTATCTTATAGGCTCTTTATCCTATAATTCTATATATTACTATATAGATCAGACTATATCTTTAATTTATTTCATATTTTCTCAAATATTACTATAAACAGTGTCCCGCTTTCGTGGAGAATTTTATAGCTTCAACTTTACTTGTTAAGCATCATCTCTAGTCTTTAGGCATTTATTTGAATTTCTTCAAAATTTAGCACGGAGTTGTCCTTGTTAGGAGTTTCTCCGTTTAACGGAATTTTATTCGGACATTTTTATTGAATTTTATAAAGCATGGATGGAATAATATAAGGTTTAATTAAAGATACAAAATGATTTTTGTTTTTTAAAATCCAAGGGACCCTCCTATCCGACAACCCTTGCTTACGCCTCTCCATTGTAGATTGTTCTCTATTTACTTGTTGTACAATAATAGGACTTAATTTAGTCATATTTCTCAATGTAACTAAATAAGCTGTAATTAAATCTATTTCTCTTTTTAAATCTCTACCTCTAGAAGGCATAACTAAAGAAATATGATCTATTATTACATTAAAAAGTAAATTAGGATTATTTGGAATATAAATTTTTCTATTTTCAGTTTCTTGAAAAGATCCTCTTTTTTCTAATTCTTTTAATAATAAAGTATAAAGAATTTCTGCATTAAGAGATTTATCAAATATAATAAATTTAGATTCCATTTTTTTAATCCATTCAATACCTTTAAGGACTAAATTATAATTTTCGTCAGAAAGAGTATAATCTTTTTTTCTTGAAAAAATATCATTTATAGAAAGTCTAACATTAAATTCCTCATAAAGATAGGTACTAATTACTTTACCTAGTACCATTGTAGCAGACATTTCTAAACTAAACAAATAACAAAAATAGTTATCATCATTTTCATGGGTTCTTAAAGCTTTATAAAAATATGAATATAACATTAAGGAAGATTTCAGTTGTGTTATCGTTAAGCTTTTTATCTTAACTTCTGTATTTTACAATACAGCTCGGCGTACCTATTCATCCACTTCTTTCAGTTGGGATGCAAACCACTCTTGGGAATATTTTATTCTATATTAATAGGTTCAATTCCTACGCTCTACGGTGATATAGACTTTTTAATTTCTATATTTACCACGGGATTCTTCTTACTTAGTTCCCCGTTTTTGGTTTGTAATAATTCCTAAAATTCCTTTATAGGAACGGCATTTTATATGTAAGACACTACCTACTCCGCTTTGAGCTAAAATTACAATAAAGTTATTAGGTAAATTTCCTCCAGTTAAATCATCTAATTTATCTAGACCAGTTGTAGTACCTTGATTTAAACCCTCTCTACCTCTATCTATTTCTTTTAAAAGTTCATCAGAAATCATACAAAATTAATTAAAAATTCTCATATTACACCATTTTCATATAAGAATTATTTAATATACTTTCCTTTTGCATTGACAATATATTATTCCAATCATGATCTGCTAAAAATGCACCTAAAGTAGTAAATTGATACCCATTATCTTTACCCCATTTAATTAATTTAATGATTTGTTCATGAGTCATATTATCATTACGAATTGCTTGTCCATAATAACGATAAGCATCTTCTAGAGTATCAAATTTATTAGAAATTCTTTTTAATTTATACTCACACTCATTTACTACACAACTCAATGGATAAATATCATAAAGCTCTTTTCCCATTTGATAAGAAGCTTTATAAAGTTTATTAACCATTTTTTGATTAAAAGGAATATTTACAGGATCAAATTGTTGACCTTTTTCAGGAATTTTATAATTTTTAAGAATATAACCTTTAGCCTGTAAGATAACTAACATTTCACGTATATTACCTTTACAACTTTCAGGTAATTGCATATAAGTTATAAAATATTTCTTTTCTTCAGGATCTTCTGTTTGACAAAGAAGTAACATTCGAAGAAATAGCAATTCATTAGGAGATAGATTATATTGATTATAGCAAAGGAGTTCAGTTTCTAAATTAATAAACATACATAAAAAGAATTGAATTAATTTCATTCTTTTTATGCATTTTACCCTTTTCAGGGTTTAATACATAATACTAATTTAAAACTTTTCAAATCACCATCTAAATTGATAATTTTGAAGATTTTTAATTTCTCTAGGAGTTTCTCCTTTCAAAACTTGATCTAAACCTTCTTCATCAATTTTAATAGTATTTGGAGCACCTGTGTGACTTTTTTGCCACCATTGCACTTCAACACAATTATTAATTACTATAGTAAAAAATTCAGCTTGTTTGTCTTTATATTTACGAATTACCCTTCCTAATATTTGTTTAGCTTTAATTTTACTTGAATCTACATCTAAACAAATACCTACAGATAAATCAGGACAATCAAGCCCCTCTTGAGCCATTTTACTTGTAGATAATACTCCAGAAGTTTGTTTATTAAATTCCTCTAAAATTTGTTTATTCTTTTTGACACTTTTATCTCCTGTATAAACATATTTATCTGATATAGCTTCAGCCATTTTAACTGTTTTACAAAAAGTAATAATTTTTTTATTAGAACGTGCTGCTATTATTCGTTTAGCTATTTCAATCTTTTTAGGATGATTTGCTATAAATGATTTTCTTTTTTGAAGAATTCTCATAAATTGAGCTACTTTTAATTGAATCAGTTTAAGAGTATCTGATTTTTGTTTTTGAGTAGCATTATTTGGCAGCATTTCATCTCTTAATTTTATACGATTATAATAACCTTTTTTACCTACACATGACATAGCTAAATTAAAATCCATATTAAAAAATTCAAATACTGAAGTAAATTGTTTATTTAAATCTTTAAATACTTGAATATCATCTACATCAATTAATACAAGATATTCTTTATATGGAGCAAGCCACCCTTCTTGTAGGGCTTCTTGAATAGTAACACTATCACAAATTGGAGCATATTGATCTATTAATAAATGTCTACCATCTAGACGTTCAAGCGTTGCAGTTAATCCTAATACAAATCTAAATTTAATATTAGTAAAAGCTGCGTATAAATGTTCTGAAAGACAACGATGACATTCATCTAAAATTAATAAATCACATTCAGATTGCTTTTGGGAAGAACCCATCATAACTTCAACAGAAATAGTATCTTTTTTTAATTTAAAAGCCTCTATTTCTTTTTCCCATTGAAGTTTTAATGTATTAGTCGGAACAAGTATTTTAATTGAAATTAGAGGCTTTTTTGCTTGTAATAAAGCAATTATTTTTAAAGCTACTCTAGTTTTACCAACAGTTTTGTTACCGCATGGGCTTTTTATCCCATACTTCTTATAATTACTTATAAGCTCCGCGTACCTGTTTATCCACTTATTTCAGTTGGGATATCGGACACTCTTGGAAGGATTATATTCTTATAAACTTCACAATCTTTATAATTTAAAGGACATATTATTGCTGGACAATACTTTTGTGCATTACAACAATAATAAGGAAAGTCTTTTAATTTTATTTGATATTTACATTTATTTTTCATAAGTTTCACCTTCTACGCTGTACAATGATTTAGATTTTTTAATTTCTAAATTTATCTCGGGATTTTCCTATATAGGCTTTCCCCCGATATTGCCCGATAATAATTCTGTAAATTCCTTTACAGAACGGCTGCCTTTTTGAAAAAATTTAAATAAATTATATTTTCTTTCTAAGTAGATAGAACTATTATTATAAAGATATTTTATTAAATTTAATCCATTTTCTTTAGAATATTCATTACTATATTTTTATAATCAATAAATTTTTTCATATATTTAAAATAATACAACCCAGTAGGAAGTTCACAAGTTCCTTTTCCTTTTGTAGCAATCCAGTGTTTAATTACGAGTTGTTGACGTTCATCCCTAGTCATTAAATTTCATTTGCAACATTCCAACCCTTAGCTAAACCGACATCTTGAATTTCTTGCATCTTTTTTGCCCAAAGAAATTTCTGATAACCACATTTATTATAAAGAGCTGGTAATAATTTAGTTACTAAAAGATTAAGTTGACTTGATGATAAATCATTGTAATCTTTAGCAAATACAAACTTACCAAAATTAGTAGAATCACTTTTCATTTTGATAATATCATAGAGTTCTTCTTTAGTAATTCCATTTGTTTTAAATTTTAGTTTAGTGTCTTTAGGGAGATTAATATTAGTTCGTATCCAAGATTCTACTACTTTTTGAGATTCTTTATTTAAATTAATTCCCAAAGAAAGAATAAAATTTAAAGAAATTTTAGTTAATTGAATTTTTCCTAAAGAAGATAGGCAAGCATTCATAACATCTTCTAAATTAGCAGATGTGAATTTAGAATCAAGTCCAGAAATTGCATTTACTATACTAAAATTCTTTTTACTTTCAGCATCAACAAATACATTAGGATTTAATTCTATAAAATGTTTTAAAGCTTGATATAATTCCAATCGAGTATTATAAGATTTACCTACTCCAACCATCATTCTAACTACAAGTTCAGCATAACTTTTAGAAATTTGAGAAGTAATCATATTCATAATAACACTTCTTCCTAAGTGTGTAGATTCCTCATTTTCTAGCATAGATTGACAATGTTTATAAAAACTATGAAGTTGTTCAAAAGAACATTCCATTAATTTATAAGTTTTATATACACCATTCTCATCTTTAGAGGTTCTCCATTCATACTTGTTTAAATTGGATTCATTAGCTTTTTTAAATGCTTCTGCAATTGCTGTCATATTTATTATATTAATCTAAAATATATATCTGATCTCCAGTAGTTGGTTTTAAAGGTATAAACTGTAAAAAAATCATATTAGTATAATTATAATAATAAAATCTTTTAGAATTAGGATCATACCATTCATCTTGTCCAGCTTCTACTATTTTAAAATGAACAAAGCCCTCTTCATTTATATTAAAAGGGCTTTGTTCCCAATTTGGAAATCTAACGAGAGTTATGTATTTCTCATGAATATTATAATTTTCAAGATTTTGAAATACATAAAGAGTATAACCAAAAAGATCTTTCTTTTCTGCTAATAATTTAGCTTTAATTGTAAACTCTTTTAGATCCTGCTTCATAATTTAAACAACCATATTTAGCAAAATCTAAATTGATAAAATCAAATCCTTTAAAACAAGGATATTTTTTACAATTTTTACAAGTTCTTTCGGGGTATTTATAAATAATATTATTTTTATCCTTTAGTGGTGTTGAGTTCATTAATTGCATTTTTAACTCCTTTTATATCTTTCTGTAACTTAATATATTTAAGTTCATCAGTAGCATAAGTTTTAAAAATAACTCCGGTATGAGTTTTAACGAAATCAATTTCATTAGTTAGAATCTGTTCTAATACAGAATCATTAATCATTTTACCTGGAAAAGCAATTAGTCTATTTGAAAATTCTACTTTCTTTCTTGCAATTTTCTCTGCTGTTTCCTGATTATATTCATCAGGTGGAGTACAAATAGAATAACCAAAAGTGATAGTTGAAATACCTTTAAATACATATTGTACTCTAGCACAAATACAAAAATAACGTGTAACACCTGTAAAATCAGTTAAAGAAGAATGCTTAAAGATAATAATTTTTTTAGAATTTTTCATTGTTTTCATTAAAAATTAAAGCGGTTTGCTTAAAATAAATAAGCAAACCAAAAATTAAACAAATATAAATAATTAAATAAACCATATTATTCAGATGGGTCTACATCTAAAAGTAGTAGATGACTGTATTTTGGATTTAATACAGATAAATCTTTTACTACAAAATGGTAATCTTTTTGAAGAATATCAATAATAATATCTTTTTTAGATATTAAATCTTGATCTATTTTTGCAAGACATTGACATTCTCCACATAAAGATTTTTTATAAGACCAATCAATTGCTTTTTTAATACACTTTCTAATACGAGTATTTTCATCTAGCTCAATATATTGTTCACCGTGTAAAGCTACTTGAAAAATATAATCAGCTTTAATTTCAGGTGTACTAAAAAAGTTTTTAATAAATTCAATTAATTGTTTCATAATTAATTTAATAATTTTGAAGCAATAATTGGATTTGCTACTAAAGTTGGACATTTTGCTGCAAACTTAGTTATTAGAGTTTTAACAATTTCCAATAAACCATTTTCTTGCAATAAAGGTTTTTTAGCAGTTAACAACTCAACTAATCTTTTTTCAATTTTTTCACCTTTTTTCTTTTCTTTGTTATTCTTGAAATATTCTTCAAGATAATTAGAAAAACGAACGGTTAATAGGAAACCAATATCTGAACGATAACCTTCATTTTTATAAAGAATATCTGTTAGCATTGGTTCCAATTCATCCCAAGATTTAGTAATGACATCGTTAGGAGTTGGCAATTTATCTAGTTGCTGATCTATAAACATTCTAAGATCTTCTGCAATAGAAAGTTCTTCACCAAAAATTCCTTGTGCCATTAATATAATTTCAGGCATATTTTTAGTGTCCAATTTAATTCCCATCAATGCATCTATAAACATAGAATAGTTTCTAGCATTAATAGAATGATTAGCTGTTTGGAACATTTTTTGATTCCAAAGAGCAAAATTAATTAGTTGACCATTTTTATTTTTAGATTCAGCCCATTTAGCCCATAACTTAATATCAAAATCTACAACAAAATTCATCATTCTAGATCTTAAAGCTGGATCAATTTCAGTTACATCGTACATACCATCTTCTGGATTAGAAGAAAGTAGAATTGTAGTATATTTAGGCAATCTCCAAGTACCATAACTACCAAATTGCAACAATTGCATAATTGCTTGAAGGAATGTTTTATTGCACAAATTGTTATCTTAAAGGCTCTTTATCCTTTAATTCAATACTTTTAGATATATGTATTGTTCAGACTATCTCACCAATTATCGTTTAACATTGGTATGTTTAAATAATTGCTCTGCACTCGTGGATTTTTCATCTTCAGCACCACCTGGTCAGATTACTAAATCTAGTCGTTGATCCTTCAGTGTATTTCTACAAAGCTTGGATTAGGGTTGCCTTTATTTTATTATAAAGGGTTTCCCAGATTCACAGAGTTTTACACCCGCAGCTTCCTAAATTTTAATAATTAATTTTTACGGGTAAAATCATCAAGTAGTAAAATAAACTCTTGATCTCGATCTTCTGGCACCCAAGCTGGTTTTGCAAAAGAAGTAACTGGTTCGCAATTAGGACAAATAGTATATCCTGAATTTAAAAGTGTAGGAACAACACTTTCTGCCATTTCAACTTCTTGTCCTTGAGGATCAATAAGTTTATAAAATTTAACTGGCATTCCTGTAATCAATTGTGTTATCTTAAAGGCTCTTTATCCTTTAATTCTATAATTTATGTATTATATATAGTTCAGACTATCTCTTAATTTTCCACTAAATATTGGTATATATAGGAAAATTCTCTGCACTCGTGGAATGTTTACCTCCAACACCACTTGCTGAGGCTACTAATTCTAGTCGTTGATCCTTCAATATATTTCTATAAGGCTTGGATTAGGGTTGTCATATAATAACGATGATTTTCCCAGATTCACAGAGTTTTTAATTTAGGTGACATTTATAGTTCATCACCTACCTCTTCAAGCTGCGACAAGACAACTGTTTCAATATGACAACCTCTTTCTTCAGCTACTTGCATTAGGCTGCTCGTTTTCAGTTTTGTTATCGTATAGCTTTTTATCTATACTTCTATAGATTCTTTTTCTCTATAGCTCAGCGTACATATTCATCCTAAAAATTAGGAGTCGGACACTCTTGGAAGGATTATATTTATTCACCTTCTACGCGTTACGGTGGTTTTTTCCCTTTCGTAATGAAAAAACTTACCACGGTATTAACATCACAGTCTTCACCGTTTTTGCCCAATGATAATCTTATTAATTACTCAATAAGACGGCAAATCACATTTACCCACACCTGCCATACCTATAAAATTAATAGGAATTTTTGGTTCACCTAAATCTGCTAACTTTCGATTTACATCCATAATTCTATTTGTTATGGATTTTACTTGTTCTAGATTCATCTTTTAAATTTTTGTAAATACTTTAATAAATCACTTAATAATTGTTTTTCTTTTGCATAAGAACTTTTTGTATATTTATCACTTATTACAAAACAAAGCATATCTCCTATTTGAGGAGAAGCCATCAAATCTCCCAAATAATTAGGAAACTGCTGTAATAAAGTATAAATTACATTAGGATATTCTATCCAGTTATAAGATTTTAACATTAAATACCCTACTATATTTGTTCCAACATCTGGAGCCTGTAAATAGGGAATTATTTTTAAAATAATATCTAAAGTTAAATCTGGATTTTCTTTAGAGTTTAAATATAATACTTCTGTTTCTAAACGAAAATTATCATTATTATGTAATAATTCTTTAGGAATTATATAAAAATCTCCTTTAGATACTATTTCTCCTGATCCTAATTGTTCACTCATTTTTTGATAATCATTATGTACAAAGTAAAGTTGATTTTTATAAAAAGAATTATATAATAATCCTCGTACTCTGTACGCATTTCTATCCAAAATATAAGGACCGTAATGTGAAGACTTTAAATAATAATCAGGAGAAGTTTTTATGATTTCTTTTATAAAATCTAATAAAGGAATATCTGTATAACAATTTGTAGGAAATCCAAATCCGCAATAATGATTAGTTGATCCGATAGGAAGAATATCAGAATAATTAATCAGCATTTTGCATTTCAAATTGGGTTTTTACTAATTCAAAAATATTATTACGATAATTTTTGAGATTTTTCATTCGAGTTTTCAATTCAGGTACAGAAAGATTACAATAACGAAGAATTTTAGAAAATTCCCAACCTTGTTTTAAACGAATAACAATTTCTTTGTAAGTAAACATTTCTGAATTAAATTTTACCCAATCAATCTGCGATTTTTTTGTTGTCATTGTAATATAAAATAAAAAAAGTCTAGTTTAAAAAACTAGACTTAAATTAAATATTTAATTAATTATTATCTTTTGGAATAAAAAGAGTTTTACCTGGATAAACATCTTCTTGGTAACCATCTGAAGAAATAACCCACATAAAATTACCTCTAGGTTTAGCAACATTCTTTATATCGTCTACTCCATCAGTAAATAATATTCCTGCGGCTACTTCTTTATAATGAAGATTCCAATAATCGACCATCGCTTTAAGATTTGTCATAACCTTATTTCTTTCAAAATAAGCTGGACTATCCATTCAACTTTAAAAGAAATTTTCTTTTCGAAGTTGTGCTATTATAGTCTCTGAACATCTTTCTTTAATATGTTTTATAAAAATATCTTTTTTTCATTATCAATTACTTCAAAATACTTTTCATTAAAAGAATATTTTTTATTCATAAATATTAAAGAAATTTTGCTGCGGATTATCCAATATCTTGACTTTTTACTATACTGAGATTAATTACGTCCCACCTACAAGTATATTACTATCTTGTATTAGTACCAAGATCTCTAAGGAACTTCCCGCAATTTAAGCAATTTTTTATATAATATTTCTATTATAGGAGGCACAAAATTCTTTTACCTCCACGACCGTGTACTTCTATTTTATTATTTTTTCTATCATATTTATAGACATTTTCAAAATTGCCATCAAATTCTGCTATAGAAATATCATAATTTCTTTTATGCATTGTGTCAATTTCTCTAAAGAATTCTTGGAATTCTTTTCTATCAATAGAACCAGAAGTATCAAGAAGAACTAAAATACTAGGATTCTTTTCTCTAGTATGTCCAGCTCCACCTACATAACGATTAGATTCTTTTCTATGAGTTGATCTAAAAGTTTCTGCTGGATTAGAACCCAAATGTTTTCTTACAAGATTTTGCCATTTAAATTTAGCAGGTTCCTTTTTAAATACAAAAAATTCTGAAAGTCCACCTGGCAAAGTTCCTGCAGATTTTGCAGTAGTTTCTGCTACCATTTTTAGTTTTTCCTTGGCAAATTGTATTATTTCTACAGACAATACTGGTTTTGGCATTCCTTGCAAAGAAAGCCACTGCAAATGCCAATTAATTTGATCTCTATATTTTTCTGGATTTGATTTTACTTGTTCCAAAAGTAAAACAAAACTAGGATCTAATTCTCTTAAAGAACGTTCTCCTCCTTCTTTATAATCAGGATCTAGCATTCTTCTATAGTAATAACTAGTAGGTTTACATAATGGAAGTCCATGCCAATAACGAGATTCAGTTGTAGCATCAAAAGATTGATTTGCACAATATTTTTGATACTCCGATACTGGTTCTATTTCAGGTATTGGATCTACAATTAGATGTGTAGCTACATGTTTTAATGCATCTATAATATTCTCTTTAGAATAATTTGTATTTACATAACACTTAACATAACCTAATTCATCCACCAAATAATCTACTGGTTGTTTTATGATTGTATTTTCAAAATATTGAAAATTACTCATATATTTACCAAAAAATTCATTTCTGATTATTAGATGTTTTAATATGTTATGAATCAAATTTTCAAAACTATTCTCCATTTGTTTTTGCTTTTACGGCTAATTTATCAGCCAATTCATTAAATCTATTAGAATCATGACCTTTTACCCATTTAATTTCGATATTAGAACATAATTCTAAACATTTTTGATAAACTTTATCATACAATTGCCAATATTTTTGATTTTTAGAACGTTTCCACCCTTTTACAGCACATCCTAATACATATTGACTATCTGTTATTATTGTTAATTTTTTTAAAGGTTTGTTAATAAAATTTAAAGCATGTATCACAGCTAAAAGTTCTGCTTGATTATTTGTAATTCCTTTAAAATTTTTATAGAATGTATTAATAATACTATTTTCTAACACAAAAACCAAACCAATTCCAGCAGAACCACAAGACTGTGCTCCATCAGTATAACATATTAATTCATGCATAAATAATCTTTGATTAACGGGAGGTTATTTTTATAAAATAACTCTCTGTCATCAGAAGATCTAAAAGCTAAAAAATAATATTCAGAAGTAACTTGCTTAAATTTTATTGAATTTCCTTCTCTACAAATAATATACTTAATTGAATCTTTAGTCCATTCAGAATAGGGAATAATTCCTCCAAATATAGTAAATAGCTGTGATATTTTAGCCATAGCTAAAGCTGATTTACTCAAAGTTAATGAACTAAAAGTATCAGGATAATTTTCTTTAAAAGACATTTTATCTATAGCAGAAATAGTATCTGTAGTATCAATAGGTAAACCTGTTATAGTTACACCTTTAATATCTTTTAAAGAATCCCAAGTATATATTCCTTTTAACTCTAATAATTTAGCTGTATAATAAGAAATTTTATCTTTTAAAGATTGTTCAAGATTTTTCTTCAATTGGAATATAATTTATAGCTTTTTTATTTTGAAATATAATAAATACTTCTTTATAAGAACACCATTCATGACCTAAAAAAATTTTAGAACCATAATCTGTGATAAAAAAAGGATCTTTATATATTCCTTTTAAAGTAACTAAAGGATAAATCATAATAAAAGGATCTCTAAAAGAGATCCTTTGGAAAAGAAAAAAAAGTTTACGGAAAGATCTGATCTAATTATCTCAAAGATTGAAGAATTTTAATTGAATCTTCTACTGAAGCTGAGGAAAAAGCATTTTCTAATTGTTTATTCTTCAAAACTTTTTTATTATAATTATAGTGATCATTAATCACTTTAGTCAAAAATTGAGACGGAGTTAGATTTTCTGAAAAAGATGTTCTAATTACCTTTTCCATAATTTCATCTGTGAAAATCTTAAATAGTTCACATCTTTGTGATTGAATTTGCTGAACTTTTTTACGCTGTTCTTCTGCTTTAATAGCTTTTACTGCATTTACAAGTTCTTGCTCACCGTTAGAAGCTAGTACTTCCATCACAACTTTTAGACTGTCAATCAAATTTTTTGGATCCATAATAAATTTTAATTAAAATAAATACGAGTTTTATCTAAATCATAACAATAAGCAGCAAGGAGTAATCCTAATTCTTTAAATTGAAAATTTTCAGGACCGAAAATCCATTTATCTTCAATAAAATCATGCAACCCAAATTGCCAATCTGTAGAAATATCAGCCAATTTTTTCAAATCAGATTGATCAATTAAATTTTGTTGAATACCTAAATTAAATAAATTTTCAATTTCTGCTTTATTATTTTCTAAAAATAATATTTTAGAATGTTCTTTATGATCTAAATATTTTTTAAAAAAAGTTTCTAGATCATCAAAAGTAGTTGAAAATCTATCAATTTCTGCCCCATTTTCAATTACCAGAATAAGTAATTGATTACTTTTAACTTGAATACCTATTGTTTTCATAGAATTAATTATTAAAAAAGACTAATTATTTTTCTAACACAAAAACCAAACCAATTCCAGCAGAACCACAAGACTGTGCTCCATCAGTATAACATATAAATTTTTGGAGAATTATTTTCATATATTATCCTTAAAGTCAAATCAGTTTTAACATACTTACAGATAGTAGAAAATTCTTTTAAAAATTCTTCACACTTTGAATCAGAAAATGTTAAAAGTTCTATCCAAGAAATTTTAAAATAAATTTTAATATCTCTAAAAGAACCCTCAAACTCTAATGTCTTACAACAAGTTGATATTTTTAAATGAAAAAATTTAAAAAAGGCTGAATCATAAAATTCTTTTTCTTTTATTTTAAATTCTTGTTTAATTGAATCATACCAATTTAAAGCCTCTTTAAATTCTTTATCTACATCAAAATTTTGTAAAATTAAAAAAGATTCTAACTTTAATCCTCCATAATGATATATAGTAGCTAAATAACTATTATCATCATAATAAAAGCTATGATCGGATTTTCCTGACCATTGATAAATAAAATTTCCTATTTTATAAGTTTTAAGATTTTTAGTTGTAGATTGTAAACAATTTTGTAAAAAAACTTCACTGGATTTAGTTTTTTTATCATAAAATTGAAGACAATTAGCTAAATAATTTCCTAAAATATCTTTTTGATTTAATTGTGAATAAGGAGAATAATTAGCATAAGATTCTTGAAAATATTCTAAATAAGATCTCATAGTTTATCTAAAAAATATTTTATTTGATTCAGTATCATAAAAAATGTAAATATAATGAGATGAAAAACAATCAAGAACTATAGGAAACTTTTTTAAAAATTTAGTTAAAATTTTTATTGGCATACGTAGTAAACCTTCCCAAAATATTTCAAAGAAAATAGTTATTGAATCATAAGAAAGATAAAATTGTACCCATCCTAAAGAATTTACACTTTTCTTTGTAATTAAAAAATTATTTTTAGCAAAAATACCTTCTATTTCATAAATTTTATGATTTACTTGTTTTTTATAATTAGAAAAAATTCGTTCAACTTCTCTCACTTCTTTTAATAAATTTAAAGATTTTAAAAGTATGCAAGTTTCTAGTGTTAAACTTCCATAATGATAAATTTGTCCTATTGTTTCTCGTGTATTAGTTTTAGAATTTTTAAAATAAAAATCATGCCAAGTTTTATTAGTTTTATAAAAAATATTTCCTAATTTATATTCTTTTACTTTATTTCTCTGATTTATTAAATAAGGTTTTAAAAAAGATTCAGTTATTTTAAATTTTCTATCTTGAAATTTTAAAAAAGAAACTAAATATTGGCTTAAAGCATTACTTATATAATTTTCTGAAAAAATATTTTTATCAGTATTTATAGTTTTTATATATTCTAAAAATGTTACCATAACATAAGTTGAGAATTATTTTTCCAATAAAAACGTAAATCTTTTCTATCAAAATAATTTATTAACATAGGTAAATCATTATAAAGAGAATCAAATATATTTACAGAAATTTGAGCTAATTCTGAGTAATATAAAGCTATATGAATACGATGTTCCATATAATCAAAACACAAATCACAAAAAGTTAGTGATTTTTGTAATGAATAAGGTATCTTTAAACACAATTCTGAATTTAATAACCTATCTAATTCATTTTGAGTTTTACTAAAACGTTCTTGTTCTTTAGTTTCATAAAAAAGTTTCAATTCTTCTATATTTAAAGAATTTAAATATAGAAAAAGACGAAAAGTTATTCCTCCTACTGTACGTACTGAAAAAATCTTTTGCCAATCTTTTTTACTTTTTATAATATGTATTGATTTACCTTCAAAAACATAATAAAAACTAGGAAATTCATAGGTATTATCTGAAATTTTTATAGCGTCTAATAATTTTTTAGTTTCTTTAGTTTTATTAGGAGTAACTTCCCAAATAAATTTTAGATATGTTTGAAAAAAAGTATCAAAAGATTCATGCATATTATTATAAGAATAATCACTGATTCTTTTAATATAATAAGATTTAAAATCTAAAATATCAGTTGAAGACGAATTTGTGAACATTTGGATCATAATGAAAATATACAGCATAAGAAGTATAATGATGACAAATTGCAGGTAAATGTTGTTCTAATTCTTCAAATGCTTGTATAGAAGTTAAAAGAATATGAGCTATATAAATAGTCATTTTTACTTTAATATTAGGAGAATAATTTTTTGTAATATTAAGATAAGTATTATCAAATTTAAAATGACAATCTTTTAAAAATGATAATTGTTTAAAAATTTCAACTTTTAGATAAATTTCATTTTCTTTAGCTTTTAAATAATCTAATATTTTTGCTTGAATTACTTTTAAATCAAGATTTTTTAAATATAAAAAGCTTTCAAAAGATAGTCCTCCATTTTCATGACGTTTAACTTCTAAATTTAAACTATCAATTTTAAAAATATGTGTACTATTTTTTATCCATTTATATTTAATATCTCCTAATTCATAATAACCAAGATCATTTTCTTCTCCTAAAAATAAAGTACTTTCTTTAAATTTTTTTAAATTAAATGTAATAATACTTTCTAAAAAACCTCTGACTTCTTTAGTAAAATAAAACTTTTTAGTATAAGGAAACCCTAAGTACTCTAGCTGATTCATGCATATTTCTTCAAGAGCCTTCATAATTAATTTTAATAATTAATATAAGTTAATAATATTAATTCCCCTCCTTTAGTAGTATTAAACAAATTTAAAATTGACCATAATCCATAAGAACCATTAATAGGGTATGTAATATTAACTTTAGGAAAATCTTCATCTATTACACATTCATTACGTAATTGGAGAGCAGCATTTTCAGTAGAAGCTTTAACTGTTTTATTTTTTAAATCTACAGTTACAATTGCATAATCTCCTTTATTATAACTTTCTCTATATATCTTACAAATTCTTAAATCATTTTGGTATTTTAAAGCTGCTTTTTCTAAATCAGTCATTAATAAGTAATTTAATAATATCAGAAATATCTTTTCCTGAATTAACAGGAAATTTATTTTGCATTAATTTAATTAATTTACTCATATTTTTATCATTAATTTCAATTAATTCTTTAGCATAGTTTTCCATTTCTTCTTTAGAAGCTGGTTCTGGTAATAACTCATTTAGAATATCTAAATAAAGTTTTTCAGATTGATAATTAGCAGAATCAGGTTTAAAAAAAGAAATAGTTTCCTCATGTTCTTTTTTAATTTTATTAATTAATTTAATAGCTATCTTGTCATTAAAAGGATTTTTAATATTTTCAAAAGATTTTTGATAGATAGTAAATCTACTCAAAATTTCTCTGAAAATAATAATAGAAGGCTCATTTTGTTTTATAGCTAATTTCAAAAAGTTATTAACTTTTTCTAAAATTGAAGACTCCATAATTAAATATTAATATATATTATTTTATACAAATAAGGATAATTACAAGTATTTCTATAAATTTCTGCTTGATACTTTTCTTTAGATTCAAACATTTTTTCTTCAGTTTCTTTAAAAATTACTTGATACATGATAAAGATTCTTTAATAATATTTTTTAATAATTGATCAAATTCTTTTTTAGAAAGTATAGAATACTTTGGAAAATCAAAATATAGATTCGCCTCAATTCGACGTTGAGATGCTTCTGGTTTTAATGAAATATCACCTGAACTATATTTATATAAACTAAATTTTGTCTGAATAGTCAAAGTTGCTTGTCCAAAAACATTTTCTATTGAAGAATAAGAAACTACTTTATGAATTACATAAGAATTTTCACTAGTTTGTATTAAAAGAAAATTTTTTAAAGAATCTTGGATTATTGGTAGAATAGGATTTAATTTTTCTGAAGTTATTTGAAATTTATTTTTAGTAATTTCTCTATTAATTTCATCTATAGATTCTTGTAATTTCTTTTTTTCTTGTTCTAATTGTTCTATACTATTCATCATTTTGTACTACCTAAAGAAATTAATGATAAATAAAGGAAAATCATAATATTTTAATTTAAAATTTACTTTTTAATTCGAATAAACCAATCCTGATCCACGTATTTACCATCTAAATGAATTGTTGTTCCTATAGGAAAATTATATTTTTCTACTATCTTTTTAATAGTATGTTTATTAACATAATCATATTTAAGAAAAACTGCACTAGATGTACATGGTAAATTTCCTGGAACAAAATCATCTATATTTTCATTATACCAATAATATTCATCAGACCATATCTGTAAAATAAGACGTCCTTTACAAGGTAGTCTATTAAACATCCTATGAGGTTTTTTAATTATTTTAAAATGTTTTCCTATAGGTAATTCTTCTAAAGAAAATATTGAATTAGAACTATTTACATTGCTAAATAGGCTCTTTTTTATATAAGCATTAGAATATTCTATATTGTATTTTTCCTTTATATCTTGAATAACTTCTGGAAATTCTTGAAAATTTTCATAAAGCCATTTATCCATATAAGTAGGACTATTCCAAATAGGACATTTTCGAGACCAATCTAGATCATCTATATCCTGTAATTTTATATATAAATAATTATTAGGATTAAAATAAAAATCATGTCCTAAATAAGTACATATAAATACTTTATCATATTGAGCTATTTTAGTTAAAATTTTTTTAACTAGTTCTTTATCAGAACTATAAAATTTATCAATTGCTGCCATTTATTTAATAATTTTTATTCGAAGAATAATTTTTAGAAATTTTTTCTAAATCTAAAATTGAACTGATTTAATAAAATTAAATATTTCTAGAAATTATTCTTCTAGAAGTATTTATAATAATAAAATTACCAAGGACAAGTGGAAGAATTTTCCCAATCTTCTGCTACGCCTAATTCACTTGAAGAAAAAGGACTATTTTCATTCTTTTTTATTACATTTAGGGCATTCAATATAATGATCTAAAGCATTTCTATTACCTCTCAAATACCAATGACCATCCTCAAGCTCTACAACATCATATCCGCTAATGTGTTTTACTACCATTTTTTCCTCATCAATACAACTTTTAATGAGACTAAAAAATAAAGCAAATCCAAAAAAAATAAATATTATAGCTACTACTATTATAATTGCATTATTTAACTGTTCTTTCATTATTTACCTTTAATTTTTTTAAAAAATTCACAAAATTTTTCTATATATTTTTCAACTTCTTCCTTTATCTAAAAATAATTACCTATTTCATAAACAATATCATCTACAAATCCTCGTAAATCAGTATCAAAACTTTTTCATTTTAATAAAAGCAGGATGAAAAATATCATTGTATTTAATAGTACTTCTACTTACTGCTTATCAATGATATTTTTCATCCTGCTTTTATTAAAATGAAAAAGATTAGTTAATAAATTCTATAAAATTCTGGCTCCTCATCTGATGTTCCTACTAAATGTTTTGTTTCTGCATTAAATGGGATACAAAATTTTCTAAGAAATCCATCAATAGTAACATAAGAACTTTGTTCTTTATTATCTATATGAGAAAACAAAGTTGCTATCCAAATAGTTGAATCTTCATTACGTACTAGTATTCTATCAAATGGTTTTAACCATTTAGGATCAAATTTAGTCACTTTTTCAGATATAATAGATTTATCTATAGGAAATTCAAAATCATTTGAAGAATTAATAATATCTGATACTAAAACTCCTGTTTCTTTTATCTGTTTTATTAGATAAACTTTATCTGATGATTTAACTTTTACATAATCTCCAACTGAAAAATCTTCTTTTTCAATTTTAAAAGTAGACCAATCTCGATTTTCTTTAGATGGAAATAAAAGACATTCACCACAACCTTCGTAATAAGTTCCATCTTTATATAAATATCCTCCATGTTTACCCGATACACAAATAAAATTGTCTGAAACTACATTTAATTCACACTCTCCAAAAATAGGCGAGTAGAGCTTTGTTCCTTTTGGAACATTTTTTAAAATTTCAATTAAATTTAGATTTTCCATTTTATTAGATTTTTAATTTTTCAGAAATATCATATATTTTTAATGATTTAAGAATATGTTGAAATTGATGAATATAATTTATCATTATATATTTATCATTACCAATATGAAACCAGAAATCATTAAATCCATCTCTACTTATTACAAAATCTTGTATAAAATAATCAATTTTATCAGCAGAATGAAATTGTCTAGTAAATCCATTAATTAGAAAAAAATATTCTGATAGTCGAATCGGATGAATATCTTCTTCATGTGCTCTAATACGATTAAGAACACCTTCTTCTACAAACTCAACATCAATATTACCTAATATATCAATAGCAATAACTTGTGCTATTTGTCCATCTGTTAGGTGAATAAAATCACCTAACATTAATTCACTTGTTTTGATCATAGTTTAATTTTTTAACCAAAAGATTTGCGTGCTTTCCATTTAATTCTTGTATACTAGTAACAAGCAGTGATATTGCAATAACTGTAAATACTAATAATATATACATGGAAGCAAACTTTGCCAGGTTTACAGTTTGATGGTAAACTGTTCCTTGTATATTGACTGGTATAAAGATTAATAAAGTCACCATTTTTAATTTTATTTAGTTATTCCTAACTCTTTTTCCACATCAATTCCTGAAATTTCTTTAAAAATTTCATTATCCCAGTTAGGCAACTGTAATACTTTTCTTCTATCCTCATCACTAGCTTCATTCCAACTTTTTCTCCAGGCTTCTTTGTATTCAAGCTTTCTCCAGAAACCTCCACACACCTCGATTTCATTTTTGTATCTCTTTCGCTCCCAGTCCCTCGCTGTATCATAGCTGACAAACGATGTCTTATTGAAATAGAAGAAGTTTGGATAAACAACGCTGTCTCTATACACATCAGTTTCTTTATTAAAAATACGAAATGGAGCCTCAGTGCTGTTTAAGTTTCCCGAATTCCAGTTTCCCGAATTCCAGTTTCCCGAATTACAGTCTCCTGAATTCCAGTCTCCCGAATTCCAGTCTCCCGAATTCCTGTTTCCCGAATTCCAGTTTCCCGTATTCCCGTCTCCCGAATTCCAGTCTCCCGTATTACTGCTGCCCGTATTCCAGTTTCCCGAATTCCTGTTTCCTGAATTCCTGTTTCCCAAATTCCTGTTTCCCGAATTCCTGTTTCCCGAATTCCCGCCTCCTGAATTCCAGTTTCCCGAATTACAGTTTCCCGAATTCCTGTTTCCCGAATTACAGTCTCCTGAATTCCAGTCTCCCGAATTCCCGTCTCCCGAATTGATTAATGCATCCTTCTCGTCTCCTACTATCTCTCTTAGTATCATTAGAGAATTTGTCCCATACTTGCCATTATCACCAATTACATCCTCTCCTGCGATAACCTCGCATATACGGCTTTCAGACAGCTTATAATTGGAACTTCTTTCAATTTGAAAGAGTTCTCTACAGAAATGAAACACTGTATCAGAACACAGCTTCATGTCCTTTTTCTTAACATCCTTTGTGTAGATCTTGCCTACTTCGAATTGAAATCCTCTACATTTCAAATCTTTGTCAAATGCTTTGTATCCTATCATGTTTTTGTATTTTTAGTTTTTTTCTTCTGTGTCATATTATTCCTAACTCTTTTTCCACATCAATTCCTGAAATTTCTTTAAAAATTTCATTATCCCAGTTAGGCAACTGTAATACTTTTCTTCTATCATCATCACTAGCTTCATTCCAACTTTTTCTCCAAGCTGTTTTATAATATAGAGATTTTGTAAATCCTCCACAAGTTTCAAGTTCTTCTTTATAAATTCTTCTTTCTTCACTTGTAGCGTCATCATATGTAATGAATTGTGTTAATTTAAAGAAAAAGAAATCAGGATATTGAATATCTTCTCTTCGTATTTTAGTTTCTTTATTAAAAATACGAAATGGAGGTTCATTTGTATTTAAATTACCAGAATTATAATTTCCTAAATTCCAACTTCCTACATTGTAGTTACCTGAATTTCTACTACCCGTATTATCATTACCATAATTATGGGAACCATTATTCCAACCTCCTAAATTATAGTCTCCAGAATTATAATTGCCTTTATTAAAATTTCCTGTATTTCCATTACCGCTATTATAAGTACCTGTATTATGTGTACCTATATTATAATCACCTGAATTATAATTACCATAATTTTTATCTCCAGTATTTTTATAACCTGAATTATATCTTCCAGAATTTTCATTACCTATATTTCTACTACCAGTATTAAAATTTCCAGAATTTTCGTTACCAGTATTTTTATGACCAGAATTAAAATCACCAGTATTATAATTTCCAGAATTATTACAACCAGAATTTCTATAACCAGAATTAATCAGATTATTTTTTTCTTCTCCTACAATTTCTCTTAATATTGTAATAGAATTAGTTCCATATTTACTTCCATTTTGTACAACATCTCCAGCAATTACTTCACATATTCTACTCTTTATTAATTGATAATCTGAGCATTTTTCTATTTCATAAAATTCACGACAAAAATGAAAGACTGTGTTAGAACATATTTGCATATCTTCTTTTTTTACATCTTTCGTGTAGGTTTTACCTATCTCAAATTGAAAACCTCTACAACAAAGATTTTCATCAAATGCTTTATAACCTATCATAGCTAATTATTTTTATTTAATTTCTTTTCTAATTCAGTTATTTCTCTCTTTTTTTCATTAATTTTTTGTATGATATGTTCTCTATCATTTTCAGCTATTATTTTAAGTTGATTTTTAATAAGGGCTAATAACGAAAATTTTGGAAATTTTAATACTGGTAGTAGAAATATAGGAATCGTATAATTCTTCAATTATTTTTAAAGCTTCTAAATAGGTTTCATATTCCCCATAAATAGAATTATCTATGATATTTACTACTTTATACATAATTATATTTTATTATTTTATTTTATTCTTTTACTATTACACTACAAATAGCTTTCTTCATAGTATTTATTCTTCAAATACAATTAGGGGTTTTCTCCATTCACCTTTATTAGATCGGATAAAAATATCTTTATCACATTCATCATCTTGATCTTCTTCTTTATAAACATAAAAAGAACAAACATTAATAGTATGTTCTCTTTTCCATTCTCTGTGTTCTCCAGATTTTTCTTTTAACCAATAAGATAATTCATAATTAGTCATTCTTCTTGTAGTCTTTTTTACTGAAAATACAAGATCTCTATTACTATCCTCAGTTGGTTCAAATTTTCCTTCTTTTGACCACCAATAAAGACCCCATGAATTATCTTCATATACAACTTCTCCAACTACTTGATAAAAACTAGATTTATCATTTATTCTATTTGTTGTATGAATAAATACTTTATGTCCATTTTTAGTTTCTACTGGAGTTTCTTCATTACTGATAAAATTATTAGTATTAAAAGGCTTTCTTTTATTTTCCATAAATAATTAATTTTTAATGCCACAAGGACTCCAATCTAACCAAGTATAATCAGTTAATAAAGTTTCGAATCCACAACGACCATCTTTTATACTTATAGGAGAACCTACTGGATAAAGATTTTTAATATTAGAAATTATACCAGATTTTTTGCAATAACATAGCCACCTTTTTCTGCTTTTCTATAATCAGAAGATCTTTTAGATAGAATTTCTTCCCAATCATCTTCAAAAGCTGTATAAATAGCCGTAGGCATAGTCATCAAAAGTATAAGGACGATATTCTGAAACTTTTTTTATTCGATATTCGGAATCCATCCAATCCCAATGTGGGTCTTCTATATCTTCCCATTTTTTTAAACGTTTATTATAAATTTCAATTTTTTTGCCATCAGCAAAAGCTTGCATTATGGCTATTTTTTCTTCAATTGTGCTCATACTTTAATTATTTTTTATTTATTTCTAATTAATACAAAGTCATGACCTTCAATATCTTTAAAAGAAATTAATTTGCTAATATACTGACGTAAAATATCATTTACAGCGAGAGTAATTAAATCACTTAAATACATAATCTTCTAATATTACAACCAACAAAATTGCCTATAACAGATATTAACCATGTACCATAACATTCTATATATAATACTTTATTTATAGAAGCGTCATATGCCATATAAAACATATCTGCTATACAATGATAAAAACCACAAAGGATAAATAATGGAACGCCAAATAAAATACCTAAATAACTTTTATTATTTTTATATATATAAACGGCTATTTCCATTATTAATCCACAAAAGATAGCTTTAATAAAAGCTACATATAAAGGACAAGTTATTCTATCTTTAATAATGATAGCTACTGCTTCAGCTGCTTTTTGATTATAGGGTAAAATTATTCCTGTAAAGATAACGGCAAAAATATTTATACAAAAAATATCTAAAAATAAATAGAAAGGACTATTTTCTGTATAATGAGTAGTAAATTCACAAGAACCTGCTTTGCCTGTGTATAAATTTAATCCCATAGCACATATACTTAACAAACCGAATGCAAATATACATGCTCCAGGAATTCCTCCTACAATTAAATTTGCATAACCTGCTATAGCAATTAATAGACCAGCTAAAATACTTTTTTTCATAGGGTTAATTGTTCTAACGTAAAATATTTATTTAAAGCTATTTTAGAATAACCTACAGTTATTCTATCAATTAAATGAGTTTCCTTAAATACTTCTACAGTAGCTACATTTTCAGATGGAAAAGTAACATTATAAAAAGTAGTTTGATCGGGATAATTTTTAGCTTCTTCAATAAATAAATTATATTTAAGAAGAGCTTCTTCTTTAGATGAGCAGATACTAAAATTATTAAATAATTTAGGACTCTTCATATAAACAAAATATAGTTTTTGCATAGTTATTTACATTCAGATATAAGGTTATAAGAAAGAAGTATATAAGTTGCAATTTTAGTTAATTCAGGTTCTTGTAATAACCTATAATTCTCAAAGAATTTTTTAAAATCAGCTACGTCATAAAATCTATATTCTTTATTTTCAAAATAAAGATTAGAAGATCTTATCTGCAAAGCGGTTACTTTTAAAAGTATATATCCTTGAGTAAAATAATTATTAGAAATTTCTTTTATATTAATAAAATAATTATATTTATTTTGAGAAGAAATCTCTTTAAAATAAGCACCTAAATATAACTTTTCAAATACTTTCATTATAATAGAAAAAGATTTATTTTCTAATTTATTATTATATATTATATAATTTTTTTGATCTTGTTGAAGTAATTCTTTTTGTTTTTCTAGTTCTGCAGATAGTTCTTCTAATTTCTTTCTTCGATTTTGAACAATCTCATTTAAATTTCTTCTTTCTGTAAAATCTTTTTCTTCTATTTTTACATTTTTTTCTATAATATCTTGAATAATATTCATACCGAATGACCAGTTAAAGGGTTATATTTATTTATTAAAATTGTACTTACAGCAATGAAAGAATCAAAATCTGTAGAATGAAATAAAGTTAAATTACTTAATAATGTTTTTAATTCTGTTAAAGAAGAACAACGTTCTGAATTTTGACGGAATGAAATATCATTAAATAACATTAAAGTTCTTTCAGTACTATATAAAAGATATAATTTTCCTTCTAAATCATCTTTTAATTTTTGAAGATTTTCTTCAAGAAATTCATTAAAAAACGTTTCTCTTTGATTATTAAATTGAATAATCAAAGAATTTTTTGTTTGTTGTAAATTATCTAATTGACTATTTAATTTTAAAATTTCAGCTTCCATATCTTTAATTTGATTTTGGAGCTTATTTACTTTTAAACAATCAATTTTTGATATGAATTCATTTAGCATGATTTTGAACAATTAAAGTACTTAAAGTAATAAAAGAAGAAAACCATTCTGGAGCATCTATTTCCTTTAAAGGTTCTAAAAAATTTATTATTTCAGTAGAATAATTAGTTTCTAATTTTCTATTATTAAAATTTAAATAATCATTTCTTACTTGTAAACTTTGATAATTAATACATAATAAAGTTTTTTTATGAACAGTTACTGAATTGATTAATATATATTCCTCATCAAAATAAGATCTTTGAAAAACTTTTCCTTCTAATATTTGTAATTCTTTAATATTTTCTTTTAAATATTCTTTAAAAGTTTCTAATTCAGCGTATTTTATAGATTTACATAATTCAAGTTGAAAATTTGATATTTTTTTAGTTTTATCTGATAATTCTTGTAAAGAATTTTTTGTCTCTTGAATTTTTTCTCTTAAATCTATTAATTCTTCTGAAGAAATATTTTTTAAAGTCTCAATAATTTTCTTCTGCATCTCATATAAATATTAATACAAGGAACCCATCGGTCTTTCCATTTTACACCTATTCCTATATATCTCATTCTATTAAATATTTCAGCTACTGGTTCTATTAATTTAAATATATCAATAGAATTAGTAGGTGCATAAGAAAAACAATCTCCTCGAAATATAATAAGACTTTGATTTAAAGAATTATATATTCCAAACCAGCCTGATTTATTTCTCACTGCATTTTCCAAGCTATATTTAATTTTAGGATTATAAGAACTAAAAGAATTAGTATACCATCTGCCATTCTCATTTTCTATTGTAATAATTTTATATCTAGCCATTTTCTAAGTATTTATCAGAAATATTATATACAGTTTCATCGTCTTGAATACTATAAATATAGTCCTGGTCTTTTTCATTAAATTTTATATCAATAATTCGATCTAATCTATACATTAAATCTTCATCATGACGATTAACTGCATATAATATATCTCCTATTGAATATTTAGGTGTTTTCATTTTAATAAATCTTTAATTAAATATTGTCCTCCTCTAACATCTACAATACTTTCTCCCGAATATATAAAATTATCATAATAAAAAATAGAATTCATTTCGGCTATATAAACATATCCCATATAACCCTTAGGAATATCTTCCCTAGATTCACAATAAAGAAAATCTTTGGTTTTCATTAATTCTTTATAAATTTTATATGATTTGGGTACGAATAATCTTTGAGTAAGTTTACCGCACCATTCAATATCATGAGCATGAGTATCAAGATATCCTAAGAAAAATAAAGTTGAAATAGTTATTAATAAAGTGCTAAGTATTAAAATACAATAAAATATATCTAGTCCCATTCTATTTTAATTAAACTTTTTGAAAATAAATTATAAAAATTTTCTATTTTTTGTTTTAATTCAGGAGTAATACCTGGATAAAAAATATTATATTTATCTACATAATAATAATCTTTATAAGAATATTTAGGTATTATTCTTCTAATATCTTGAAAAATAAATTTTAATTCTTCTAAAGAAAATTCTCTGAATTTAATTAACGTATTTGTATACAGAATTTAAGAAAAAAATTCCTCCATAAGGAGGAATTAATTAATCTTCATCATCATTTAGTTCATACACATATTCTATGACATAAACTAAAATATTATCTGGATTTTCAATAAAATGATATTTACCTTTAATAAATTCATTTTGTTGAATAGAAAAATCCTCATAAGTAACTCCAAAAGGTCTTAGAAAACTATTTAAAGCTCCCACCCACCCTAGATAATTATGAGGCTTTCCTGGAAAATTCACTTTTGCTACAAGTGTAGTTTTACATTTTTCTACAATCTTTTTTGTTTCCATATTTTTAATTTTTAGTTAATTTCTTTTATATTAATTTTTTCATATTATAATAAAAACCCTACTATTAGATTAAATAACATGGTTATTTCTAATAGTAGGGAAAATTAAAAAAATATGAAAAAAGCAGATGACTCAAAAGAAACTCCCCTTTAAATAAGGGGAGTAGTGCGTAACAGTTTTAAATTAATGTGGGTTTTCTATTTTAAAGCCTAAATTAGCTATTATTTTAATTATAACGACTAATTATATTACTTTTAATAAATAATAGCTAAAATAGGCGTTTATAATCTAATTTAATAGTTTTAATTTTGAAATTTTTATATTTGGATAATTGAAATTCTAGAATAGAAGAACAATATTCTTCACGCACTAGATAAAAATTTCTTGAGGATTCATTAAAAAGTCCTTTAATTTGAAAAGTTTTAGGTTTCTTTGTTTCCTTCCAAGGTATGAGAGGAATAGTATTAACTATTCTAATATCCCAATCTTGAATATAAAGTTCATAGAAATTACCTACTTTCTTTATATTGTCCATTGGAATGGGTAGAATAAAGTGTCCTTGTGTTGTCAATTTAGTACCTTTAAAAATATTTACTATTTTAGGCTCTCCTTCTAATAAAGCCCAAATAGTTTCTATTGGAGCATCAAACATAATATGAATGATTTCATTTTCGTGCCAAGGTACATCAGCATGAAAAAATAATTCTCCATTACTAATAGAAAAATACTTAAAAGAATTTTCTAATTGAGTTTGATAAAATTCATTTTCTTTTAAAAAAGAAGTATCTATATTAGATACATCTACTTTAAAAGTAGAAATAAATTTTTTTAAAATTAGTGTTTTCATCTTTTTTAATTTTTTTAAATTTAAAAGGCACTTATTTTCACAAATAGGTGCCTTTACATTCATTAAAATAAAATTAGCAATAGATATGGTGGAGGGTTTCACCCCTCACACCACTAATATGAAGAAGATTGTATTATTTCTTCAACTTTAGAAGCTCTTCTACAGTTTGATATTTAGTCTTTTAATAATTTTATTTTATATATAGATGAGTAAACTCTATTTAATTTAGATACTCTCTACAAATTTGTTACAAGTAACTCAGTATGTAGATAACTCTTTATTTTGTTAGTGAATTAACTGCTTCATAAATTTCTCTCAAATTGTCTGGAATGACAATTTTTAAAGAATTTATTTCTTTTAGAGAATTTAATGATTCTTCTTTTTTAGAAGAATAGTAAAGCTTTTCAGCTTCCTCTTTTTCCTTGTCTAAAGCTCGTTTTTTAGCATAATAATCAGTCAAAGCTGTTTTATATTCTGCTAAATTTTCAATATTTGTCTTATCACACCAAGCTTTAGCTTGACTTCTCAAAGAATTTAGTTCTGCTTGAGCAGATCTGTGCAATCCTTGCAACTCAAAGAAAAGCTTGTCTACTTCTTGTACACTCACAGATGGAGTATAATATGTGATAATTGTATCTCTTCCTTCTCCTTTTATTTCTGAAGGATTAGATATTATCGACAAAAGTTTCTTTCTAGCTTTAGAAATTGCTCCATTTTCATGGATCAATCCACCAATTACAGCACATTTTGTTTCAAGATATAGATAACTATATCTGGTTTTTATTGGCTGTTTTTTCCAAAAATCAGCCTCAACTAGTGTATTAGGTTCTTTTGGGTGAACCAAAGTACTTTGAGGGACTGGATTTTTATAAGGAGGAATGCACTTAGCTTCTATTTCCAAATCTTCTTTGGCTTTAATTGCTTTATGAAGCCAAGTAATTAAAGCTTTAGCTTCATACAAAAACTCAATTTTGTTTTTAATTGAAGATAGATCTGAAAGACCTCTTTTAGTTATGAGACGATCAGATGTCCCAATTAATTGAGTTTCTACATTATAGAGTTGTAGATTCTCAAAGAAAGAATCTATTTCTCTGTAGGCTTCTTTAGCATAGTTAGCTATGCTATTAGCACTTGTGCTTGATAAGCCTGAAGTGCCAAAAAATGACTGTAATTCCATATATATAATTTTTTTTAAATTTCTAATACAAAAATAGGAGATTGTTTCACAACAACCTCCTATCAAATAGCATTTTCAAAATAAAAAAAGCATCTACTATCACAGTAAACTTTGTATTTTTTTTACAGTGAAATTGTGATCCCAGATGGAATCGAACCATCATCTACAGATTAAAAGCCTGCAGCTCTGCCGTTGAGCTATGGGATCATGATCACCTTTTTCCCTGGACGCAATGTCATTTTCCGTGTGCGGCGGAGTGAGGACAAGGTGTAAACCCGGCAAAGTTTGCTTCCATGTATATACCAGTCAATATACAAGGAACAGTTTACCATCAAACTTCACTGTAGGGTCTGCAACTCTACAGCTGAAACTCAACTTCATCTTAACGTGATAGAGAAGTATTACAATAGACGGGACAGGTAAACGGAGCTGCTACGTACTGTGACCAGAGCAGTATGGGACACATTAAGGAATATGCCTGACCAACTTCATCTTAACGTGATAGAGAAGTATTACAATAGACGGGACAGGTAAACGGAGCTGCTACGTACTGTGACCAGAGCAGTATGGGACACATTAAGGAATATGCCTGACCGACTGGCGGTGGCTGCAGGGTTCGAACCTGCGTACCGTATTAACGGCCTAACAGTTTAGCAAACTGCCCTCTTAACCACTTGAGTAAACCACCAGAATGTATTTGTACATTATTGTACTGAGTACGGGATTCGAACCCTCCACCGTGAAAGGGTGGCGTCCAAACCACTAGACGGACCCAGCAGATATGTATGTGGACCCTGCGACCAACAGGTCTTTCTTATAAAAAAATTAGTCTTTCTACTAGGATTTGAACCTAGATTGCATGCGTATAAGGCATGAGTCCTAACCATTAGACGATAGAAAGAATTCCGTTGCTCTCAACCAACTGAGCTACAGATCCATATTGTTGCGGGGACAGGGTTCGAACCTGTGTCGTTCGGCTTATGAGGCCGAGCTGGAACCATCTCCAGTCCACCCCGCTATATATTTTATTATCAGACTTGTCAAAGATCTAAATCAAGAGCCTCTGGCCGGACTTGAACCGACAGCCTATTGATTACAAATCAATCGTTCTACCAATTGAACTACAGAGGCATTTTGTTTCATATCTTTATATAATTTGTGATTAATATTAGTGTTAACCGAAATGCACCACGTGGAGGTTTTAATCAAGCATTTCTACCTCAGATGGGACTCGAACCCATACGGTCGTACTGACCACAAGAGCTTAAATCTTGCATGACTGCCAATTTCATCACTGAGGCGTGAATAAAAAAGTATTAATTTACGAGCATCTACCGAGTTTCACGGTTTTTTATAGAGAGTGTCTTGTAGTCGTTACCTACACCTTGGAGTCCCTCTCAGCATATAAATATGCATATAGGTATCATTCGGTTTCCCCGACTCATTTCCTACATTTGGTGTTTTAGTCCAACATTGCTCAACTAACCTTTCTATATTAACCATTGTCGTTCTGAACAAACTAAAAGATACAATTTTTGTGTATTTACACAGTTTTCGTCTGCAAATATAATAGTTTAATCACAAATCAAGCACGAAATGATAAATTAATACATTTTAGTTGAAGTTAGGAGAATCGAACTCCTACTACCAGATCCAAAAACTGGTGTACTACCGTTATACGAAACTTCAATGGTACAAAAGTATAAAATATTTTGAATAAGTCAAAATATTTTATACTATTTTTTTATTCTTCTTTGTATTCTTCTAGATTTTCTACTGGAAGTTTTAAAAGGGTAGGATTATTTCTATAGTAGTCTCTCATTTCTTTAGAAGAAATTAAATGTTTATTTAATTCTTCTAATTGGTTAAGATAGACTTGAGTAGGATTAGCGGTTGATCCATAGATTACATCTACGTGATCACAATAGATCTCCGTTTTAGCATCCTGCCACTCTTCAGCATTGAGTTGATCAGTGACGATCATGAGATTTTGTTCTCCTTTTAGGAGATATATATGATCGTTGATATTTATTGAATCTACTGATTCTTTTACAACCTCTTCAACAGTTGGTTTACAACTGGTTAACAATAAAAGAAAAAAGATTAGTTTTTTCATAGGATTTGAATACTGACTAAATAATATTTTGCTTGTTCTCTTTTTACGTACTGAATAAAATCATTAGTAACGTGATGATGCATTGCGTTAAATGCAGCAGCTCTTTGCTTTTTGACCCATTCCTCTGAACGGTCTACTTGTTTGAACTTGTTATCAAGTTCCTTATAAGAATGGGTATATTCCCATTCTCCTCCTAATCCTGGGATTAGGATTACAGAATGTTTCACTAACATTTTAATAGATTTTTAGTTGAAAAAATACTAATTTATTTTTATGAAAAAGAAATTGGGAGTATGTAAGGGCTCCCAATTTCTTTTAATTTTGGCAGATAAAAAGATATTTATTAAATAAAATGAAATTTTTATGTGCCATTTTGTCACACATTGTGCCATTTTGTCACACATTGTGCCATTTTGTCACATAAAAATAACAAATTATTACCAAAAGATAAAATAAGACTCAGTTTCTTGGTCTTCAATAAGAATCATGAAGATAAATAACTTTAAAAGTTTGACCATCTTTCCACACTTTTAGTACAGAAAAGTTAGCAAACTTACCAAGTTTACCTAGTTTTTCACTTAGTTTACAGTAATGACTGTAAACATAATACTCTCCGAAAATTTCGTAGCCTATTCTTGACACTTTTTAATAATTGGAGATATTTTAATATCTACCGAATTAGCATCAAGTTGAACTGGTCACAACAGTCTGGTCGACCATTGCATGGATTTAAATACCTGAAAGATTTACCTGTAACACCATCAAAATTATCATTTTTAATGAAGTAGTCAGGTAGAACATAGACTAGTTCATTGTTAATAATACAAAATCTGTTTTCCATATTTTTTTTATTTTAGTTTACTGAGCTTGCGAACGCTTTCGCAAGCTCAGCATTGTTAATTTTCAATTTGGTTCACTTTCTTTCTTGTTTCTTCTTTCTTTGGTATATATACGTAGTATATATACTTTCTTTCTTAAAGAAAGAAGAAACGCGTGCGTGTGCGTACGCGTGTATATTACTATTGGATAAATTTATTTCCAATAGAAAAAAGTAACTTTTTTCACAAAAAGTTACTTTCAGATTGTTTAACTTAAAAAAGTAGAATTCGTTGATTGTAGACTGGAGAGAATCGGACTCTCTACACTAAAAGTGTACTCCAAGCAGTCTTCCGTTTAAGAAAATGGTTTGTTAACCCAGTTTTCCTTCTGGGAGACTATTAGTCTACAAGTTCCAAGTCCCAAAGCTTCTTTTCTCTAGGGTCAGCAAGTTCTGCTAAAGGAGAAGCTTTGACAATTCCATCTTTAGTAATGAATCCCATTGATGGACGTGAATCTGTTCCAATTTGAGTAGCACGGAATTTCTTTCCTTTTAGCTTACTCATTAGTTCGTGAACATCTCCTGACCTTAGATAACAATCGTTATAAAAATCAACAAATGTTCCTTTAAAGATTGTTAGGACTTCTTCTTTTATAAAGGCTGAGCCTTCAAGACGACCTACAGTAACACGACGTCTGTAGGTATGAGGGAACAATGCATAAGGTTCTTCTACACCTGCTGCATTGAGTTTAGAACTAGGTACGGCATAAATTGCCTTACCATTTACCATCATTTTACCCCAAGAAATTTCACTTGGGATAGTTACTACGTCCCCATCGTGAAGAATTGCCTCTTCATTGATGGTGGGTTTTAGTTTTGCCATATCTGATGGCAAAGCTGCAACTGGTTCCATACCTAGTTGCTTTGAAATTACATTTCTTTCCATAATAAATACTTATTAATTGGTTCTAAGTTTTAGAAGAAATACATACTTGCTAGTTAGACACAAAACTCAAATTGGGCTTTACCCAAATTTGAATTTTTAGGATAAAAATATCCTACACTACATTTGTAGTGTAGGATAAATTTGCAGAGCCAAAGAAATTAATTCTTTTGTGGTTTTGAAATAGTTGAATTCTCAATTAGTTCATCTAATTGATAACTCGTCCATCCGTCTTTTGACTCATTATAAGATTTAATCCAAACCTTATTTTCATAATCGTACGTTTTAATTCTGTCGGTGTGTGGAGTTACCACACACGTAAAAATTAAATCTTTTAATAACTGTTCAGCACCATGTTTCCACTCACCGTATGTAACACACTTTAGCCACATCGTTTTGTATTTGTCAATCAAAGACCCTGAATAAAGAGGTTGACTACGACGGTTGACTTTTGCCACGCCGTCCTCGTTGACGACGGTTGATATAGTTTTTAAGAATGTGCCATGGCACACTTTAACAACCACACCTGTTGGTTTTTTATCCGCATCGAGTTCTTCGAACATTAACATAATGTCGAACTTTTCGACATTGTTAATCTTTGTTTTGATGTCTTCTTGTGAATCATCAAAACCGCAGAATGTGTACAACATTCCATCAGAGAAAAATTGGATACCCTTCTTTAAGGTGTCGGTATTTGACACACGCTTAGCTGTTGCCATAATCGTAAAATTTTAAAACATTATACTTTTACGTTAGTATAGATACAAATACTTGCTAGTTAACCACCTTTAGTTTGGTGGGTAGTTATCCCACAAAACTAAAAGCTTTTAGAGTTTATCAATCTGCTCTATGAACGCAGAATGCACACTCATTAAAAGTGACACATCTGATATATTTTCTATGTTATCCTTTATAGTTTTTCGGATAACACTCACAAAATCTGCTCCTCTAAAAGTTAATAATTCATCAGCAAAGATAAAAATATCTCTGGAAGTTACTTCGTGAGTAGATAATTGGCAACTTCGTTCTTCTTCATTAGTAAATGCTTGTACATTAAAGAAGTGTTGCATGGACCATCTATAAAATTCAACGGGCATCATAGAGTTGTTTGCTATAAGAAAGGTATTCCTTTCAGTTTGAAAAATTGATATGTCAGACTTAGTAAAAGCCAAAAAGGCAGCTTTTATTATAGCCTCTCTAACATCCCAAATTTGTTGTTCTGAGAAATTTACTAAACTAACGAAACTCGATGAACTAATCTTTTGTTCGATGATAACTATTTTTTTCATCTGCTTTTAGCCTACCCGTCCTTTACGGGCATTAATTAAACTTAATTGTATATCAATTGGCTAATTTGATATACAACTTTATGTTAATACAGAAATAGATACTTGCTAGGTAGACGCACTAATAAAAAATAATCCCCAACCTAAAAGGTTGAGGATTATTATTTTACTTTCACACTTAATTTGTCATCCTACAGAATTACTTCATAATCTGCCAGAGCGTCTTCACTTGGTAAATAACCTAAATGGTCAAAATTCATTATTTGCTTATTAAGCCACTTATCATAGCCCTCAAGAAATTTCTCAATAAAATAATTTTTTGGTAAATTCCTTAACGTTTCTATTGTAATGGCTTTATCAGTTATTTCAAAACCTTGTCTACGCACATAAAAACGTGTGCACCTAACCCCCGCTCCTGTAAGCCCGCAAAAGATGTACAATTGTTCACTTATAGATTCTGCTGTCAAAAATTTTAACATTAAATCTGCCATAATTTGCCCCTGCAATAATTTAATTAAAAGCGTTGCGTGGACTTGTCTCCGCTTTGCGTGTTCACTGTCTTTATGACTGCTATTAGGTGCTATTCCCCAATGTCAAGTTATTAAAACAAATATTAGTACTGACACATCATAAAATGCTACTATTCTTCACATTCTAGTGTTTTTCCACAATACGTGTTAAACAACTACGTTGTTTTAGAAATATATACATGCTAGTTTCCCATTTTGTGACCCAGGGGGCACAAAATAGGATATCTACTCCCTATTCACTCACTTCCTATACACTCACTTCCTGATTTATTCCTCTTTCAATACATATTTATAACTAACATCAATAGAATTAATCCGATCACTAAGTTTACCTTTCCAAAAATAAAGGGGGTTTACATAATAAATTCCTCTTGCTTTTTTATCTTTAATTAATAATGTAACTTCTACCAATTTTTTTAAGGCTTTAGTAATAGCAGATTTTTTTAATTGAGTTTTTTCTATAATATCTTCATAAAAACCATTTAAGTTAAAAATATTACCTATCGGGGGGTTTCCTGCAAATCCCGCATTTAAAACAATATATTGTAAAGTTTTAAAACTAGCTTCAGTTAATTCCCCTAATTTATCTAAAACTGCAGGAAACATATATACAAAATCTTTAGGAATCTCTTTTATACCTTTAGTATTTTTAAAATACTTTAGGATCTCATCATTCTTATGAACCCATTCATTATTATATTTTAAATGTTTAAACTTTTTATGTAATAAATCTTCAAAAGATTTATCTCCTTCTATAGTATCTATTAATTTAAAATTAATATTATGGGTAGAATATTCTTTTAATCTTCTTTCTAAATTAGAAGTGTATCCTATTTTATAATAGTTATCTTGTTCTATTAAATAAATCATTCTAATAAATATTTAGTTGTTATACTAATTGCCTTAGTTCTATCTCCTAAATTTCCCTGAAAGAAATATTTAGGGTTTAAATAAAAAGTTTGTCGATCATTTTTTGCCTTTAAAAGTAAAGATTTATTAATTAATTTAGTAACTGCTTTCTTTATTGTTTCTAAAGAAAGCCCAGTTTCTTTAACTAACATAGCTTTAAAAGTATTTGTATAACTAATTCTATTACCAATTTCTCCTTCAGCATAAAAATCTGCTTTTAACATCATAAAAACTAATATATTACTTTCAGCTTGAGTCAATTTACTAACTATTGGCAAAGCTTGTACAAATATCATACAAAACTCTTCTTTAGATTTACATTTAATTACTTGTTCTGTATTAGTTACTAATATCTCTCCTGTTAAAGGATCTACTGATTCTGTTTGAGTTTTAATTTTAGTATATTCTGCCATAAATAAATAAGAAAGGAATTCTACATAATTTATTAGAATTCAGTTAATTATAAAATATCTCGGAGTATTTAAATACCTATCTCGGAGTATCTAGATACCCATTTCAGGGTATTTAAATACCTACTTCAGGGTACAATTTATACTATGAGAATAATTAAAATTAAACCTCCTCATGGTATTTTTTATACCCTAAATAAAATATATCATTGATATATGAAAACATTAATAACTGGTAGTACTGGCTTTATTGGCAGCAATTTAATAAAATTTATACAAGCTGATGGCTTAGATTTACATGATGCTACTTATACAGGTAGTATTCTAGATTTAAAATTTTTAGATAAAGTATTTCAGAATAATTATGACCTAGTTATCCACCTAGCTGCAATACCTGGTGTAAGGGAGCCAAATAAAGCCCTACAGGGGGATGTAAATATTAGGGGATTCTTTAATATTCTGACTATGTGCAAGAAATATAAAGTTAAACACTTAATGTATGCTTCATCTTCTTCAGTTTATGGTAGTCAAACTCATCAATCTGAAAATACAATAGATCTACATCCTATTTCTTATTATGCTTGTACAAAATTATCTGATGAGGTATTAGCTAATACATTTAGTAAAGATATGAAAATTACAGGGTTGAGATTTTTTACAGTATATGGTCCTGATAGTAGACCAGATATGGCTATACAAAAATTTATTAAACTTCTAAAAGAACAAAAACCTATAACAATTAATGCTTGTTCAAGAGATTTCACTTATATTACAGATATTGTTAAAGGAATTAAATTACTTTCCAATAGAAAGGGGGAGGGGCATGAAATATTTAATATAGGTACAGGTATTTCAGTACCTGTAATTACTTTATTTAATATGATTAGTCTTAGATTAATGGAATTAGGGTATAAATTAAATTCTCCTATTAAATTTTCTAAACCTCCTCAAGAAGATGTAGAATGTACTTGTGCAGATACAACAAAATTATATAAAGAATTAAATTGGAAACCTTCAGTAATGATAGGTTCTGGAATTAAATTAACTATAAAATAAAAATAGCCTCCACTTAGGAGGCTATTTTAGTTTAAAAAGATAGTTTATAATCTTTATTCATAAATTGAGAACCTATTCCTACAGGAATAGCTACTCTATAAATATTAGGATCAGTCCAATCTCTTGGAATTCTTAAATCATAGGGTAAAATATGTTTTGCTGTTCTTAATTTATCATCGGGTAATGCTATATATGTAAATTTATCATGTTCATCTCTATGCATAGGAATTTTTTCTCCATTAATTTCTTTATAAGCAGGTTTAGAAATAAGTAATCCTGACTTTTCTTTATTTGCTTTGTTTTTAATTTTTTGCATAGAAGCATAATCTCCATATAAATTAAATTCATCTGTCATATCATATACTTTAGGAGTTCTAACAACAAATCCATTTAAATCATTACTATAAGGTGATGGAAAATTTTCACTAGGAACTTTAGATATAGAAGTTCTATAATTTATAAGTATAGGATAACCATCTGTTTTTTTATAAAAATATTCATTAGGAGTTTTAATAAAATTTTCTTCAGGTAAATTTTTATATATTCCTTTTTTATTTCCTATACTAGGAGACATAATTTCTATTCCTGAATTATAAGGTCCTATTAATTGTCTATATTAATTATATTTAATTAAATATCTATCAGGTCCTCCATATTCTCCAATTCCATGTCTATCTAAAAATAATGTTCCTAATAAATTATCTGCCCAAGCGTCAGTAGGTTTTACCTCAATTCCGTGTGGAACTAACTAAGTATACCTTTTAGTATCTCCTCTAAATAGTAACTAGGGTTCTCCCTAAGCATTTACTGCTGCTGTATTACCTCCTAATTCTTTTACATGTTTATATAAAGCTTCAGCTATTTCTTGATCAGAAATATTTGTATTACCTACTAAACCGTATCTTTCTCTAACTTCAGGAACATATTTTAAAAGCTATTCACCATTTATAGAGCCTTCAGGAATTTTCATTCCTCCATAATCTTTAAACATTTTTACTGCTTCTTCTCCCTATAAATGTTTAATTAATTTTTTAGTAGGTTTTGCCTATATTAATCTTTTAACTAACGGGGTCATTTTAAAATTTGCATTAGGCAACGCTTCAGAAAAACTAGGACTATATAAAAACTTTATATTTTTAGGAGTAATTGTAATATCAGGTATTTTTGAAAAATCTTTCCCCGATAATTCCCAAAGTATAGGATCCTTTTTCTATAAATAATTAGTAATTGGTTTCTTTGCTAAATCTATGCTTCCTCTAATTAAGCTTTTACCTCCTTTAACTGCTAAACCTCCAGCTGAAGGAACTAATATATCTTCTAGCATTTTAACTTCCGAAGGTAACTAACTACTAGTAGTTCCATAAGGTTTCCCTCTTAATTTATCTGCAGCTAAATTAATATATGTACTAGGAGAACTAATTTCTGCAAATCTTTCTAATTCTTTCAGTGCTTTTTCTTTCTGTTTCTAATATTTAATTTCTTGCTCATAATAATAAGCCTCCTTTGCATATTTTCTTTTTAATACTTCTGGAAGATCTTCTCCAGCTGGACCTATATAAAGCATTTTAGGAGTATATTCCTCAGGAATTGCAAAAATATTCTAATCTAGTACTGGAGTATTAATATTAGTAACATCTCGTCTTGCTTTTAATTTATCCAAGTAATTAATATTTTATAATTATAAATATCTAAATTATTTTTATTTAATGAGCAATTTTTATTCTTTAGTTGCATGATCATAAATATTTTTAGCATTTTCTCCTAAATTAACTATAAAAGGAGCAGTTTGAAAAACTCCTATAGGATATGTATATTTTCTATACTTTTCAGAAACTGGATCAAATCCATGTCTTCCTTTTTTTATTAAACGACGCCTCTCCCTAGGAACAGAAGCTCGCTCAATCCAAGCCGCTACAGGTTCGCCCTATCCCCATATACCATAATCCATATTAAATCGCATTTTTCTAGGAAGACGTTTCTATAATAAAGATCTTATAGTTTTATCAGCTATAGCGAAACCTCCTCCAGCTAAATCTAAACTATTATCTATTGAAATTCCTTTCTAATACATATCATTAACTGCAAAAGGAATAGGAGCAACATTCATTGCAACAGCCAATTTAGGATTAATAGCATGAGCTACTAAAGATGTAGCATCATAGACAGTTCCTAACTTAGAATCATTAAAATTTCTATAATAATCAGCAGCTGCAGTAAGAGGAGCCACTTTTGTAAAACTTAAAGGGAATGTTACACAATTCTATAGGCTATTTGCAGCAGAAATTACCTAATCATCTGACCAATCTCTTCCTCCATTAGGTGTCCCATAAAGTAATATATTATTATATCTACACTATGTAGCTAGCTATCTTTTTCTTTCCTCAGCTTTTATCTATTCTATAGATTTTGTAGCTGGACCTATATAATGCATTTTAGGAGTATAATTCTGAGATTTAATTTTAATAAAATCCTAAAAAGACATAGGATTTTTATAACCTTGTTGCAAATATAAATCATAAGCTTGTTTATTAGCTTTATACTCATCACTCATGATTTTAATTGCAAAAACCTTCTTTTCTAGTTCTGGATTATTAATATTAGTAACATCTCGTCTTGCTTTTAATTTATCCATGTAATTATAACGATCGTATCCTTTATTTTTTAAATTTGGCATAATATAATATTATTATATAACCATATATCTAATCTAGCAGATTATCCTACAATAGTATAATAAATAAATTATAATATTGCATAGATTTATTAATTTAAATTAAAAATTGTATGGAAGATAAATTTGAATATGTAGATCTAGGTTTAACTTCTGGCACTTTATGGGCAAATTAGAATTTACCTGGATATTATGCTTTTGGTGAATTTAAAGAAAAAGAATCTTATACTTTAGATAATTCAATTACTTTTTATAAAGATAAAAAGAAATTAATATCTGAAGGTTTATGTGATTACAAAGGCAATATTATAAGTAATCATTCTTTTTCTATACCAACTAAAGAACAATTTTTAGAATTAATGTCTGAATGTACTTGGAAATGGGATAATAACCTTTTAGGTTATACTATAACTAGTAATAAAAATACTAATTCTATATTTTTAGGTACAGATGGATATAAACTAAAAACAGATATTGTAGATAAAGGAATATGGGGTAATTATTGGACTTCTACTATAATTGATGGACAATTCTATGCTTGTTATCTTTATTTCTTTAAAAATGCTATTTATTATGAAAATCATTCAGAAAGATTTTATGGAAGATCTATTAGACCAGTATTAAATACTAATACAGATAATAATGGAACTACAACGGAAGATGGTAGTGATGCAAGTATTACTATAGACCCTACTCCTACACAAAATAGTAATAATGCAGTTTCTTCTGGTGGAGTTTATAATGCTATAATTACAGTAGATAATAAGATAGGACAGCCAGTTTCTTTTACCTTTACTTATGATGACGACACTACACAGACTTATAACCTATTAACTTCTAATTCGTAATACTATGGATATGAATAATGTAAAAAGTATCTATGATAACACGGTAGGAAAAGAAGTTAAGAAGATACAAGATGCGAATGGAAATATAATCTGGTATAAAGTGCCCGATGGTTTTAGAAAAGTGGAGTATATTCATGGAGATGGAGAACAATATATTAATACGGGCTATGAGTCTAACACTAATATAGAGATAGATTTTAAGTATAAGTCTGACCAAATTCCTTTTTATCAACCAGGATGGGGAAGTAATACTCGAGCTATAATAGGAGGGCGAACAGCTGTACTGAATGGTATAAGTTTGTGGGAAAGAGATGGAAACTATCAATATGGAGAAGCCTCTACAGCTTATCCTGCCATTAAAACCGCTCTCGAAAATACAAATATCCACACCGTTAAGATAGCAAAAGGAGGAGACTTATATGTAGACGAAACTAAAATTCTAACTTACACTCCTGGTTCTTCATTCCTATCTGGCTCTTATATCTATCTATTTACTACTTTGTCAGCTTATAAAGCAGGATATACGAGAGAAGACGGAACAGACAAGAGAACAATGGTAGGAAGGTTCTATAATTGTACAATAAAGGATAATGGTGTAGTAGTAAGATATTTAATTCCTATGTTACGCAACTCAGATAATAAGCCAGGTATGTATGACTTAGTGAATGATGTCTTTTATACTAACGCAGGAACAGGAGAATTTACGTGGGGAGAATTGTAATATGAAACATAGTACAATAACTTATAAACAGTGGAATGATTATGACAAATAAAAGAATAAGAATAGGTAAAGATATCGCTATTTCATGGGAGATTAATTCTCCTATGGATTTAGTGGATACAGACTTAACTATACAAATGAAAGACCCTAAAGGAAATAAAG